AATTAACCTTTCTTAACTGTATTTCCCTTGTTATGTAAGAATAAAGTATTACATTTGTGTCAAAGAAAAGAACTAATAATAACAACAACTAAACTAATTTTTAAACAAGGTGCGCAAACCTTGACAAAACGCATTAAACATTATGACAACTAATACAGACACTTTATTTATGGATATTTTTGTAGAACTTTTTGCTATCGCAAAAATTTACTTCCAGGAACTTTTTAAAAATGCTGATCCAGGAACGTACACAATAAAAGATATCTATGCTTTTATAGAAAAGAATATAGAAGCAACAAAACAAGGCAAATTAACAGGTGTTAGTTCTTATTTTTCAGATAGGTATAAAAAAACTTTGGAAAAATCACCGTATTACACTAAGGTAGATTCATTCGAAAAGTACACAATATCCTATCTTTGTCGTGTAACGGGTAACATTGTTTCTATAGAAAAGGAAAATTTTAAATGCAGTTTTGATATTGTCAAAGTATTTGAATATCTGGAAAGATTTAAAAAGTTATCCGGCGCAAAAGATAAATTAGAGTTTACAAAAGAAGTAGAAGCAAAAGAAGTAGAAGCAAAAGAAGGACAAAAAGCGACTTCTTTTGAAGTAGAATTAAGTGAAAAAGTAATTAAATCTTTGATATCTGTAAAAACAGAGAAAAAAGATATTGTAAATAGATACACAGAAAATACAGTACATTTGTCGCTAACAGATAGTACAATATACGTAACGAATTGCTTTGTGTTGAAAGCAAAAAGAGTCGACGTTAAAAATGTTTTGGGTGAAACTAAAGATATATTAATACCGTTTGACGTACTTAAAAATATCGGTGCGGGAAATTGTAATTTCACAGTTACCGAAAGCGAGGAAATGTATAAAGTTGTGGTAAAAAATACAGCTACAGATAAAGTAGTGTCTTATTCTTTCAAAAAGATAGAAAAGTTTTTAGACTACAGATCAGTTTTCCCGAAACTATACAAAGAAATGAATATTTGTCTGAAAGACACGAAATCATTTGTAGATTGCATTAAAACACAGCAAAAAGCATGTAAAAGCTTTGGTCTGGTTTATTTCATGATTCAAGCCATCAAAGGATCAAAGGAAATAAAAGTTGTTACATGCAACGAAGCGTACAATATAGATAATGATTATAAATTTTCTGAATTTTCTTTTGAACTAAAAGAAAGTAGCGAGTTCTCAGGCAATTATTTTTATGCGTTTGATAAGATTTTAAAATGTTTAAATGATTGGAACGGTAATTTATATTTTGACGAAACAAAACTATCTTTCGGAATGAAAGCGGTTGACACATGCTTTTGCATAGGTGTACTGGATATCGATAAATTTTTTGATAAATATAGTATTGTCGCAATCAAACCAGATAAACTAACTAAAATAGAAATTGGCACTATCTCTGAACAAAATAACGACAATGTTTCAGAACAAAAAAGCAAGGTTTTAAAACCAGGAGAAAACGAAACAAGGTTATCCGCTCAAAGCAAAAAAGAAAGTTCTTTAAATGGCAAGGAAAGAGACGAAACAAGGCAAACAGGAAAGGGTAAGATTCAATTTTTACCAGAAGCAGACAGGAACGCCTACAATGTTTGCGAAAATAATGAATGCATCTTTATATTAAAACCGAAAATATCTGCTATTGATTATATTAGGATAGGAAAAGAACTAATAAAAGGTGACATTATAAAAGTGGTTGGGATATCTGGACAAAAATATTTCATATCGTTTGATGGAGAGAGTGTCGAAACATCTTTACTTCATTCAAATATAAATGTAATGCTAAAAGAAACGGAAAAGGTTTTTGATTATTTGGAAAAGAGGGGGTGCACATGGGAGCAACCAAACAGCACAAAATTCTATCTAATAGATAAAGAAAATGAGTATCTGTTTGAAAATGAATTTGAAGCGTATCTCTTTTTAAGAGATGGTTCTATACAGCCAAAGGAAATAGAACCTATTGTACAATATACAGACGATATGTTAGAACTTGTTTCCCTTGATTTAGATTCCATGAGATACACTGTAAATGGAGACATAGGAACGGGAAAAGATATAGCAAGTATTGTTTTGTATGATAAAATAGGGAAAATCGTTGTTTTCTTTAATGATGGAGAAAAGCGAGAATGCCAGTTTGATGGAGAAAGTATTTTACAAAGCGTTTTAAAAGAAGTGCTCTATACCAATAAATAGTTTTGTCAATACATGGACACAAGGAAAGGCAAAACTTTACACTATGTTTCCAAAGACGGAGTAAAGTTTACTACATGGAAGTATAGTACATGTGAGTATTGTTTCTATCTGGATAAAAAAACAGATATTGTGAAAACACTTTTGCTTAGTGATTCAGAAAGAATACAAGGGTTTTTTTATAAGGGTTATTTTGTCAAAAACATATTAAAACCTCAAAAACAAAAGTTCTTACCGGGTAACTTTTATCAGTTCATATACAAATTGGTATATGTCGGATATAAAATAGAGAACGGCAAAAGATTAAAGATGTATCAATTAAAACAAATGGCATTTTACCCGGAAGTTTGGTAAGAATTACTATCTTTACCTTAACAAAGTAGAAAAACCACCTTTGTCGTAATGTTAGTTTATGTTATTATTTAGTAATTAGTTTAGTTGTTGTCCCTGTCGGTATGTGAATATAGACAGGGACTTGTTTTGTTTCTCTTTTGTTGTAACTTTGCCGGAAACAAAACATTAAAAATTTATCAACATGAAGTTACAAAAGTCTGTTAGTAAGCCTTCTATTCAATGTGAAGGCTGCAAATTTATAAACGAATGCCCCTATATTGACAAGTCGGAATGTTTTCAGTTCAATAGTGCGGAAATTACAAAATCAAATCTGGAGGATATAGATAATGAAGAAACAGAAAATTAATCAGGAATTAAAGTCGTTCCCCCAAATAGGACAAAAAGATTTTCTCGAAATAATGGAGAATGCGCCGGAAGTGATTCAAACAGCATCTAAAGAGTTAAAGGACGCCTTCGTTGCTCTTGAAATGGCGGAAAGGGCATTGTCGGAATCGCCCCAAAGGTTTTTTGTTTTTGAAGGTAGCCAAGGGGAAGAGTTTACGGCCGATCTTAAAAGTTATTCCGCAAAAGGTTTTGTTATCCGACATGGAGGAACGAAAACAGCAGCAGAAAAGGCACAACGGCAAAAGGAAATATATATAATGCCTCTCATAGAGGATATAAGGACAAAAAAAGCAGTTTTCAACGACATTTACCGAAAAGAAATGCTTTCGTCTGTTACACCTGATATTCTTTCCTATATTGTGAAACTATTTGGGGAAATGAACGGCGTTGAAGATGTCCAGAAAATCCTAAAACAAGAAAAGAAAATCAACCTGACACAAAAGGAACTTCTATCTATCTTCGCAAGAAAAAAAGCAGAAATAGAAAGCAAGCGTGCAGTGTTTCTCGCTTCTTCTAATCAATATAAGGTCGCAACGGAAGCCGGGAGACTGCAAATCATCAACTCCATTATCATAGACCTACAGGGAAGGTATCATAAATACTTGGAAGAAGGTTTAGAGGATAAGGCATTGATATTTGAAAGGGAAATAAGGAATATGCTTGAACAAGCAAGGAAAGAAGTAAAGGGAAACGAACTAAAGCTGACTGTGGACGGAAAGATAGATATTACGGCCACATTGCATGGACAGGAAAACGTTTCACGTGTGTTCCGTACACTTCCCATCAATTCGATTATAATTGGTCTTGTCGCTGCCAAATCCGGTCTTGATCCTACAGTATTGGTGCATCAGCTTGCCACAAGTTATTATAAGGACTTCAACGGCTTTAATAAGATGATACTTGGAAGAGAAAAAATTATGCTGCCGGGCGATCTGATCCGTGCTGCCAATTGGGACGAACTTGAACAGCAAAACCAAAAGTTCCTGGATGAAATGTCACCTTATGAAGTGCAAGAGGCAACCTATTTGGATGATGAAGTGAAATTATCTGTAAAAGAACGTCTAAAAGCTCTTAAACTCAAATAGGAAATGACTATTAAGGACAGGAAAATAAACGTGTATCTAAACCGCCTAAAAAGGTTTAATGAGCTATGTCCCAAAAACGGTTTCTATTGGGGAGGACTGCTCATTACACCCATTACAGATAGAAATATAAAGCCCAAACTAAGGGAAATGGAAGAGGACGAAATAGGAAGGAAATTGCAATGGTTGGAAAGAGGGATAAAACTTTTGGAAGGACAGAATGGGGAGAATGACGGAAGAAAGAAGTTGCTACCGGAACTTAAAAGGTATCTTGCAAGAATAGAAAAAGGAGGAAAGGTAAAAATAAGTCCCTCTGTAAAGGTTTTTCTTGTGAACACAGGGTTAAGGGCAAGTCTGTCTCTTTTAAAAAGGGAAGGGCAGGAATGGATATTGTGCGATTACAGAGGAACAAGGATAAAAATGAAAATGCAGGAAGAAATATTGCAAAAAGAAATCCTGTTTAGACTGAAAGCAAGGTTTGATCCTTCCATCCTTCCAAACAGGAAAACGGTTTTCAGAGCTTATGATTAAAGCATCCTACCCTAAAAACAACTCTCCATGTAGTTCAGGATATTTTGAATCTTTGGGAATTGTTACTATTTTTGTGGTGTCCTTTTGAAAAGGCATTGTTTCTTTTGGCTTTTCGATAGGGAAATAAAAGACCGGAATACTCTTCTTTTCGTTATACATACTTTTAAATATTTTGTTTAAACAAAGAGAAAGGGAGCGGAGAACCTACTTGATTGTTTGAGTTCAAAGCTCCCTTTTGTAATTAACGTAATTTTCTAACAACGAGAATGTTAAATGCCTACTCTATTAAGGATTTTCGGCTTCCTCCTTTATTAAAAACTTGAGATTTATATAGAGGAATTTATAGAATAGATTTTACTACTTCATGATCCACCTCCTTTCTTTTAATAGGGTTTGCAACTCGATTAACAATCGAATAATTATACAGGAAATTTAGTTATTCGATTGTAATCCAAATATCTTCCCCTTTGTCCTGTGCTTCTTTTAGAATAGCAACAATTTTTTGTTCATAAGGTGTGGAATTGATAACTTTCCCTTTCACCTTGTTTTCCCCCACAAGAATACAGCCGGAGCTATCCTTGTCTGTATTCCCTCTGTGGATTCTAATACCCTCAAAATGAGGGACGTCCAGCAATAAGGGTAGTTCTCTTTTAAACCGGGGAGACATATTTACAACAACTTTGTATCGTCCGTAAGGAATAGCGGATTCACCATATACTTTTGTTTCCCCGTTGTCAAATTTACCGGACTTGTCTTTGTCTCTTACACGATCTTCCAAGGTGTCACAAAAATAAGTCTCATCAATGTACATCTTTCCTATTGTATAGGGATAATCAATAGGTGTTATTCTTTTTACTTTTATTTCCATGATTACTTATTGTTTTGCTTCATTTTATCGTATTTTTCTCGAACTAATTTATATTTATGCTCTTGACTTTTAGAAAATGGCGCAAAAGAATGATTAAGCCATCTACAAATGTAATAAGGTTTATCGTTTGAATAGTCTTTATTTCCATCTGCCTTTATTGTCCAATCTACCTGCGTTCCCTTTTGCTTGGCAAGAATAAAGGCATCTATTAGTTTGGGATATTTCAAAAGATAGATGTAATTCTTGTCCAGATTAGCTTTAGGGCAAATAATGCAACCTACACGAGGCGTTAACTCATATTCAGAATTAATAGGAAGATTATGTTTATGTATATAATCCCATACATCTTGATCTGTCCAATCAATAATAGGTTTTAATTGTATAATAGATTGGTTTCCTACCGATTGGCAATGTTCTTCAAAATAAGAATCAATTAATTCTTTGTTCTTTTTGAGCGTTGTTTTATTTTTAACTTCAATAGTAGTACGTTGTTTCCTGCTTTTACTTTCTGCCCTTCTAACGCCTGTTATAGAACAAGGATCAATGTATTTTTTATTGTGTTTAAAATCATCACAACAATAAGCTCTAAAAACAGTAGGTAGCATTCCGCTGTGGTTTACATGAATGTTTTGAATAAATCCAAAATGGTGATCTTGCCTCCAAATAACATCTGGATAATGTTCTTTAATGAAGTTCTTTGTGATGTTACTTTCAAAAGCCTTGTTGTAATACGCCTTAAACGGAACACAACTTCTTTTCATTAAATCGTAAACGACTTGACTGTCTTTCCCACCAGAAAAGCCAACACACACATCAAATCTCATTGCATCAGCTATTTTTGCGAACTTATGAATACGTTCTATAGCGACACCTTCTTTTTCCTCTAAACTTACATCTTTCATAACTGTTTACAATATGTCAATCAAATTATCCATTGAAAAATTTTTAAAATCTTCTATACCAAACTCATCTTTTATCAATTCATTGATATATTCTACATCTTCAAATCTTTCAGATGTAATTAAGTTGTTTCTTAATCCTAATAGGTAGTTAAGCCTTACAGAGTCAATTCTGGAATTGATATAAAGCAAATGATTTTTTAAATTCCTGACCCTGAACCAAAGGATAATAACAGCAACCAGTAGGAGTACTACTATAATTGAAAGTATTATTGTCGTCAAATTCATATTATTCTCGTTTATAAGCCATTTTCTCTAAATCTATGATCTTCATATCGTCCGGTATCGTTTTGGATCGTTTGTAACGTCCTCTTTCAATCCTTTCGATGTATCCTGCCTTACAAAGATAGGAAATTGTTTTTCTAAGCGTGCCAGCAAAGAACAAAGTATGTTTTGCAAGGTCGTAAAACTCAAAAGGGCGATCTATTGAATTAATAAGTAACGCCAACTTTTGAAACTTTGTATTTCTTTTGCTCATATTGATATAGTTTTTGTGTAGTTAAAAATCGGGAAAGATTATTTTCCCAAACCATCTTTCCCTTGCGAATCATCTAACTTAAATTACTATGGAAAATACAAAACTGTTTTTTTATTCTATCATATAACTAAATATATGTTTTATGACTTTTACTGTCCAGCCATTACCCAGCATCTTGTATTGTTGAGTGTTGCTGCATTGCCATTTGTACCACTCAGGAATGGTTTGCAATCTTGCGCATTCAGTAGGAGTAAGTCTTCGTATGCAGAAATTATCTAACACAGCATGACTCCCACAACTCATGTTTGCCAAAACCGCAGGGGATATTCCTTGTGGATCATATATCCTGCTCTGTTGTCTTGGTTGTTTCCCAAATTCATTTGTTTTGTTCAACTGGATTACTTTTCTTGAAGGAATACTTACCAAATCATATACGCCTTTTCCACCTATTCGTATGGTTTGGGATTTGTCAGAAGGATTTCTTATGTCTGCACCGAACCCGTTTTTCTTTTCTTTGTTTCTTTCTTTGTGAAGTTCGATCCCTTTAAGAGCCTTTTCAGAAAGAAAGAAGTGTTCATCCGCTTCATCTTCCAATATATCTCTTAAAAACAATCCTTCATCTTTAGGTTGCGGAATGTTTCCGTCATTTATGTTTGTCCAATAAATCCTTCTTCTGTTTTGAGCAGATACAAGAGATGAATTAATATGGATTCCTTGCGTTCCAATGGCTTTATTAAAAACAGACTCCCATTTCTTTCCCATTTCTACATTTTCCAATAGAAACAATATATTGGGGTTGTATTCTCTTATTTCTGTAAGTATTCTCATGTACTCCCAGAATAAATAGGATTGCCCTTCAAATTCAAAGCCTTGTTCTTTTAGTTCAAGGTATTGCTCGAGTGATAGGATTTCAATATTTTCTTTTGTGCAAAGACCTTTTCTTGACCCTATGAAAGATAGGTTGGTACATGGCGACCCTCCTATTAATAAATCAATGGGTTGTAAATCCAATACATTTACTTTCCTAACATCTCCCACCTGTATTGTATTCGGGAAATTTAGTTGAGTTTGTTTAATAGCAAACTTGTCTATCTCGGAAGCATAATAAGTGTCAATGTGAATATTCAATTCCTTTAATGCTATTTGTCCGCATGACATTCCATCAAATAAACTAAGTACATTCATTTATTCATCTATTTTAAGATATTCTTCGATTTCCGTTAATGTAACGGTTTTGATTACCAACTCATCTCTTATAGGAAGAAAATCGAAATACTTCTTTACAACCTCGATCGCTTCTACATCTGATGCGGATTGAACCATTAAAGAGACCTTTTGTATTCTGATTTTCCCTTTAGGTGTTTCTTCCGGGTAAAGAACATCAACCTTAAAGAATTTGCCAGCAGAATCATCTTCTATCACTGTGTAAAGAGACAATTCCCGAATAGGAGATATCTTTATTTCCTCTTCTGTTTCTTTCGTTCCCCATTCTACAGATACTGCTTCTGCTTCTGTATAGGTGTAACCTCTAACAAGAAGATGCCTCTTTACCTGGATTCTTGGAGGTTTGAAACCATCCGGGTTATCCGTCCAATAATTTACAACTGATTCAAAATACATGCTATCACTGTTTAAATAACGATTGAACTACTATCCCTTTTGTGTAATCACATCCGTCACTTCCTTTAGGAAGAACAACGAAGTTTTGGGAAGGGTCATCTGTTTTAAGATTAAAAATAATTTCCGGCAGTGGAAGGAAGTTTACTTTTTCTATGAAAAGAAAGTCTTTAGCTTGCTTACTATCTTCGGAAAAATCATAAGAAAAAAGCGGTATTCCTTCCGATCTTAGAACTGTAATCCAGTCTCCCCACATATCCATTAAAAGAAGTCCGCTTGTGGCTCTGAAACTGTCTCCTGTGCTCAAAATACATTCCACAACATAGGAGTAGTCATATTTTATAGCTTCTGAAAGACTTCTTCCAAATCTATGTGAGTTTTTCAAAGAAACAGTCAGCGCGAGCTTTCCTTCTTCTTGAATCTGGTCGCATCTCATTGCTTGCTTTTCACTGTCTATAGCAATGAAAGTGTTCCCTACGATCCCATCAACTATGTTCATCATCTTTCTGTGGGATTAAAAGTACCGAAGGAACACCGTTGCATCCTTGATTGACAGGTATTTCATTCCATTTCCCACCTGTAATAGCTTTCACTTTCAGAAAAACATCTAAAGGAACACTAAGTGTAAGCGGTTGCGGCTTGTAGGAACGATCCTTTTCCCATTTTGCCACTTGAAGTTCTACGTTTGTTTTTATTGCTTCCATCGAAGGAAGAAAAGGAACAAGTTCTTCTATCTTGTCAGCCGAAAAAAGGGTTACTTTCCCATTCCCATGAGGTACAATGATGTACAGTTTAGTCTTCTTTTTCTTCATCTTCTTCGTCGTTATCAAATTTTTCACTCTTGTAAGAAAGGTAATCTTCGAACATTGATTGAGCTGTAACGCACAATGCAACAAACATAACTGTCGTGCAAATCCATCCTAAAATTCCCATAATCTAAAAATTTAATTGTTGCTTTTAATGCTGCAAATGTAAGAATATATTATTACATAGCAAGGTGAAATGTGTAAACACTTGTTAAAAGTAATATTTCAACGTCATTTCACCTTGTGATGTTTTGTTACTTATTGAGATTAGTATCGGTATCAATATGACAATAAACCAATTCTTCTTTTGCTCTTGTGATTGCTACAAATTTAAGACACTCTTCTGCATATAACGCTTTAGGTGTCTTTGCATATTTGGATGGAAGTAGCTCTGGGTTCAAAAAGAAAACACGGTTAGCTTCCAATCCTTTGCTCTTATGAATAGTGGATAGGATGATGCCTTTGCTATCGCCAGAGAAAACGTTTCTGACCTTTTCTTTCAAAGAAGAAAAATTTTCTTGATGCGATTCGTATAGCAATTTCACAATCTTCACTTTTTCTTCCAAAGAAGCATAAGACGGATGGTTTTTCACAAAGGCAGGTGCAATACCTTTTTCTATAAGTTTTCGTTTTTTATCGTCCAATAGAAGATACATATCATCAAGACTGGTTTGATTTTCCATTAGGCGGCAAATATTTTCTCCAAAATCGCGTCCCATTATAGATGATTTCTTTCCTGCTTTAAGAAATTGCAAAAAAGCTGCCACCAAAGGAAGGTTATTCCGGCACAAAACAAAATCTCCGTTGGCGGCTTCGCTTAGTTCGCCTTTTCTGACAATACCTTCTTTTGCTCCTTCCGCGCATTCCGTCCCAGGGAATACCTTATTAGCTTCTTCGACTATCCTTTTGCTGCATCTGTATGTGACAGAAAGAGGAAGTGTAATCGTGTTGGGACCATTTTTTAGAGAATTGAATACATTCAAGTCGCTTCCTAAGAAGTTGTAAATCAGTTGTTTTTTATCTCCTACAGCAATGAATCTGCCTCTTGCCTTTATTAAATTTTGCATGATTTCTTTTTGTAATAGAAAGGTATCGTTTGCTTCATCAACCATCACAACATTGTATTTCGGAAAACTTTCCGGTTCTAAGAATGTGTAAGGAACCCAAAGCATATCCACAAAATCTATTTCAAAAGCAAGATTGTTGTTTATCCTTGTACAATCATTTCTCCATGCCTTTTCAATTTCAAGAAGGTCGGGAATCATTTCTTCTTCGTAATCCAGATCAAATTCTATCGTAATAGGAACAATGTTTTCTTCATTTATCTTGCAAAGAGACAGTCTTGTTTGTTCCCATAATGTCTGGAGTGCAAAGAAATACTTCATTCTTTCTTTAAATTCCATCTTTTTGTATTGGAACAGCTTCGTGCAGAGTTTGAAACATTTGCCGTCATTCACTTTTGCTTTGAACCGGAAATTTTTCATCATTGTACGAAGTCCAAGCGCATGGAAAGTATAGCAATCGACATAATAAGGGAGTTTCGATCTTAATTCTTCCGCTATGCTCTTGTTGAACGCCATAAAAAGACATGACTTGTTTTCCGGTGTACGATTACATAACTCTTTGAGCGTTCTGCTTTTGCCAGAACCGGCAGTTGCATCAATCACTATGTTTTTATTGGTATTTTCGTAAGCATCAAAAATAGCCAACTGATATTTACTCCATTTCATAACATCTTCTTTTCGTTTGTTTCTGTCACCCTTTTAAATAATGAATCCATTCGTAAGGTTTCCTTACGTCCAAATATTCATTTTCATATGCCTCTCGCTCAAAAGAAATGTTTCTGTAAGCCTCATGGGAATCTTTGTATTGAATTAATCTTACTATCCATTCTATCCCATACCACAAATAGAAGAACACTATAAGCATCTCTTTCTGCTGTCTTAGATGAATGTTTTCATGTATGATTGTTCTCATCCCTAAAGGCTCGTATTCTTTCCTTGCAAAAATGAAAGGAAACAGAGTGATTGCTGTAAATCCCTTAAAAGGGATCAAGTTATTGTAAATGATTTTCTTTTTCATACTCTTTAAAATTTTTGTAATTAGCCATGTGGTCTGCAATAAAATTGCCGCATACAATAGGGTCACTATAGTCTTTCTGATGGCTTCTTATCCATTTTACGGAAACACGAAGTTTTCTATGCAACAACATTTCCGAAAATATAGCATCCCACAAATCCTGATTTTCTACATGAAGATTCTCCCTTGCCCAATCAAGGAACTTGTGACGAAACTGATTGGCAACATACTGGCTGTCGATATAGAAGGTTGCCTTTACATTCAAATTCTTTTTTATTGCTCGAAGTGCAAGAAGAATTGCTTCCGTTTCTCTTCTTCCTGTCGTAGTATAGGAGCGTCCTTTGGTTATATGATATTCCTTGTCTTTCCATTTGATGTAAACAGCAGAACCTCCCGGTTTTTTGGGATGGTTAGCATTGCAACTTCCATCCGTCCAAACCTCAATGATCCGTGTTCCCTTTCGTTTATCGCTCATTCTTATACTTTTGAAGGATCATAAGACTGGTATCGTCCTGGAATCCTTTGTTTAACATGTCCGTAACATCTTTCTTTCCTTTTAGCATCTCCCACAAGTCCTGGTCAATCGTTTCCGGCGATAGCAGGTATTGAATTGTGACCGGATTTTTCTGTCCGCTTCTTTCCAATCTTCCTATAACTTGCACAAGGTCGCTCGGACGCGGTGGAAGTTCTAAGATAGCCATATTGGAACAAACCTTTTGAAGCCCGTCCACACCAGTACCAAGACAGCCTATATTCGCAAAAAGCACCCTACTTTCCTTTTGTAAGAAAAACTTTTGCAAAATTTCATCTCTTTTCTTTGTGGTAGTGCTTCCTGTAATAAGAAGCCCTTCCTTAAACTCTCCGGCTATCTTTGTAAGGATTGTGGATTGCGAAGCGAATACCAAAAGTTTCTCTTCTTCGTTTGCTTCCATCCACTCTTCCACCCATTTTTTGATAAACTTTTCTTTACCTTCTAAGGATAATTGCTTTAATGTCGAGAGTTTTACAAGGAACTCTGCCCTTGCAGCTTTTTCAACCTTTTCTTCGTCCTTAAACTTATCTTCAATGAACTGCAAAAGATCGCCCTTTGCCTTTTTATAGGCTCTTTTATTTGTGATCTCGCATTCCACAACATTTTCCGAAATAGGAGGAAGCTCTTTCAGTGCATCTCTTTTGCTTACCTGGAAATAACAACATTCTTTCAAGAGACGATTCAGTTCCTTGATATTGGAAGCTCCCGAAATATCCAGACCAAAATTCGTTTCCTTCATATTGCAGTACCTTTCGAAGAAATAGTGATGATACTGGTCGTCCGGTGCAATTTCCTTTATCCTTTCTATTAACATCAGGATATTTAGAAGCTCTGCGGGACGATTCATGATAAGTGTTCCTGTAAGCCCTATCACAGAAGGAACTTTATGTATCAGCTTTTTGAAAGACTTGCTTCTGATGGATTTTCTGTTTTTGAGAAAATGAATTTCATCTGCTATCACAAGGGAGAATGATTTCTTTTTCATTCCATCCAATCTTATTTCAAGAGATGTTTTCCCGTTTTCTTTTGTGACCCTTTTCCCAAGTATGTCATAGTTTATCACTATCACGTCCGCTTCAAAATCTTCCGGTGGGGAAGATGTGGAAATGATGGATACCCGTCTGTTTGGGTTCGTTTCTTTCCACTCTCTCAACCAACCGGATTTTACAGAAGCCGGACAGACTACCATACAAGGAAAAAGATCAAGCATTTCAGCATAGAAAATAGCCATTTTCGTTTTGCCGCACCCCACCCCAGAACCATTTATATGATTCCCGTGATTGACTGCGTAATATAGATAGTCCATTTGATAGTTTCTCGGCTTTTTTAAAAGAGGAAGATTGTCTATCAATAGTTCTATATCCTTTCGGGATAAAAGTTCCTTGTAAGGCTTTATTTCGGCTTTGCAGCCGGGACGAACCATAGAAAGAGGATCAACTTCTTCTATTTCGTTGTCGGAAACAAATTCTTTTAAAAGGAAATCTTTTGCCGGATCGGATTTTATGTATATTTCCTTATTGGTAGCATTGCGTTTAAAAGAGGAAATCAGTTTAAGGTTCTTGTAAACTGATTTTTCCAAAGCACCAAAATACCAATAGTCCTTTTCTCTGTAATAATACATGTCATTTCTTTCTATTGTCTATAAATTCAAAATAATGCTTTCCGCCTCTACATTTGATTTTCTTGATAATACAAAATCCTTTTATGTTTACTTTTCCGTCTCTTTCCAGTTTATCAAATATGATCTCAAAAAGTAAGGAGATAATCTTCTCTGTCTTACGCATAGAGATGAAACTTCTGGCACTTGTCCTTAATTCCAATTTGTTCAATGCTTTGGTGAAGTTGAAGGCTATCTCCTTGTAAATCTTATTCATTCTTTTCTTCTTCTTTCTTCTCTTCTTTTGTCACTTCAAAATTGTCAGGTAAAATAACGGGATCGGTAGAACCGTATATTGAATCTACCGGAAAATAAATAGGGTGATAGAATGCAATTGCCACGTTATCTTCAATACCTTCAAAATGTTTTTGGTATTCCAATAAAACTTCTGGGGAATCCAACGGCTTATCCAATTCTTTCGAAATTTTATGCAAATTAGCCATCATTTTGCCAAGTTTCAAAGGGTCGAGAGCGTTCTTCCAATATGCAAACTGATGCAACGGATACATCGTCATCGCCTCTTTCCAAAAATCCATTTTTGAATAACCTACTTCTTCTATCAATTCCTTTTCCCACTCATCCTCTTGTTTTAGTTCTTTTTCGGTAGGATGATAGATTTCTCTTACCATTTCTTTTGCTCGATCTTCACTAAAGAGAAATCCTAATACATCGTTACATTCGTGAGGAAACAGTATCCAAGCAAGATAACGATCTTCTTCTATTCCTAAAAAATCAAGAAGCTCCTTCAACCATTTTTTAGGAATAGGGACTGATTTTCTTACAATTTCTTTTTCTTCCATAACTTATTGCTTTAAAATATGTTTACTCAAACTGATCATCATCGTTCAGATCAAAATCTTCGTCACTTTCAAAGTCACCAATCCAATCTTCTATTTCTCTTTCCATCTCATTTTTGTTTCAAACTCTTCCGGTGTAAGAATAGGAATGGAAAGCTCTTTTGCTTTCTTTACTTTTGAAGAAGAGCTTTCTTTGTCTTTTGTTACAAGGATGGTCGTGTTCTTTGATACTCCTGAAACGACCTTGTGCCCTTCTTTGGATAATCTTTCTTCCCATTCTTTATTTCTGAATCCTGTAAAGCATACTGATTCGGGATTGTCCGCAAGAACAACATTGTTCTTTACATAAGAGATAGGGAACGGTGAATCTTCAATGATATTAAAGAAAACTGCAAGTCCATTATTAAAAGAAGTGGCAGTAGTTTCAGCAACACCATCAATAGAAAGAAGTGTTTTGTTGGGTAATGTACCGTCATTAAACAAGACTTTTACATCTTCGTCCGACAAAGAATCAAAAATCATCTGACAAGTCTTTTCTCCTATCACACCACCGAACACATTATAGGCAGTAAGGATTTTTGCAAAGGAAACTCCATTATCCGCATATTTATCGAATTGACCTCGTAACTTTTTGGACAATTTCGCTCCTATTCCTCCAATTTGAGACAATTCCTTTTCGCTTGCATTCACAATCTTCTCTACACTATCAAGTCCTCCTTCATAGAATTTTCTGATAGTGGCTTCTTGCATTTCTTCCGTTTCAAGCGTTGCAAAGAAATAAGTAATTTGTTTGATTATCTTTTCTTTGCAATCAGGATTGATGCAAACAATATCTGTAAGCGTTTCGTCCCATTTTAACGGATTTCCGCAAGAAGGACAAATCATCATACCATCGCACATTTCACGAAAAAGTTCCACACTGTAACTGACCGTTTCCAAATGTTTAGGGATAACATCTCCGCTTCTTGATACGACAATATAAGCATTTGGTGAAATATGATTGTCCGTAATATATTTAGCGTTATATCCAGTGCATCGTGAAACAGTCGCTCCGTCAAATTCCACCGGACTGAATACAATTACAGGTTTTGCTTTGCCGTCTTTTGAAATGCTCCATTCGATTTTTTGAACTTTTGTCGTGTATCGTTCTTGCCAGTCGGGATTCTTGTAAGCAATAGCGTAACGCGGATTCCCATTAGGCAACCGTCCTAATTCTTCTCGTTTTGTTTTGTTATCAACTTCGATTACAAGTCCATCACATTTAAAATTCTTGATTGATTCAAACAAATCGTTTAGATAGGTGAGGGCTGTTTTGCTATCATCGAACACGCCGGCGGAAGTTACCCAATACTGTGTAGCGTAATTCCCATAATCGTTTCGAAGTTCTGCAAGCTGCATGGATTTATCTCTGTCAGAATCCATAATGCCATATCTCACATAAGCGGTATTCCCAAGAACTTGTGCATTGAAATCATCTGCATTGAATGCACCGGCAACAGCGTTTCTTGCACTCTTATACCCAAGAGGTTTTACGTTTTTCAAGAACATACCGATAGGGATGATCGCTTCCCCGAAAGTAAAACACCCTTTCTTATTCATAGGATTGCCATGATTTACATAACGGTAATGATCCCGGCTATTCTGTCCTTCCGTGCCATCTCCCCTTGTCCAGCAATCATTTGTTGTTTCATCAACCAGCAAAGAAATACCATCATATTTAGGCGTAATGACAACACGGTCGTTAGGAGACAATCCCCATACGTCCTTTACCCATCTTACAATCTCGTCCACCGTCTTGACCTTTTCCAAAGAAAACATAGGAAAAGGTAGTCTTTCCATACGATCCCCTTTTACACTTTCTTCAACGATAGCCTTTTTTAGAATATCGCTGTCTGGGAAATACTTTTCCAGTCCTTCCTTCATACTGTCATATTCCTTGTCGGACATGATAGGATTTCCTTCTCTATAAAGCCGATTGGCTTCTACAATTTTTTCTTCCAGTTCTTTTTGATGTATAAGCATGTTTAAAGTCTTTTTGTTGTTTTGAGTAACACAATCAATGCTATAAGAATAGTGAAAGCTCCTATTGCTATTCCTCCCAAAAGATAAAGCATCTTGTTTGGGGTAGCCTTCACTTGCTCTTTTAATACTCCATTTTCATGCGACACCTTTGACAGCCTTTCTCTAAGGCTTTTCACTGTCAATTCAAGACTATCACAAGATGCTTCTATGAAAATGGTGTCTCCTTTCTTTTCTATGGAAAGGTTAGCTTGTCCTTTGTTTGTCTCTTTCTTCTCCCCATCTTCCATTTTCGAAGGGTTGACTACCATATTGACAATAGAATAGGGAACTTTTACAAGGCTGTCCGTCATTTCTCTTTCCCAGACTAAAGAGTCCTTTAAGGTAAAAGTGTAATCCATCTTTGTGGAAACACGGCTTTTGCAGCCTCCCAGTCCTATGGAAAGACAAATAGAAAGACAGGTGATTAACAATACATTCTTTTTCATTTGTCCTTTAAAATTGCTGTTTTTAAAAATCCTGCGATACCCATTCGGATAGATTTCAACTTTCCGCTTTTCAGAATGTCTATCTCTATACTTCGGTAATCTCTTCCTACGCGAACAGACCTCACTTCCGCTTCTTCACCGGTAGGAAGAACAAGCATCTTTCCTACTGCTTTATCAAGAATACAATCATTTGCTGAGTTCATGAGGCTTCAATACATTTCTGTAAATTATAAAGTTATCGTGTCCAAACGCTACAGACACAAAATCACTTTCTTCGATAAATTTCTCTACAGTAGCTTCCGAGTAATTGGTAAGGTTCACTTTGTTTACAGTATTTGTAATGTCGTAACCCTCCGCTTCATTCATAAAAAAGTCTCTTGTTTTTCCTTTGAAGTTAGTAAGAGCTATACATCTTTCCATTTCTCCTTTTGAGTTAGTAAGTACAAGGATGCTCTTTCTTGTCACCCTATGAATGTACTTTACGTTTTCATACAATAGATTTTCCATCTTTCCTTATATCTTTACGTTCAACATGTTTCTGATTGCTTTTTCCTTGTAGTGACGTATCTTGTCTTCGCTGTTGTCCTTTTTAGAAAGTGCCTTAGACCTTTCCTTCAACACCTTTTTCTTGTCAGAATCAGACATCATTTTAAACTCGCCTATTGAAAGATTAGGCATTTCTGTGCTCTTTTCTTCCTCATAAGACATTTGCTTTCCGCATTCAGGACAAACTGGAATGTTCATAGGAACAAGTTTTCCGTCCCGAAACACATACTTAGGATTAGCAATTGGTGACCTTACTCCTTTTCGGGAGCAATTATCGTTCTCGCAAAAAATTATTATCATGTTGCAATTGTTTTATTTTATCTTTCAAAATATGAAGTGCTTCTTCCACTGATTCAATGCTGTCCATGTCTTTCACACTCTTTTTTAAGTAGCTCAAATCGTGTTCAATCCCTTCAATCCTATCAAGGAAGGAAAATACAAAAATGTTAAAATACTTCTGATTAGCCATTGTTTTATAGTTTTTGTTTGTTACTTTTTGATGTGGCAAATGTAATAGTTTATTCTTACATGTCAAAATATATTCTTACATTTTCTCGCTTTCCTTCTGGTAATTGTTTAGAGAATACATTTCCTTCTTGCATATTCCGCTATCAAAATTCCGTCTCTATCGGGGTGTTTGTTCTTGATTTCCGGGAATAACCTTTTACCTATGTCAAGAGATGCCTTTTTCAATTCTTTAGTACCTACAACTCCTTTAGGTAGCATTTCCTTTTGCCACTCTTTGGAATCTATGAACATATAAGGAACATCATAAAGCTCCAATACGGTAAGTTCCGCTTCCAAAGCACGCATAGCAGAACATGTAGCATCAAATCTTGCCGGGTTCTTCATGGGACGTTCCAAGACGGCCACACATAGTCCGTATTCTTTCAACGCAGAAATTATTTCGGCAAGTGCCGTTACGTTCACCCTTGACACATTCTTCTTTGCTTTTGTGTAATCCTGCCCGAATGTGATAGGTGTTTCCATGAACTCATAATAGGTCAGTTCTTTCCCTACTATGCCTATAGAACCGGTCACGCCGTTATCTATCCCTATGTAAAATTTCAATTCTGTTTCTTTACTCATTGTTCAATACGGCTTATGCCGTTCTCCTTTACTATTTTAAGCGTTTTGCATGAAGCGTTTTCATTCGAAATATGGGTTGTGACAAGTATAGGAAACTGAATGAACTCCAACGCTTCTATCACGTCATATAGGCTTTCTTTCGATAGTCCTTCTGTGATTTCATCAATGGATAGGAATTGCAATCCTCCCCATTTGTTCGTCTCGTTTATCATTCCTTGTATGGCTATAATCAAGGCAATTTCCACTCTTGCACGTTCTCCTCCACTATAATACCAAAAGTTTTCCGGTTCATCCCGGACTACATAAGGCGTTATCTCTTCTTTTATGTCTCCGTCTGCTTTCGTCTTAAATCCTTCTATGACGATTCTAAGATCGCTGTTTTCTGCTTTCAGAATATTGTTTGCCCGAAGCTGGATATTCTTTAACTGTTCTATCGCAAGATACATCTTGAATGATTTGAATCTTCCTATCCACTCTTTCTTGCGAAACATTTCGTTTTCCAATTCCGTCATTTCCTTGTCATACCCTGCGATAGCAAGCATCATTTCTTCTATTTGCTTTTCCTGTGAAGAAGTATCAATAGAAGAAGGCGTTTCCTTTTCGATTTCCTTTATCTGTTTTTCCAGACGTTTTACATCTTCTTTTCCGGCAGCTATGTTTTCTAAAAGCCCTTTGTTTCGCTTTTCAAGAATGGAAATATTGGACTTTTCAGATTCTATTTCACTTGTGATCTTATAGACAACAGATGAAATTTCTTTTCCTGCTTCCCGGATTTTGTCAAGTTCATCCTCCTGTTCGTTTTTCACTTGAATGAAAGAAGAAATAAGGTCTTCGTATTCCTTTAGGGATTCATCCAAAGATGTTATTTCCCCGACAACTTCCTTTTCCTGTTTCCCTATTTTCTCTTTTTTCTTCTCTTCCTTTTCAAGTGTGGTGTCTTGAAGTGTCAAGAACTTATGCTTGCATTTAGGACATGTAATCGTCCCAGAAAGGTTTACAAGAACTTTCCGAAGAGACACTTTCAGTTCGTCATGGATTTTCAAAAGCTCTTCTTTTGTTTCCAAAATCTCATTCTGATCTTCTTTGGCTTTTCCAAGTTCTTTTTTGACGGATTCAATCACATCTTCTATTTCCTTAGTAGAAGGAAGTTTCTTTTTCTTTTCTTCGGCTTCTCGAAGTTCTTCTTCCAAGACTTCAAGTGTTTTCTTTCCTTTGTCAATGTTTTTCTTGTTATAGTCAATATTGTATTTAGCAGAATCAATATCTTCTTTTAAAGACTTGATTTTACTTTCCACCCTTTCGATCCTTTCCTTTCGATCCGCTTCGAAGTCGAAATTAACGGCATCCTCTATCATTTGCCGCAATGCTTCTACACTCCCTTCCGCACGATCTCTTTTGCTTTGGATAACTGATTTCTTAGATGAAATTTCGTCCAGTTCCTTTTGTATAATATCCTTACTGCCATCCAAGAAGTCATAATTGATAAAACGACTTATGAGAGCCAATTTGTCCGTATTGGAACTTTTAAAGAACGACTTGTAATATTCTTTACAGATAAGAAAATAGCTTTTCAAATCTTCCGGTGAAATACCCATCCATGAAAGGATATAGTTGTTGCCGTCTTTTACAGTAGCAAGACTGACTGGCTCACCATTCAACGACACATTAAGGCGGCTGCTTCCTTTTAAGGGCAAAATGCGCTCAATATGGAGAGTTTCTTTTCTTATGGGACATTCTATATCAAGCAATACTTTTGCTTCCTTCTCACCGTTTCTAATCAGTTTCTTGTCAATACTGCTCCGGTAGTTGTTACCTGTTATGGCAAAATAAACTGCCTGTTGCATAGAAGAATTGTGAGTAGGTGTGTAGTTGTTCGTGATAAACATTCCGTCCTCTCCCGAAACGGTAATACATTGTTGCTCTTCCGCACCCATACAGGTAAAAGAAACCATCTTTTTAGATGGTTTACCGAAACACCCAGGAACTTCAAAAAACACTTCTTCATCTTTGCTTCTTTCCATGATTTTGCCAAGCGAAATTACAGACCATTCTTCGCTTTGGCTTGTTCGTACTTTCCATAAATGCTCTTTATTGCATTTTACTTCCGTACCGTCAGAAAAAGTAATCTTGTATGCAATATCTGTATCATGAAACGGAATCGCTCTCACCACCTGATAAGCACCGGAAGGATGAAGGATAATGTCTCCTACTTTGATATTCCTCATTTTTACAAACCCATTAGGGGTAAGAATATCGGAATCCATCGTCAACGCTTTACCGCTACCGTTACTGCCTTGATTGTCGTCTGTTTTATTCAATCCCACAAGTGCGGTTACCCCATCTTGGAATGTGTATTCAAAATGCTCGAATGACACAAAATTTGTTGCTTCAATCTTGACCGGCTTCATCTTCCACCTCCTTGTTTTCAAATGTTACTTCTTTCTTTCTGAACTCTGAAAGGACATCTTTTTTAATCTTGTCAAAAAGTTCTGTTTCTTTGATTAGTTTCTTCCTTGCGGCAGGGAATCCGAATCCTATCTTTTCTTCCCCGTAATAGATGTACGTTCCTTTCTTTGTAAGCACACCTAAGTCCAATCCCATGTTAAGCATTTCCATCACCTTGTCAATGCCTACACCGAAACGGATAACAATATTGCAAGTTTTCATAGGTGGAGCTACTTTGTTTTTCCTGCATGTGATCTTCACTTTGTTTGCAACGGACACTTCACCCTCCTTATCAGAGCCTACACGGGCAAGTTCAACCCTTTGACTTGCATAAAAAGGTATTGCAAATCCTCCCGGCGTAGTAGTGGCATTGCCATATCCGCCTATATTCGATCTAATCTGATTGATGCAGAATAAAATGCACCCTGTTTGCTTGCAGATGTTTTTCAAGATATTTACCTGTGAGCTTAAAAGCCTTGCTGTAAGACCTATATGTGCGTCTCCTGCCTCTCCATTTAAAAGAGCAGTAGGAACCAACCCTGCAATAGAATCAATCACCACCAATCCGATAGAAGGTTCATTGCACATTTCCTTTGCAATTTCCAACGTTTCCTCTGCCGTAGAAGGTTGAGAAAGAATGAATTTGTCAGGAGAAAGGTCTACACCAATAGCTCCCATGTATTTCGGATCAACTGCATTCTCCGTGTCAAGATACCCTACCGCCATTCCTTGCTTTTGGATTTCGGTGGCAAGGTGGAAAGCTATGCTTGTCTTGCCGGAAGAAAAGCCTCCGTAAGCCTCCACTATGCGTCCTTTCGCCCATCCTCCGCCAAGTATTTCATCCAGCAGGAAAGAACCTGAATGCACGAACTCTATATCTTGCTTCTTTCCCGCTATGGCTTCCTTTCCGAACCTACTTTCAATCCGGCTTATAAGATCACCAAGACGGTTGGGCTTCTTTTCTTCTTTAGGTTGCTGCACTTCCCCAATTACCGCTTCTTCCGTTTTTTTAGTTTCCTTTTTCTTCGCCATACATCAATTTGTCTAAAATTTCTTTTCCTTCTTTTTCGTCATATTCGTTTTCCTTGCAAAAAGCGGAAAACCTTTCTTCTATGTCCTTTTTGTCAAGTGTCTTTACTTCTGCCAACATAGAATGTTTTTCTTCCACTTCCTTAAACTTTTTCTTGATATCTATGCCTTCTTTTGTAAAGGCATCCTTATCAAAGGCATCGAGTGAAGATTGTTCTCCCCAGACTTCCACCCTTACACGGGCAGCAGGGTTCTCTTTTTTGAATTTCTTGATAAGTGACACTGCCTGTTTGTGGGGAGTTTCCCCCAAATCAATTTCCAGTTTCTTAAATACTTGTCCTTTTGTAGAAGAAACAAGGTCTACATTCAAATCCGAATCCAAAAGCCAGAAACCCTTCTTTTCATCTTCCCCGAAGTTGTTTTGTTGGACACTTCCTAAATGATAGATATTCTCTCCTACCCGTTGATAGTTATGATAGTGCCCCAAGTACACTTTTTTGAACATCTGGAACATGGAAGGTTTTAAAAGGTTGGACACTTCCGATCCGTCCATGTTCTTGCTTCCTGTGACCGCAAAATGTCCAAAGAGGATATTCTTCTTTCTTTTATCCCCTATTTCTTCCAGTTCATCCAAAAGAATATCATCTGTAAAAAATGGAAGAAAAAAACAATACACACCTTCTACTTGCATTCCGTCCAATTCTTCTACCAAAGTAAAAGACGGATGATATTTAAAAGGAGTAAGAAACGATTTCTTGCTTGTGTAGGATGTTTTGTCATGGTTGCCGGGAATACAGATCACATGGTGTCCGCGTTTGTCGTATTCTTCCAGGACATCATTCAATGTGGAAAGACATACTTCTCTTTGTGACACCCTATTATCAAAAATATCACCCAACCATATATGGGTTTGTATCTTTTTCTTTTCTGCCAAGTCAAGTTCTTCCAAAAGAATATCTTTTATAATAGTAGCATTATCGGCAGTAAGATGATGATCCGTTGAAATTATAGCTAAATATTTGCTGCTCATGATCGAAATTGTTTAGAAAAGGGGAGGAACGCAAAGTTCCCCATCCCCTTTCGGCTTGATATATTAGAAAAACGAAAAGAAAATTATTTCTTCTTCATTCGGGCTTTTAGAGCTTGTAAACGTTTTTTGGCTTCCAATAACTTTTCGTCATTGTCCGTCTGCTCTTCGTCAATAGGGGATTCCTCTTCCTCCCCTGCGGAATGTTCATCTTCCCCATCTTCCTTTTCCGGTTCGTCTTTTGCCCGATCATCGTCAGATTCAGTTTCATATTCCTGTTCTGTATCCTCTTCTTCGCCTTCTGGGAACGGCAACGCTTCTCCCTTTTGTGCCAGATCGTACCATTCACGAAGTTCACCGACAGTAAGGTCGGAAGGAATTTCCATACCGGGATATTCTTCATCAATATACTGACTTAAAAAGGCTTTCATTTTGGAAAGCGGAGGTTGAGAAGCGACTTTTGCAGCTTTTTCGGCAGCAGGAGCTTTTGCAACCTGTTTCTTAGGCGCAGGTTTTTCTTGCTCGTCTTCTTCCTTTGCCGGTTTCTTTGCTACAGTTTTCTTTTTGTCAGCTTCTTCGTTATCTTCGTTTTCATCAGATGTAGTTTCCTTGCTCTCATCTTCAGGAAGCATTGCTGCCATTTCTTCAATTTCATTCAAGAACTCATCGTCGGAAAAGATATCATAATTGTTTTCTTCATCGAAGCGTTTCAATCCATCCAAAGCCATTTCAAAATCCTTTGTTCTGTAAGAATCTTTGTAAATTTCTTCAAGCGAAGGAACTTCATTCAAGAAATACTCCATGTCTTCGTCCGGGATAGCAGTTTCTTCAAAAAATTCATCCCATGACTGACCTTTCTTCGGTATGCCGGCAGATAAAGAATAAGTCTTTTTACCTTTATCATCTTCCCCCATCGTGATTACAAGAGGATAAGCACCTTCCATCTGTGAGAAAATGTCGAATGAAACCGTATCATCATCAGATTGTTCTACAGAAATTTCCTTTATACGGTTCATCCATGTTCCATAAAGCTGCAAACGGGCAAAATCTTTATTTCCTTGATACACATAGCAAACATAAGCCAGCGTAGGATTGATACCCCATACAAACTTGTTGCCTTTCTTGTAACCCATGATAGGGTTGAGGTACTTGCGTCTTTCCGTATCATCTTGATATTCTTCGGATGCTTTCTTTCTCACATAGTCGCAATAAAGGACGATAGGGTCTTTCCCTTTAAGAAGGTTGCGTCCATGTACGTCCGCGCAAAAAATGTTCTTGTCTTTCACTTCCTTTCCTGTTACATTACCGTTCTCGTCATAAGTAGGAACTTCCACGCGGAGCTTTGACATTTTGCAAGCGACATAGGCTTTACCCATTGAAGGAGCTACACGGAATGTATTCTTTCCTTTTTGGACGGTAGCAAATCCGGTATAAGATTTACCGCCCTTTCGCATTGTCTTTTCTGCTTGCTTTACTTCTGAATCCAAATCTTCTACTGATTGTTTCTTAAACTTCGATCTGTCAAATTTCATAACTATAATGTTTTAAAATGTTGATAATAAAAATGTTACTTTTCTTTTTTAATTATGAATGTATTTATTTCTCCTTCCACTAAATTATCCAAAAACTCTTCCGGCGTAACTTTTGGAACTAAGTTGTTTAATTTTCGGTCTTTCGACTGCAATGCCCAATAGAGACTATCTATTTCCGCCAAATACTTTTTCTTCTTGACAAGTGTCTTTTGCATTGCATTAAGCTCTGGATTGATAGTAAGAATATCTTCCAAAGAACTTTCTGTAAGTTTCACAAGTCCTATATCTTCCACTTTGACCTTTCCGGCATTCACAATAGATTCCCGTCTTATCTCTGTAGAAAGCTGTGCTTTATGTACAGAAAATTCCAACTTTGCTGCTTCATATTCAGATTCAGCTTGTGCACGAAGAAGTCCCACTTTGTTCAATAAGACTGAACTTGTAGCTATCTCCCCGTACAGGTTGGAATGGTCTATAGAAGTTACAGCATCCATATCCAGTTCATTTTTAAGGTCATTTGAAATCAAGACTATAGCCTTGTCACCAATATTCCTAACCAATTTCATTTTCTTTCATCTTTAAATTAGCATACTGCTCCATTGCATCTAAAATGCCATTAAAAATATCTATCGGAAATGAAAAATCTTTTGCCCTTTCACCGGCACGATTTTCAATACAATCCCATAAAATCTTTTCTTTCTCTTCTTTTTCCATCACACTCCCAATTTTATAAATTGACTGTTTCCATTTGCTTGTATCACATATTCCTCTTTAAACCTATCAAAAGAAACCTTTCCAGTAAGCAGTAAGATGTTCTTCTTGCAGCTTTGGATATATTCTTCTTTATCCATATAGTCAGCAGGGAATATCACCACACGAAGGAATTTGTAGTTGTTTTCAAGCAGAAGGCTGGCAAATGCCCCTGTTTTTGACTCCTTTTCTTCCACTTCCAACACATATCCTCCCACCATTGCCATTTTATAGGTAGAACCATCATAGTTCTGCAAATCGTCCACATCGTAATATTCCGCAGTCTTTGCTTTCGGACGAAGGTATTCCTCTACCAATTTCTTGTAATCAAAGAAAGCGAAACCAGACTTGTTTTTCTGCTGCAAAAGCCACCACCAATCCTTACCTATCTTGTTTTTGCTGAAAGCAACACTGTATTCGTCCTTTTCCCTATCTATCTTGATACGGTTCTTTTCTCGATATTTCCCAAGCATATATTCCCTTGCAGAGAAGATATTGGAAAATCCCCTTGTTTCTTCCATATCGTCAAAAGCACCTGAATAAATAAGATTTTCAACAGTGGACTTATTAACAGAAGAACCTTTAAAGGAATGACGGTCTACAAACTCTTCCAAAGAAAAATACTCTCCATTCTTTTCCCGTTCCTCAATGATCTGCTGTTGTGCCTTTTCTCCGACCTGTTGGGTAGCGTTGAGTGCCCAATAAACACTGTTGCTCTTTTTGTCACCTACGATACCAATATCAGATTTGTTGATATTGACAGGTTTGATTTCGATCCCTTCCGTTTGATTCATCTCATTAATATAACGAGGAAAATCATCTTTACTTGCACGAGATAAGGCAACCGACCAAAACTCCAATGGATAATGTACTTTCAGCCACAAAGAATTGTAAGCGTTAATAGCGTAACTTGCTGAATGTGAGCGGTTAAAAGAATAAGCTCCAAACTTTTCCATCTGCTCCCAAAGAGCTTCCGCACTCTCTTTTGTTACCCCTTTTTCACCAAATCTCTTTACATATCCATCTACAAATTTAGGACGCAATTTCTTAATTTTGTCCATTTTTTTCTTACCAATTGCAGCACGTGCAATGTCTGCTTCTTCTTCCGTAAATCCAGCAAGGGTTTGAACTGCTTTAATGATCTGTTCCTGGTATATCCAGACAGAATAAGTATTTTCCAATATTTCTTCTGCACCAATAGGATATTCAGGTTCTTTCTCGCCATTTTTCAAAGCAATGTAGTCCATGTGAAAGTCATTTTCCATTGGCCCGGGACGAAACAAAGAAAGTGCGGCAATCACATCGTCCATATTTTTAGGCTTCATTTTCTGCGTGTAAGAAGAAAGTCCCTTTGCAGAGAATTGGAATATGTCGCTAAGCCAGCCATTTGCAAAATAGCGGTACACTTCTGGATCATCATATTCTATGTCCGTATAGAGATTGATTTTCTTTCCCGTATTCTTTTCTATCAAGGTAAGAATATCGGTAAATTTATCAAGCTGTTCGATCCCCAGAATATCTTCTTTCAGAAACCCTGCCTCATCCATTTCTCCACCTTCCCATTCACTAACGACAAGATCGTCCACTTTTCTTACAGGACACCACTCATACATTGTCTTTTCCTTTGGGAAAATCATCATGGCACAAGCATGAATGGAAGCTGCCTTTTGTTGCCCAAGAAGAAGGAAAACGACATTCATCATTTCGGGATATTTGTTCACGAATTGTGCTATTTCTTCCTTTCTACAGGCAAGTCTTAGAAAATCTTCCTCCGTCTTCACATCTTCTATCATTTTGGAAATTCTTCTAAGCGTAGGAATGGAAGCTCCATAAATCTTTCCTACGTCATTTATAGCTTGTTTTATCTGCAAGGTAGTGTATGTACCTACAGAACAAACCTGTGTTTCTCCAAAACGTTCTTCCATGTATTTTTTAACTGCCGGACGATACTCTCCCGGCACATCTGTATCAATGTCTAACTCTCCCCCTTGTCCGAAAACAAGGGGGCAATTAATCAGGGAGCGATCCAGACACAAATCGCTCCACTGTTATTTTTTTAAGCTCTTTAATTTTCATATTTTCTGTTCTATCTATTAAACCAATATATCGTCACCTACTTTTAAATTTTTGGTAGTAACATTGATAGGAAGAATCTTTTTAGTTCCATCTTCCAGTGTCACTTCGTAAACTTCCTGCTTTTCAAAGTGTCCCAAACGTCCTTTGTTCAAAAACCTTTCAAAAAGTAAGTTAAACTTTAAGGCATTTGTATTTACGATACCAAAAAGGTAAGAAATCAAACAACCTGCCGACGAACCTCTTCCTCCGCCTAACAAAATATCGTTCCCCTTACACCAATTGACGATATCACGTAATATCAAAAAATAATCCACTACATCTCCAAATTTGATCGTATCGGATTCCCTTTCGATCCTTTCTACCAATACATCTTCCGAATAGTCTTCTAAAAGTTCCGGTTTATTCTCTATACCTTCATAGATAAGAGAATCAAACATATCTTCGTTGGATTCATACTTTTCTTTTTCCTCTTTTGTCATTTCGTAACGAGGAAGATGTCTACTATCAGTAGGAATTTCAAAATTGCAACTTTCCGCAATCATATCCATATTTTCCCGTGCCTTTAAATAAAAGGCTTCCCCTATAGACTGATCCCCAAATAAAGAAAGAAGTTCTTCCATGTAAGTCACTTCATCCTTAAAATACTGGTTGTAGGATTTATGATTGACCTTCTTTCCTATCTTGTTTACAGTTTCCCTTAAAATGTAATACTCTGGTTCAATATAGAAGGCATCGCAAAGGGCAACTGGCTTCATTTTCGACTTATAAAAGGCTTCAAAGTTTGTAAGGTATTCTGTATCTCTGTTGAACTTTGCATATTCCACTGTATCAGCTTGCCAAAATACGTTATGCTTGTTTCTTAAAAGAATAGGAACATCAGTATAATCAATTGTTTTTGGATCAAAAACAATAAACACATCCTCCGTATGTTCCGATATGTCTTTAGGAGTTATGAATTTCCCGGAAGAATCGCAATTGATAACTTTGTTCAATGCAAGAAGATGCTGCCACCCCTTTTCATTTTGAGCATAGATTTTGTAGGTAAATGAAACGTCCTTTTTCTCATCTTTTACAGGAACTTCCATTCCGAACACAGGAATGATCCCTACAGATTTGCAAGCGTTCTGAAACTTTAAAGCTCCTGCAAGCGTTCCTTTTTCCACTATCCCAAGACGTTCAATCCCTAAGAATTTGGCTTTCTTTACCCAATCGGAGTATAGACTTGTTCCATTCAGAAGTTCAAATGAACCATGTACACCCAAAAAATTAGAAGAAAGCCCTGCCACTTCGCTTTGACCTCTCCATTTTACACGATTCAGCTTAGGGTCACGTTCCTGTCCTTTCTCTATAGTGTACCATACGCCACCAAAACGAAAGACATATCCATCGTATTCGGTAGCTTCATTGTCCCACCGAAAATCTTCATCAAAGAAATACCCATCATCATTTGGAGGGAAAAGCTCGTATGTCTTCCCATCAAATGACACAGTATAGTTTTCCCTGTCAGAAGTGTATTGTATTGTATTGGAAGAAAGATATTCTTCCAACTCATTAAACAGATTTTCCATATTTCTTCTTTTCGTTTTCTATCGGCAAATATACAACTATTGCATACAATAATTGAAGTTTTGCCGATTTTAACAATGAATTTAACGTAAATTCATTCTTGTAGAAAGTACACCCTTTATGAACCTTACCCTATTAAAAGGAGTGTCGTTTGGCATTACTTCGTAAGGTAATCTCTTGTCTATTAAGAATCTCCTTATCTCACCGTCCCATTTTCTTCTCCTGTTTTCATCGTCCAATCTTTCTCCATCACTTTCAACATTCCAATAGATAGGAAAATAAAAGATAACGGGAAGATAATACTCATTAAGACTTATCAAATCCGACTGCCGCCTTAATTCATTATCTAACGAAATCGAATAGGGCAGTGTCCTTGTGAATGTATGAACATCAATAACGCTTCTATCGGAAATATAGTTTTCACCGTGCAGCACTTCAAGATACTTGTCAAATATCGCCCTTTGGTTGGGGACAGAATTAAAGGAAGGGTCTATTTCCCCTTCCTTTACAAGTTGTCTTGATATGCTGCCTATTTTGGCGAATCTGGCAAACGACCTGTCCTTTTCGATAAGATCAAAAACAGATGTCTTTCCAACGCAAGAAGCTCCTAAAAAAGTAACAGCACGTACCATAATAGTTACCGGTTGTCACCGTCCCCATGTATTTTATTCTCGGCTTTTCTTTTAGCCAGCTTTTCCACGTTCCCCTTTGCAATAGACATTAAAGAATAGTCGCCTTTATCTCCTTCAATGTAAACGGCAAGGTTCTGCAATCCTTGTAAAATTTGTTCCAAAGCCTTATGACACGCCTCTTTTCTTTTTTCCGGGAATCCAGCTTTGTAATCATCATCCCGGAAGAATTTCTTTGCATGTCCATTGATAATACCTGTCTGTTGCAATAAGTAGGAAGGTGACAAATGATAAACATCTTCGTCAGTCAGCTTTTTGATAATCTCTGGGAACTCCAATTCCGGCAATTCAAGTTCCTGTCTTGTCATGGCAACATACCAAAGGACATCTCCTATTTCCTTTACAATTTCCTTTGCTTCGGCTGCGCAATCTACTTTCTCGTAAACTTCTGCCAGTTCATTGGTAAGACCCATTATCACATACGGAATAGCTACCTCTTTTTGATAGCAAGCTGTTGAAGCTGCGTGAGCTTCATACTCTTTAAAATTCATAGTTCGAAATAATTTATTGATTTATAATAATTTACCATCAAAACACATTACAAGTTTCTGTATTTTGATTTCTGAATACTTTACATTTTTCTTCTTTTTGCCTATCTGAATGCAAACCGTCTGATCCTTCATATTATTCCCTAATATAGGACATTCCTCTCCTTCATAGATCACTACTTGACCTTTTTTAAGCAAATGAACAACATCCCAATACCACTGTGAAGCACGCTTTTTACTATCATTACTATACTGAAAATTGGGAAGTCCGAAAGGATTCAAGAACTCGTTCTCATAAAAGTTCAAAAACTCTTCCGTTGACATAAAAATAGAAGATTTGAAGTGACGTTTGGAAAGAAGCTCTATTCTTTCCTTTTTGAACTCTGCTATGTCAGAAGCCATCTTGACAAACTCTGGACGGTCAAAGATAAGGCTTCTTACTTTATTTGTAAGGTATTCCAACTGGAGCGCCTTCAAATATTCGTCTATTGATAATTCTCTGCTCTTTTCCATGATGATGTATGATTTTTGACAAAGTTAGCTTTTACACCCATAACTTCTTGATTTTAGACACATAAAAATTAATAGGATCATAGAGATTATTCAACACATCATCTAAATAATTCATATCCATATCACCAGGATCAACCCCTGGCTTATAAAGATAGGCTATCTTTGTGTTGAATTTCTTTCCCAGCATAAGCCCTGCACTTTTTGATTCCTCTACAGTTGCATCATCATACATAAGGATCACATTCTTGATACCTTTCCTTTCCAAGTAGGAGATTTGTTCCTTGCTGATGCTGTTTCCAAACGTAAAAACACATTTCAAACTGTTGCAATCCCAAAGCTGCAAAAGGTTGTCTATTCCTACCTTGTCAAACAACCCCTCCACTATGATAACATCTTTGACCGAAGAAGAAAGCTCATCAAAGCCTCCCAGTATCTTCGTGAAGTTCGTTCCTATGCTGTTTTCGTATCTTAAATGAGGCTTAGCCCCTGTTTCCTTTGCTCTTTCCAAATCCTTTTTATGCCATTCTTTAGAATACCTACTTCTTCCAAGCCATCCTACCAGCTTACCATCCATCTTCATTTTGAAAATGATATAGTTTCGCAAGTTCTTTTCAAGAACGGAATTTGTTTCGGAAGGTTCAAAAAGATCGTAATGGTATTTCTTAAAACCCCTTCCATCAAGATAACTGTCTGATAATATTCTTTTAAGACGGAAAGGAAGTTTCGGAATAGGAAGTTCTTCTTCTTCGTTTTCCTCTTTCTCATCTTTCAAAGGAGTAAGTTTTGTGTTTATGGAATTTTGATATTCCATCCGTATAAGATCTTTTCTTCCTACCTTTTCCAGAAAATCCTTGAAAGATGCTTTTGTTCCACATTTCCAGCAATGGAAAACTCCCCCGTGCACATCTATCTTGACACCCCATTTCTTTTCCTTCCCACAATAGGGGCAAGGCATCCCTTTATTTGAAAGCCACCCTTGCGAACCGAATATTCTAAGTCCGAACACAGCCTTTACTTCTTCTTCGTCAATCCGTATCACATCACTAAAATTTTAGGTTATTCTTTTTAAATGCTTTCCATCTTTTGTTCGTCAGACTTTTTCTTCCTTGCCGTCTTTTTCGCTTCCTTCCTTTCAGATATTTGGTTGTACATCTCCATTGTCCGCCCCCTATGATAAAACCTACGCTTGTCGTAATTGGTGGCAATCGTTATCACTTCTTGACTTTCTTTGTAGTCACGCAATTTGTCCACATAAATACGTGCCGTGCCGTTGGACTTTTCCTCTATTGTCATATTTAGCGTAAACACAAAGGAAAAAGGTTTTACAAGTGTCTTATCTCCTTCCGTATAAGAACGGTCTATCACTTTATCAGGGTTGTTCCATACCTCAAAAGGCACATCACTTGTTTGTGTTGCTGTGATAATAGGAGCTTCAATCTCGTCGGCAAGGTTCTTTAGAAGCTGCGCACAAGTCTGTAGCTTTTCTTTCTTATGATCGGGATCACTGTCTATCTTTTTGGAAATGCCGGTCTTCACCAAGTCCAATGAGTCCAAAATGACCAATCCCGGGAAACGCCCATGTGTATTAAAATAGTCATAGCATAGCTGCCTTACATCGCTCATAGAAGCCTGTCCGAACTTCTTGAAACCATACACCTCTATATCCGAACCGGCTTCCTTGATTTCTTCAATCGCCTTTTCAATCTTTTTCTTATCGTTGGGATCAATGTTACCTGATTTGATATTGGAATAGGACTGGTTTGACCAAAGCTGATCATATATCTGCATACAGGCTTTAACACCACCTTCCAACTGAATATGAAGAACCGGAACACCTCTAAGGGCAGCAGAGTAACCATGCCATTTTAATACGGTCGTTTTTCCTGTGCCGCTGCGAGCAATCCAAAGCGTTGTGTCCCCTATTTCCATGCCACCGAAAGATACATCGTCCAACCTGTCGATCCCGAAAGGAATTTTTACCGGCTTCTCCGTTATCGTAGCAGCTTCCATGCGTCTTTCAAGCATACGTTGTTGGAAACCCCCGAAAACAGACTGAAAACCCCCTGATTTGGAACGAAAAGACATCTCCACAATCCTTTGCGATTCTTCCGCGTTCACACGGATAGCTTCTTCCTTCTTTCCTTCTTCGTAAAGGTCATGTACCCTTTTGGAAAGAAGTTCGAACTCCGTCTCTTTCACAAACGATTGAAGCTGGTCTATTGCTATTTCTCTGTCTATCAGATTGGCTTTCTTTATTTCCTTCGCGGCATCCAACACAAAGTCATTATCGGAAAATTTTTGACAGATAGCACCAAGCGCGGGAAGTTTCCCCTTTTCTCTATATTGATCGACAGCTTCTCTTAGTATGAATTTGTACCCAGACCATTCTTTAGGGATCAATTCATATTTCAGATGCTCCGAAGCTATACACATTATGACTTCATCCGAAAACATCAATTTAAATATTTCGGACATAAAGCCAGGATTCAATTTATTCATGATGTTATGAAAAATATTAAACTAAATTGATACTAAAGCCACTGCTTTCGCCTTCTTCTCGTAAGGTGTTTATTGCAAACCAGCTTGAAAGGCATAAATCATCATGTCCTGAACTTGCTTCCAGTTTTCCTTTATCGCTTCTAAAAGTGATAGAAGAAAACTCACTGAACATCAATTCCACCTTTTCCCTTGTTTCACCTTCCTTGTAAGGCGTTCTGATCTGTCCTCTTTCAAACATGGCAGACAAAGACGGAAGTCCGGTGTACAAGTCCTTTTTGTTTCCTTCCGTAGTGGTAAATTGTTCGATATTGGTAAGTCCTCTTTCTCTTGCAAGTGCTGACAATATCCCTTGAAATCCGTTAGCTTCGCACACGATCTTATCAGGCTTAAACAAACGATTGAAAAGAACAATCTTGTCCACCTGCTCATTGTGAGACATACCTTTTGCCCTGAAATAATTCACAAGGTGGTAATTACCGGAGAAATCAACACCCCATACGGAATAAACAGTATAGTCAGCACCGATATTACCGGAAACAGCAAAGTCGCACCCCACAATCACCCGTCTAAGTTCGAACGGATAAAACTCTATGCTGTCCGCAAAAGAAATCTTATCCATGCCGGTAGTTGCCCTTCTAAGATATTCATATGGGAAAATAGTTGAGTTGTCCGAAATAGGAATCACAAGGTATTCTCGTGCAAACACAATAGAACCAAGCTCTGTTCTTTTCCTTTTTATATCTTCAAACATATACCTGTCAGGAGCAAGAGGTCGTCCGTCCGGGAATATGATAGGATATTCAAACAGATAAAAACGCTTATCTCCCTTAATGACATTGTACAATTCGTTAGGAGCAGTAGAATAAGGCGTACCGGACACAATCAGATATCCGTAAGGCTCAACAATAGGAGTGATAGTCCCTCTAAACGTTTCCTTTAGCTTTTCTCTTTGCTCATCACTGTAAAGAGAACTTTCATCCGGCATATCATCTATGATTGCTGCTCCAACGTGCAAACCACGAATAAACCCATCCTTACCACGGACATGAAGGATTGCACCATTTTCACCTTCTATTGCCGTCTCTCCAAGTTTAGCCTTACCGTTCGGATCAAGTTTTTCTTTTAATATATCATTGGTGGATATTTCCTCTATGATCTTATTCACATGCACTTTTGCAAGTGTCATTGTATTTGTGATCATAGCGGTTTCCTTCCGATTCTTGTTGTCTATCGTATCCCCTCCGTACAACATAGGACGTGTATAGGAGTATAACCTCCATAAAGGGAATGCGTAACACCACTCGAAGCTGTTGTGCGTTACTGTGCCGTCAGCGAGCAAAAACTTATGATCTCCATCACAAGCAAAACCGTAATACTCACCTTCATCCAGTAAGGTTATAAAGATTTCCGTTTTCTTGAATTTCCCATCTCTTGAAACTCTGTAACCTTCATATTTAGTGCCTCTCCTTTGGTTCATTTCGGCGATTTCAACAGGAATATAAGTGCCGTCAGCAAGACAAAGAATGTGTCCTTCGCTTACTATATAGCTATCTCCACCTTTCTGTCTTACTTCGTACATATAGGTTTCTCCGTGATGCAGTTCCAAGACATTGCGACATTTCAAGTCTTGTCCCATCACCTTGCCACCTACTCTTATATCTTGGACTTTTTTTAGCGAACCATCCGCCATAACTATCAAAGTATCAGGAGAAACGCACTTTCCGCTGCTTCGTGAACATAAATAGCTGCTCCAGGGAAATAACTGTGTAAGATTCCCCCATTCCAAGTTTCGCCATCCCATATTGAAATTAGAAAGGACTGTCGCCTTGAAATAGTTAAAAGACAGAATCCTTAGATTTTCATCCATTGAAGCAAACAGATTGTCCACATACCCCAGCTTTTCCGTGTCAAGCGAACGTCCAAAATTCATGGCATACTCGGTCTGGTTGATTATAGTGTCCAGCATTTTGTCCAAATCCTTTCTACTGCCACCAGAAAACAAAGATCGCACAGTAGTGGAAGGAAGTCGGTCTATAATGTCGTCCACCGTTGTAAACAACCTTTTTGATTGTAGTTCAGTAAGTATTCCGCCCTTTGAATTGTATATGACAGCCATCTCTATAAAGCAAATTTTTCTCGAAAGGGATTTCGCGCAGATGAAGTTCCACCGTCAGATACACCTTCTCCCCTTAACTTTTTTACAAAATTGATCATTAACAGCGCATTTGCATAGGTATCATCACCTGCACGGTGCGCGTTCACTAAATCAATACCTTCTTTTTCACAAACAGTATGAAGCTGATAGTTTTCCAATTCCGGGTATGACATGTGTGCCATTTGCATTGTATCGATAGAAAACTTTACATACTTCTTTAAATCATCCCCCATGAACTTGAAGAAGTTCTCCAAAAAGGCATTATCAAACCCTACTATATTGTGTCCACATAATGTACACATTTGTCTGGGATTCTTGTACTTCTTAAAAAGTGCCTGGCATTTCTTGAATATATCCTTCAAAGGAATAGCCTTTTCCTTTTGGATTGTTTCTGTTATCCCGTGTACCGCTTCTGCTTCCGAAGAATAGACAAGACCTTCTTTGTAGTCACGCGGAAATATCATAGACAATTCTTCGCAAACTTCCAGTTTTTCCATATCTATTACAACAAAAGCTAATTCTATTAATGCTATGGTGTCAAAAGCAGGTTTTTCTGCGGAAGGTAAACCAGAAGTTTCACAGTCATAGCATATTATATATTTACTCGCGCTTTTCATCTCTACATCATTATTTGTTTACCGTAAACTCTTGCTATCTCAAACTCTGCCATGCAACCTTTTGATGTCGCCCAATCAAAAACAAAATAAACAGCATCACACTCCAAAAGGGCCTTTATACTTTCTCCCATGTAATAGGAATACGGTTTATCCGGTTCGCTGCAAGCGTCAAAAGGGGTCATTACTTCATATCCCTTCTCTTCAAGCCATTTCTTGACTTGATTTACATATTTCTTTGTTTCTTCCAAATCATGCCCTGCTATAGGCAAGCTAACATACACTTTTGTTTTCATCTTCTAAATTTTTGTCTGTTTGTATCTCTTACAAGCTGCCAAAGTCTTACATTTCCTCCTTCCGGTACACATGGATCGATATACAGATTTCCTCCACCTATATAAGCAGGAACATTCCCTGTCATGCTATAAGCTCTAATATCCCACAGAGTGAATTTCTTACCATTTCTTTTCGAAAAATGTTGATTGAAATACTCTGTCATTCCTGTAAGATTCAAATTTTTTGTTAATATTTCCACACTCTATCAGTTTAAAACTAATTTCAGTCTATCAAAATCACGAGAACAATCATCCTCGTTTTCATACCGTATATGGATGTTTTTATAGGGGTTGTCCTTCAAATTGACAGCATCCGGCATTTCATTTATGATTATTTCCGGTATCCCCTCATCCGTATATTTCATTTCAGCAGAGACTATATATATCCTTGTAAGTGCCAGTTTCCCGTTTGAAAAGACAAACAGTCTCTCTTTCTTGAAATAGTTCTTTTCGCTCCATTTTGTGTATTCTTCTATGAAATCCGCTACACTTGTGTCACTTGGAAGAGCAATCACCTTCTCCAGTTTCTCTTTGAAAACATTCATCTTCATATCCCCAAGCAATTCGGAAATAGAAGTAAGAAGCAATTCCATGTTTTCATTCAATCGCATTTCCATCCTCCCCTATTTCAATTAATGTGTTCCATTCTCTAAGAACAAACCTTTTGCGGTTGTTCTCTGCTTCTACCACTAGCATCGTCCCATCTTCCACAGGGTAGGAATCAATCACTTCCCCTTCGAAGTAGTTTCCTTCTTCTGCCCAACATACTTTCATGGCATCAAAATTTATAAATTGCACATTTCTTGTTTTACATTCTTAATGTAGCTCTTTGACTTCTTTCCTCTATGAAGGATAATTGCCCTATCAATGTTCTTGTTTGGATTGTAATGCTGTTGGTAAATTTCAAACATCTCTCTTGCTTTCAAAGGATCGAACCTGTCGTTATAGGAATAAGCTCTCTTTCCTTTGATACGGTTCACTTCATCCACATAAATTTTCAACATTTGAAATCTGCCGGAAGCTGAACTTTTAGGATTTCTTGCACTATCGTCACAGCCTGATTCAACCATGCAAATAGCATGAACCAATCTTTCCCAAACCACCCTGTCCATCGCGTCTTTCTTGTTTCTGATATTAGAGTTTCTGCTATCAGAAACAAGTAACGGAAACAAAGATAATATTGATACGACGATTACTTTCCTCATAAAATTTCCCTTTCTCCAAATTCATGTAACCTGTGGCAAGCAGAACAAAGAAGCTCAATGTTATTTTTGTCCATTTTCAAGTCCGGTCTTGCTCCGCGTGAATGTATATGTGAAAAGAAAATAGCTTTCGGTTCGTCCCCTAAAGACTTTCCGCATTTTACACAGACATGTTCTCTTTCTTCCCATATTTCCATGAATAGGGTTTTAAGATCGCCCCTTCTTTCTTTTCCTGTTTCCCTATCGCATTCTTTGCAGAGCCACTTCATCCTGTTATAGATGTAATGATTCTCCCCGCATCTTCTACATGGACGGTACTCATATTTTTCTTTCTTCTGCAAAGCCATATCGCATTTCTTGTATTTTGTTAAACCTCTCTACTAATTCAATTACCCAATCTATCATTTCTTCACTCCTTTTATCCGAAAGATAGATAAAACCAAAGCTCTTTAGGCATTTGAGGTTTCCGAACCGTCCATACCTTACGACCAAAAGCTCTGCTCTTTTTGTGTCATAGAAGCAAGGAACAATCTTTACTTCAAGTTCTTTCTTTCTTTTCATTCTCTTTTTCTTTACATAACCGTATATATCTGCAACCTTTGCATTTTTCTTCATCAAGCAAATAGCCATCGAAACTGTCGCATAGGATATATCCTTCAGGAGAATCGAAATAGAGCTTCCTTTGCTCGTCCAGGTAACTTTCCGAAACACCTCCTTCTTCATTTTTTATAGGATTAAAAAGTTCATTTTCCATCACAAATTTAGAAGTAAAGTATATATCCCTTTTTGTTCTTTTTCTCCATCTGTCTATGGCTGTTTTCCCTATGACATTCATAAGAGGAACTACAGGGAGATTGGATAGTTTGAGAACAAACATCTGTCGGTTGAACTGAAATGTAAGGTATTCCCAAAGATTCCCTACTTTGTCGTTGGACAAAAACTCGTCCAGTTTCTCCCTGTCCTTTCTTTTTGGACGGAACTCGTAAGCTGGGTTACTTGACAGTTTTCCTTGTAAATAACTGTAAATCAGTTTAAATTCCTCTTTTCTTGTCATATCGAAATTACAATTATTGCATACAAAAATTTAATATTTTTGAAGTTAAAAGAAGGGGAAATTTCTCTCCCCTTACGCCAGCAAAACTACAATAATTGTAATTATTCCCAAAGCAAATTAATGTTAAAAATTTCCTCTGTCTGCTTTTCCACCTTTTTATAGCGGTTCTGTGTGTTCATATCTCTCTCTGCCACAATATCATAGTCATTTTTTATAATTTCCTTATCAAGCGACCGACAAAACCACAAACAGATTTCTTTTCCTGCTTCCATATCGCCAAGCGATACCGGTTCTTCCTCTTTCGCTTCATGGAACTGAATCCAATAAGGCTTTTCGTTCATGGAAGATGTGCGCGAAGTAACCGGATTTTCTTCTTCATCCTTTCCCATCCCTATAGCTCCTACCGTGATTGTTCCATAGGGGTTATCCGTTACAGAAGAAAACCATAATTCGACGTTTTTAAGTGTTTCTGTGCCCTCATTTTTCAAAACAAGAGCAACATATTGGCTATGAGGATTTGAAGCCAAATTAAGGCTTATTTCATCAAATAAATTACCAAATACATCATTAGGCACAAGAGTGGAAGATTTATATCCACCCAACGAATCTGAAACTTTGGACTGCGGACTGTTATATCCCGAACTGACCGTATAATAAAACCGTAACATAAGCCTTAACTTTTAGAAGTTGACATGAATATATTCCCAAGCGACCAATATTCGCTTTTCACTTCATTATAAACAGATACCGTGCCGCCAGAATTTTGTACACGAGCGATATAATACTCGTCCGGTTCTTTTTCTGGCGGAGTGCCGATGCTTACTTCCGGGACTAAGGAAATGGCATAATCATCATAAGTGTATAAACCGTTTCGTTGCTCGGAAGTCAATACGCCTCCCAAAGGAAGTGCCCCAAGCACAATAGCCCTTAAATTCGCTTCCGCTACAAATGTAGTTGCAGATGTAAGAAGTAAGTTTTGGCTGTCAATTATGTTTACAATCTGATAAACGCCATTATTCAAAGGAACAGAACCGTCTTGTTTTTCAAACCTAATAGAAACAGGAGTTGACGAAGACTGCCCTCTCACCTTGCCTGAAAAATCAACCGAACCAGACACAATACCTTGTGAGTTTACGCTTACATATCCCTTTTCGTAATTTCTTGTTTTGTAAGCAATCTTCACCCAATAGAAATTGCTGTCGTTCGGTACAAGAATATTATCTTCTACATTGATATCTATAAAGTTCCCGGCACTGGTAAGAGCCATCCCGGGAAGTACCTTAATAGTGCCAGAGTTTGTTCCTGTTTCCACTTTAAAAGGTTCTACAAGATTTTCATCTTCTACTGGTTTGTTAACTGTATTAGGATTGATCTTAGACGGATCATTCGTAATCATCCCAAAAGAATAAGATGCCTGTAGCACCGCCTTCATAAGCGGTGCTGTGGCAAAGAAAGAAATCATGTTTGAAAGTTCTTCTTTCTCTAAAAAAACATTTCTACTAACATTTAACTTACTCATACTCAATATTTTAATTATTTTTGACTTACTATTTCCATCCACTTGGGACACCCTCGCAATTCGTACCTGCAAAAGTCTGACTATGACTTGTTACGTTATTGTTTCCAGACTCCGTTATCTTTACATAATTGGATGATCCTGTAAGGATTTGAATAACAGGGACAGTTCCAAGTTTAGAACAACCATAAAACATTCTGTCCATATTAACCTTTCCTACGCCTGCCACTGACCTATCATATAGGGATGTGTATGAAACCGCATAAGTCTGTTCTGTTCCTAAAGAAAGATTTGTACAGTTTGCAAACATTTCAGTACAATTCAAATTACCGCTGATATTCTCAAAATTGGTATTATTAAACTGATTTCCTATATCCACATTCACAGGTCGTGCAGATGTTCCTGGTTGTCCTACATAATTCCCTGTTCTTCCAAAAGAAGTGAGTGACGTGCATCCTGCAAAGCATCTCCTAAGATTAGTAAGTGTCGTAAGATCATTAAAGAACTTAGCGGGAATTTGTTTCACACCCGTGTTCTCAAACATACTTTCTGCATTCTGCAACTTTCCATTCTTCATATCAAAAGAAGATATATCAGATAAATTCCTACAATTCGCAAACATTCTTGAAGCGTTTGTTACACTTGACGGAAGTCCCTGTCCATAAGGAATAGACAAATAAGTACAATCCTCAAACAATGACTGCATATTTGTTGCCTTCGAAGAGTAAGAAAACATAGCGGTAGACCAGCCGTCGACAAGACTTGTACAACCGGCAAAGCAACCAACAAAAGAAACAATGTTTGTGCAATATCTGAACCATAATACCGGAAGTTCGGTTATGGCTGTGCAGCCTTGAAATGTATATTGCATATACTGTGCATTCGTTGAATTGCTAAATGGAGAACTTGTAGCTGATTGACCTCCTGTATTTTTCAAAGCCGTACATTCAAAAAATACAGCATGGAAATCTTCTGTACCACCTCCCCTTCCAAAAGTACCATTGCCAACGCATGAAGTCAAACTCTTACAACTTCTAAACAAGGAAGAATGATAAACACATGAAGTAGGAACAAGTTGACCACTCGGGAGACTTGTAACCCCACTGCTCCAGAAAGCACCCGCACAAGAATTACCTGTCATTTTGGTAAACAAACCAGAAGGAATAGACCTAAGACTTGTGCAATCTCTAAACCAACAGATAACACCCCCTGAAATAGAAGGAATTGTGTTTGTTGCAATCGATGAAAGACTTGTACATCCTCTAAAGGCAGAATGGTTGCCGCCGGCAGCGTCCACATTATAAGTGCCAGAGCTTCCCTGAATAGAAAATGATTCGGGCCACTGTTTGATTGCAGTAGCTCTTGTATGATTTCTGAAATTGGCATACACAGTAGAAGGGTTGCTTGTATTTCTACTTCCACCTTGTACCCTTACTTCTCTTCCCACTATTTCATAAACGCCATTTGATACAGATGGCGTTTGAGGCGATCCGCTATAAGAAACGATAAGAGCTTTCCAAAGATAAAGGTAAATACTGCTCCCTCCTGCGTTCGTTGATTCATCCCCTGTCCCTACACATTCCGAATCCGTAGCGGAAGCATACACATAACCTCCGGAAGGAGAAGAAACCGTTATCCTACCACTTCCATTTGTCTGATCTGTACCACTGTAATAAGACGATCCGTCAGGCGCGGTAGTTCTTATATTCACGGAAGCATAAGGTTGCAATACATTTTCCTTTCTAAGATAAATATAAGTTGTCGTAAGCTCATAGTCAAGAGTGAAATCTATATACGTGTCAGCTCCCGATATTGCAATATTGTTTTTCGTTTGGGATTGATAATTGTCTGCCGTACAAGTGGCATTATACGACCCTGATTGTATTCCAGTAAGTGTAAGCTGTCCTTGTGAGTTGGTGTACCCACTCTTTCCTCCATAAGTTACGTAAGCTCGATTAATGTTATATCCATTTCGGGATTTCACTGTAATATGAGCACTATAAGTCTTATTGGAAATACCTACCCTTTGCTGTGGCATTGATTCCTGATTAACTGTGACAGAACCTTCCGTAGGTTGATAGTCATAAACGGAAACTTCGTATCTGTAAGTTTTCCCCATCTGCATCATAAAGGTCGTTGTACCGTCCGACCCTGTATTTTGCGTACTAAGTCCTTCTGGTTTTACAGAAGCTCCTGAAACTGGAAGCCCTGTATCGGAATTATAAACATAGAACTGCACTCTCGTTTCTTTTCTTGGCATTGCAACATTCACCGTCTTTGGAAGGTCATTTGGTTGCACAACCCCTGTCTGATCACTGAAATATTGCTTCGAAGCCACCCAATCGTAACGCATTCTCGGAACAGAGAATTTGATTTGTCCGTTACTTGTCAGACCTGTTTGTTCTCCTGCGCCTCCCTTGTTAAGTGTTATTCTTGTGCCGTTGGAAATGATACCGTTATCCTCTGTTACAACAAATGTAAGATCATATAAAGTTTGATCCATATAGATGCTCACCACTTGATCATTTCCATTTACGGTAAATTGCTGCTCTCTGTCCTCGTATTCCTCATAGGATGCTATGACGGTATATTGTCCATTGGGAAGTTCCAATACAACACCGGAAGAATCTTTTTGTGTAAAATCTTTACCGTTCACGTTTACTTTAGCACCTTCAACAACCGTTCCTCCAGCACCAAAAACTTTTATAGTAGTCTTGTGGGTAAGCTGTTTCAAGTCTATCGTAAGGTTCGAATTATTATAAAACTCATAGTTTTCCACATATACCCGTTGATGATTGTTGTCGTAAAACACATCATAAGAATATTTTCCTCCCAACACTCCTTCAAAAACAGCCTGCCCATTGTCAGAAGTCTGTTTTGTCAAACCTGCAAATCTTACGGTAGCTCCATTTAAAGGCTTTTTCTCTCCCGTAAAGGTGTTGTAATCATTTACAGTAAACGTCATGTTAAAAGTAGGCATAGGATTAAAGCTCACTTGTATATCCTTATTACTGTCCACAACAACATCCCCATTTACAGGAATCCAGTTTTGCTTTTCAACAAGATAAGTATAATCACCTCCCAATATATTCGTGAATGTCACTTTCCCATTCGTGCCCGTTCTTTTGCTTTCCGAATAAGCGACAGCATCCTCTGTTGCCAGTCTGTCCTTTGCGGTAAGTGTCACATTTGCACCTTCCACTGCGCCAACAGATGAATTTGTCACCGTAAATGTAACCGTATATCTTGGTATCAATATAAGCGTTACAGGTTCGGATTGATCGTCTTGTACATTGATGTTCTTACTTATGGTATAATAATCCGTCTTGCTTACAGTATAAGGGTATAAACCAGGAAAAGCCATAAATATGGCATTACCAGAAGAATCCGTATATTTAAATTCACCATTAAAAGTAACAAGAGCATTTTGTATAGGTCTTTCATTTTCGTCCCTTACAACGAACGTGACTTTTCTTTCATACACATCTCCTTGCATTTGAATATATTCCACCTGTGTTTCTTCATCGTCTTCCAATGCCTGAAACAATCTGTCTTCTATATTCATGAACAAAGACTTCTCCACATCAATGGAATAATCACCAGGATAAAGCACAATAGATGCTTCCCCGTTTCTGTCCGTCACAAGGCGTTTGTCTAAAATGGAAATGGAAGCTCCTTCTATGTAAGCTCCCCTATCCGACAATACTTTGAAAATAACATTCTTCTCTTTCAAAGGCTGAATATCCTCACTACCCATTATGTTTTTGTAGGTAACAAGGTAATCTTCTGTAAATCCTTTTACTCCTTCCTCGCTTGTAAGGGAATTGTTAAGATAATAGGCTACTATCACGTCCTTTTCTCCTAAATTCCCTTGGTAAAATGGGAGAAAAAGTGGTTTTATCTTTATATCATAAATATATACGGGAACAGAAGATTTTGACCTGTCTTGGGTAAGACTTAATGACAAGAATTTCATCCCGTCCTTCATTTGAAGCCCTCTCCCTTTCGGGAAATTAAGCTCTAACTGCTTCGCATATGCTCTATTCTTTCTTGATAGAATTGCCCGGCATTCATAATACACTCCGGCTACAGGAAGTTCCAGGATTCCTTTGCTGCCTGAAACAAAATTATTGCTATCCACACTTCCGTAAGATTCCTTACATATCATAGGTTGAACGGCTTCGTTAAACGCTTCCACACCGAATTTCAAATTTTGGTTGCTTATGTAAGATGTTTTAACCTTAAAAGAAATCTGATAAGAAAGATTTTCTGAAATAGGAAGGAGCTTCGTTTTGTCAATTTCAGAAGAAATACCCACCAAAACATTTCCAACGAAAGTCATTGCCTGTATAGGAGTGCCATTGTTGTCTATATCATCCACAATAACAACACCTGTAGGATTCACAAGTGGATAGGCATTCAAATCTTTTACACTTTCCGTTGTTTCATACCCTTTTGTAACATTCAAAACCGTGTCTGTCCTGTTCCATGTAGGAGAGCTATGTCCCATTGTCCATCCAGTATCACGAGACATCAAAAGGGCAAATATAAACTCATCCTCCGTCTTATATCTAATAAGACGGAGGAGTTCCCCAAGTATCGCGCCTTCCTTGTTTACAATATCAAGTGTTCCTCTTTTTCTATATTCCTTCACATAATTATTGAACAGATATTTCATCTGTTCAAGTGTGTTCACTTCGTCTGTCACAAGTCCTCTGTTTTCAATAAAAAGCTCAAACAGAATCTTGTTTGTGTCAATCTCATTGTATTGCTTAGCATATAAAACAACAAGCGCAAAGATATGACAGACTGTTTCCCAATACGCCTTAAAATCCTCTCCGTCCTTCTTTATAAAAGTAGGAAGAATGCCGGGAGAAGATACCTTTTCAAGTACATTTTCCGCCCATTCCATTACAGCAGGATCGTTTTCTTCGAAGAACCGTTTGAACACGGTCTTATTGTAGATTTCCTGTGACATGCTCTGGTAATTATATACAAGTTTACACCTGTAATATTAGTTAATAAATTTCTTAACTGGGTTATACCCAAACCCTGTATAGGGTGGCATTACTGCATCCCCTTTTACTTTTCTCATGATGTTATAACTTCCGTTGACATCAGCATTAAGTAAGATTCCATCTTTTGTTCTAAAAAGCCCTCTCTTAATTCTTTTACCAACGTAAGTATCATGGTGTTCCACAGATTCTAAATCAAAAGAACTGCATTTTGACGTGTGAGATTCGTTTACTTCAACAAATCTTAGTCCTTGTCTTTCTGATTTATACCTTAACATTGATATGAACATATCGAAAGGAATTGAGACAAAATTCTGATTGTTTCTTTTGCCAAGATTGGATTCTTGTTTCCATCCATCATTATGTCCGACTATCAATGTTGTTATATTATCTTCCAAACAAGTATTGATTATTTCTTTACTTGCCTTGTGAAGATAATCCTTTACTTTGTTGTTTCTCTTTCTTGTAAGAGACATTAACCGTCTTGAATTTTCTTTTCCATTTACTTTTTTTAATTGTTGTTGAATTTTCGATCTTTTCTTATTGTAATACTGATTGATGGATTTTAATTTCCTTCCATCAATCAAAACAGGTTTACTGTTTGTGTTAGTTACAATAGAAGCTAAATTGTTTACACCCAAATCAATAGACATGATCCTGTTGTTATCGGGAAGCTGCTCTCTCACAGAAGATTCATAAACAACTTCTATAGAATAACAATCTGATTTAGGAACAAACCGAACTTGTTTTACAGAACCTTCTTTGCAATTCGTTTCCAAAGGTGACAATCCTTCTTTCTTTGGAAAGAAAATGAAGTTTCCTTTATGTTTAAACTGCGCATAAGAATAAGAAAATACATTTCTACCTTTTGTTTTATGTTTATATCTCGGAAATTTTGGACAACCGGTAAACTTTTTGCTATCCCGTTTCCAAGACTTGATAGCAGAAAAATAAGATTTTAGGTTCTTATCTAAAGCCATAAGAACTTGTTGAGAAGATGATCCACTCATTGCTCTATAATCTATATTATTTTCTGCTACCATTTTCTTATTAAGTTCTCCTGCTCTTATCCACTTCCCCGTACAAAGAAACTCTTGCTTTATTGTATATAAAGCAGCGTTATACAAGTTCTTAGACAAGAAACAAATTCGATCTAAATCTTTATATCTCTTATCGTTTACAGAAATAATATGTTGTTCTACCAAATACATGGCGCAAATATAAATAGAATATTTGAAATTTCCTATTTAAAATCTACAACTTTAAATATTTCTGTAAACTGGTATATAGTTACCATATCACTTTATCATGTAAGTAATATTTCCCCTCAAATAATTCCATAGGAGATGCCTAAGGGATCGGATCATCTTCTGTACCAGAATGACTTTCATCAACTCGTTTCCAAAGAGAAGCTGTTTCCAAAGATGGCTTCCAGTTTTCTTGTGTCTTATGATCTTGCAAAACTTCCCAAAGATCATCTCCATATTGATAACGTTCTTTTTTAACCACATCAATATTAACCTTCCATTCTGGATGGAATTTCTTAAATTTTAAAGCATCCTTATCAGAAAGTCCTGTCTTATTTATGGTGGATTCTGTCAGATCATAAAAACTATATACAGGTGCCTCTCTGTTTTCAGGAGCATCCGTAGACCCTATACCTATAGCATCCAACTCCCTTTTTACCCATGCAATAAAATCATCATGCTCCTTTACATCTTCATTATTGGGATCATCTCTAAACTTTCTTGAAAGAGAAGCTGCAAAAGAAGCCACATCCAATGGAGTAAAAAGTCTATATACCATCATCTCCGCAGCATTAATAATACGCCCTCTTGTAGCCGGCTTTTCCAATTCCACACAAAAGGCTCTTGTTATAGTTTTCTCTCCATTTTCGTCTTGAATTTTCTCTGACTTATGGGAAAGATACACTTGCACCTTCCGACCTAAATCCAATTGTACGATCTTCCCGTTTCTCCATGCAGAATGATTTCTATTAGAATCATCCCTTTCAGTAGAAGGGACTTCAATGTAATCAATATTCGTTTTCATTTATATAAGCCTTGATTTATAAATTGTTATTTCTAAACATGAGTATGAGACTGTTTCTTCGTCAATTTCATAAAGCTCTAAACTTTAGCTGATCCACCATAATTACGATTCGAATTAGAAGCATCGTTGTTCGCATTCAAATTCCGAGGTGAACAATTACCATTATTGGCATTACCACGAGAACGAAGAAACGAAAAGTCTCAACCCATTATTTCAACCTAAAATTTTACGTTTCAGAGGTTTCAGTCCCAATGCTGAACTTGTCGTAAGACTTTTAGGATTTTATATCTTATATCGCCTAAAGTGGCTTCAAGTTTTGCACGGCTGCGCCTAACTGCGTTTTAGCAAAACTTGAGCTGAGCCACCATAATTACGATTCGAATTAGAAGCAGCGGTATTCGCACTCAAATTCCGAGGTGAACAATTACCATTATTGGCAGCACCACGAGAACGAAGACCAATTCTTGCTCTTTGATCCAAAACATTACTCCAATAATTACTCCCCCATTGATAGAAACATTCCCCAGTAGACAGACTTCCTCCCTTTAAAACAGAATAAGGAGTTTTCTTTTGTCTTTTCAAAGAATAACCATCAAAAATATTTTCAGATTCTCCTATCTTCTTATAGGTGGATTCCCAATCAAAAGAACCCAAATCGTTTTTGCTTACCGTATTGTCGTTATGCCACTTCCTCTGATCATTTTCCACATAAAATTCAACAGGATTTCCATCTCTTTGTACCGTTTGCAAATATTTACAAGTTCCTACGACTTCTACTCCGCCTCCCCAATAAGCAAAAATATCTCCACCTAGAGAAAGTCCATCAAAAAGAGAAAATCTTAAAATAACTTCTATGTCCCAATCTTTAACTTCTCCTGCCGAATCATAAGCAGCAAAAGTTTGAGACATCTGCTTAAACACCTTACAATTCATTTCTCCATCATTCAGCCCTTTTACATTAGGAATATTGACATACCAATACACACTCCCATAAAATTCAAAATTGGCTTTTTCTGCAACACCCGTCTCAACAGCAAAAGAAGCCGCCATTTGAGATTCCATACATTGCTCTTTAGGATTCTCTTGATTTACCATTATAGACCAATTCGTTCTTTGTTGTGTTGCTGAATAATAAACATCCCCAGACGAACCCCATGTACCATACTTCCATTCTCCAGAAGAAGATAATTTATATCTTACCCCTCCATTATTCTTCCAATTCGTTTCATTGTTACAAATATCATTAGAAGATATTCCGCTTGAAAATAAAGCATTGTTATGTAAATATTTTGTCTTATAAATTACTTCTTGACAAGTTATAAAAGCATTGTAAGCCCGATATCCTCCTTCTGCAAAAGGATAAGACTGATTTACATTAGGGTTGTTTGATCTTGCGTAAGTACGGTTTAAATTTTGATTTACATCGTTTATTCTTGGATAAGTTCGATCATTCAAAAACAAAGTACAAAGATTCGCTTGTCCATTTGAAGATTTACAATTAGTTTCTCCTTCATATAAATAAAAGAAATTTCTTGCCTTTCCACCTACTGTAGTAATAGGACATGGGGAAATACCTACAGGGACAAGTCTGTTATCATCAGTTATTTCAACACCGTCCCATACAGTTTTTTCTTTTAAAAAGCCACTCCATTCAATACCAGAATTACCTTTTACTTTATCTATAAAATAGGCTTCATCCATCCACCCTTTTACAATAGTATATTTTGTTTCCACTGTTTCCCATGGCCGAAGGACTCTTACTTCATTCCCTTGTAAATTATACAATTTTGCCATGCCATGTTCATTATAGAACGTCTCTGCATTAAAAGCGCCAGCATCACAATACTTTTGCTGATGCCCAGCATCCAAATACAGTTCTACGTCACATTCTGCTCGCATGGCTTCTGTAATTCCTACTGTTGGTGCAAAAGAACCATCCTCAAATCTCAATAGATTGTTACGTTTCAATTTTCCAACAGGTACAACTTCCTCTCCTGTATTTTGAGTTGTGTCAATAAGATAAAAATCCCATCCCTTTTCCAAAAAAGAAACATCTCCCAATGAAACATACGGTACAGGATCAAGATCATCTTCTTTATAGCCACTTACAGCATATCCAACACCATACTTCAATTTGTTCACTTCTTCTTGTAGACTTGTTATATTTTCATTTGTCTTATCTAAATCTTCCTGTTTTGCAAGTAAACCAGAAAGGAAACTGTAATTCTTTCCACCTTTAGCAACAGGGATTTCTTCTTTACCATCCAAAGAAGAAAGTCTTGTAAACTGTGATATTTTTTGATCTGCCATAATTATTACGTATTATTGTTGTTCTGTCAAAATCTTGTTTCCATCTTCTTGAAGGACATATCCTCCGTCTTCTTTTAAGATATAATTCTTAGAAGGTGGTATTCTTTGTGCTTTTAATCCTTTCAAATAAATCCATCCTTTCAAAAGATCATCCTTTTTCAGTATCTTGTCATAGAATCCCATGCAATTAAAAGCGAATTGGACAAAATTATTTCCATCATACGCTATTTTAAGTGTAGACGAATCACTTAAAAGAGAGCCTACCGTAATAGGAAGCATATTCCAGTTTTCATCATACAATTTCCCATCAGAAGAAATAGCATGGAAACTGTCTATATCTATTTCTTCATAAGATTCTACACTATTGAGAAATAAAGTTAGTCCCGTTATTTTATCATAAACAATAAGATTGTTTTCTTTTGAAATACCGGCTCTCTTGTCCTCTTTTTTTATAAAAACCCAACTACCTATCATAGAAAATTTAATAGGTAGTTGAAAAGGTTGCTTGCTTTCTATCTTATCATCCACTCCATCAGTAACCAGGTAGCCAGCATATTGACCTTCTTCATTGTAGCCACTCCCTTCAATAAACCCAAAATTAGACAGTACAAGATCATTACCATTGCCCGTAATGTTGGCAATAGTAGCACGATCTTCGTCCTCGTTGGTTTTGCCTACCACTGTCCATGCATGATCAAAGAATAACCAAGGATAGGTTTTGACGAAGTAGTCTTTGATCTTGGTCAGCTCTTCTTCGGTGGCATCGTGATCGAGAAATACAAGTTCCCAGATAGCGACATTAGAACAATTTCCGATGATGTTATCTAATTTTCCAACAAAAAGCGAGTTTGTCCCTTTAAAAGAATCTGTTGTTATAGGTACTCCTTTATAACTTTTAGATGTTTGATAGGTAAAATTATTTGGCAAATCCATCTCTATATTAACCTTTCCGAAAGATACAGGTCTATTAACAAACTTATTAGTTGCATTATTACTGTTGTATTCTAAAATGAAAGCACCATCATTGAACCAATTCTTTACATTAGATACTAATCCAGAGATTCCTTCACCCATTGAAATCCACTGTCTCAACGCCACAACCGTATATCCCTTTTCCTTAGTCAGAATAGGGAAGTTATCACAGACACCATAATCGTCTACACCATCAAAGACGAGTGCGCCTGGGTAGAGGGGAAGTTGTTCGATGGTGATGTTGCATGATTCCTGTAATTTTAAGAACCTGAATCCGTAATAAGCATTTTTAGCTCCAAAATCAAAACTTGGTAGATGATATATACCATCATTTTCAATTCTCATTATAACAAATTGTTGTGTTCCATTAGAAACATATTCAATTCCTTGTCCGTCTGTTAAACCAGAAACTTTGATAGTACATGATAAAACCCTAAACCCAGTATCACTTGATTTTGATTGATAAAATAATTGAGTTATATTGCTGACCTTTATTGATTTTACATTAAAAGACTTATAAGTCCAAGTAGCATCAATTCTTTCTGGTGCCTTATACCATTTATTGCTATCATAGTTCTCGGTATATCCACCTACCCCGCTCATTCCACCCCAAGCGAAATTCTTCATCTGTAAATCATGCCCAATACCTGTCTTATCAACCCATATAGGATTTTCTGCCATCTGTTCATTAGTAAGACCTAATGCTGAATACCTTGCAATCATGCCAGGAATAGATGGAAAAGGAGGAATAGGAGATACTCCACCCCCTCCCCTAAATCTCCTAAAAGGAATTGCATTAATATTTCCTATTAAATTCATTGTCAATTCCTTTCCTTAAAAACCTATACTAAGATTGGTTGCCGTTGTCCCTTCTTTCAAAATCTTCTGAACCATGTACATAAGAGGTGACCCCAAATTTGCGCTCACTTCCGCTTCTGAAATGGTGTATTCCATTCCACCTGAAAGAACCACTTTGATATCTCCTTCTGAAAGAGGAATGATTACAAACGGAACTTTTTGTCCGTTTTGGTCAACCAGAGTAATATCTTCTTCGATTGTAGCAAAGTTCCATGCACTGCTGATTAAAGAAGGTGCAGCTTCACCATTTGTTGTAACAAGTTTATTTGAATTAGCTGTTACTGTTCTTTTGATTATATCCATTGCAATGAAAATTTTTAAATTTGATTTATCTAAGTAAGTACTTGCCACAAAGATAATCTTTTCTCAACAAACACGGTAAGTTTGTACCTCTTTTATAATCAAAGCAAAAAAAAGGAGAGCAATTAAAACTCTCCCTTTAGTTTATCAAATAGGTTCATTGTGGTAGTATATGCAGAAAATACCTTCTCCTGGTTTCGTAATATTTCCCGCATCATCATCTGCCGGAGAACATTCTTGTCCAGAGCCATACCCAGCAATTCTTGTCTTTCCTCCGTCTGGAGAAGTGAAACCAGAACCACCATAGCCTGCGCCTCCATATGTAGATGCACCGGTTCTTTTCCCACTTTCAGTGTTTAAATATCCTACTTCACCTTTACTTGTACCTCCAAAAATAGACTGGACAGGAATAACAACTGAGGATTGAATAGGTTTAGTCACTTCTCCCAAAACAGTATTTTCATAAGAACTTTTAAATCCATATCTGCCGTCTCCACCTGGAGCACCTGACGGTTGCATTCTTGGACCTGTAGAAGAATAAGTTTCTTCTTTTGCGTTTTGACTTCCCGGACTTCCACTACAATAGAATGTACCCCGCATGTGGGCAGCAAAACCACCGGAACTTTTTGCATTATATACAGAATAATTGCCCAATCTACTTCCTTGTGGTATGGGATAATCGGCATCATTTTGAGCATTATCTTTCCCATTATAGGCTCTATATTCATAAGTTGTTATTCCTAATCTTATGGAATACTCTGTGCCTTCTGTCCAACTGCCTGTATTTGGTGTAGAACTAAATGTAATTTTATTTATTTGGCCATTTGAAATATCCGACATCAATATATTAGGAATATACACAATTTGTCCAGTTGTTCCGCCCATCAATACAAATTCATCCCAAGATTGCCAATACTCAAATTTTTCACCTCCTCTTCCAACTATCAAAAGGGAAACGTATTTGTATGATGTATCTAATTGGTAATTGGATTGATTACTTGTTATCTGCACCAACTTGTTCGGTTTAGTTAGGGTGTATTCCAAATTCACACTTGTTTGATAAACCCCACTTATACTTCCTGTCGTTGAAAAATCACTGAAACCGGAAGATGTAATCTTAACCTGATAATTCCCCGCAGGAATTTTGTCAAACCGTGCCGTATATGTTACTGGGCCTGCCGAACCTGTATGTTTCTGCCCTTCTGAATCTATAAATTCCACATTACCGCCAGTAGGATTTACTTTTACTTGCACCATATACAGCGGAGTAAGATTTACTTGCACCTGCATTCCTTCACTGTTCACAGTAATGCTTTGAGATGTTTCTTTGGAAAAATCCCCTTCCGGCACATACAAGATATACTGTCCGTATGCGACATTGGTAAACGTTACGGTAGTGGTTATATTCTTAGTTTGGATCACCTCCAGTCCCGTACTGTCCTTTAATTGGATTTGGCTTGGCATACCTTGCATTTGTCCAACTCTTCTTACTTGAACATTAATAGTATTAAATATCTGCAAAAGGAAGGTGTTAAGCGCAGTTTTCCCGCTTACTTCAACCGTTTCCTCTTTGCTTTCAAATCCATCTTTAGAAAAAGCTACTTTATAACTTCCGTCTGGTACAAATAAAACGACTGTCCCGTTTTGTGAAGTTGTACCGGAAGCCACCTGTATCCCTCCTTCCTTATTTTCAGTCACAATAACTGAAACGTCAGAAATATCGGTTGTTCCATCTATTGTGTTCTTATGGACAACTACTGTAAGCTCACCTGCAGGTTGCAAAATAACCTCAATTGTTTTCGCTTCATTTAATACACCGACTTTCCCGTTCTGCGTTACATAACCATCAGCACTGACCTCATAATCATAATCAACGCCTAATGCAGCGGAAATAACAGCTTCCCCATTGTTATTTGTATTCTGCTGATAATTGTTTGATGCAGATGTCATTTTTACAAGAGCGTTCTCGATAGGAATTGCTGGATTAGGCAAAGGAAGAAGGGCAAAAGGTAAAACTGTTTGCCTGTCATTTTTACCTGGTCCAGAATAAATCCCGTTTGTCCAATTAAGATTTGCATTATTTGAAGTCCCATACTGGGTGCAAGTTTGAATAGATGCACTTTCCCATAAAGAAAGACCCAACATGCGCAAAATCTCTTCCACTTGTGTTTTGTAAGAATACAGAGTTGTTGCCTCGCCATATGAAGGCAAATAACCATGTTGTCCATTTCTAAATATATCTGTCTTAGTGTATTTTGCCGCAGGTGCATTGTCAATTCCTAAAGCAGATATTATCACATCAGTATAAATAAAACCATGCGTTGATTTGTATAGGTCTGCGCTTGCTACATCAATGTCTAACATTGGCACATTGGAGATCAAAGTACCTTGACCTCCAAAAGGATAGCTTTGGGCACTTATGGCTGTCGATACCATGAACGAATTGGTATCGGTTGAAATGCCTATACCACATACAGCAGACACTCCTTTACCAGATGATGTCCATTCTTCTTTTGTGTAACGATTATTATCTTTATCATAAATATATACACCGTTTGGAACAGGATTGTATTCATAGGTACAGAAAGGACGAACTGTATATGAATTATTTTTGGTCGTTCTCCCTTTTGTGCCATTAACCCAACCAAAAATCCAAGCATTATTTGAATTATATTGTGTCGAAGTCCAATATGAACCACTACTCAATGGATCTGAACCGATTGTCGCACTTATTGAAGTGTCAATCTTAACTCTGTTTAATTGAGCTACACCCCACTGTCCACAAGAAGGCAAGAACCAAGAATTTGTACCGAATCCTTCTGTAGAATAAGCTGCACACTGATGTGCCGCCGTGCTTTCCGTTGGTTTCGCAAGTATGATATTTTGAGAATTTGTCTTACCTGCGAAGTCACACATGGCTAAAGATTCATTTGTTTCAGTTACTACATCAGAAATAGTGCCTAATGAATTTGTCCAAAAACTGGCAGTCAGATTTTCCAAACCTATGAAGTCAAAATCCTTACTTCTTACATCGGTAATAACACCAACACAAGTTTTAGCACTATCCAATTCAGTTGACCATGTTTTGTCACCATACACAAAATCACCTATTTGAGGGCGAGTAAGTAAAGGCTGCTTTGCGGTTACCTTAAATGTTACATTTGTATTGTTTGCAATCAAAATTTCTTTATTGACAGCGGGCGCATTTACATTCAACGTGCCTGATTGTGCTTCCAAAGGAGAAGACGGGGTAACTGTATAATCATAGTTCCCATAAAGAACCTTGTCAGCCGGAATATCCGAACTTATTACCTTTTTGCCATAGAAAGATATTTTGACATTATTTACAGCCTTCCAATCTTCCAAAGTAATATTTACGCCTTCTTTTGGCTTTATACTTATATCAAAATATGACCCCCTATTATTGGAGATGTCAAAAGCAAAATTAGATAGCTGGATTCTCTCTATTACACCTTCCTTAAATAAAATCATTGATGCTGAACTTCCTGTATCTGAAATTTCATAACCAATATCAAATTTTTCTGGAATGTTTTCTACAGATATCCCCATATCTATATCACCCAAATTTATTTTAGCAGATTGATCTAACAATCTGCTAAAAGCAAGGATGCCACCTGCATCCGCCCAAAAGAAATAGCCTTCAATATCCTTTGATTTGGGAACAATTTCATTTAAAGTAAATGTCTTGTGATTGCTATCCCATTGCCCCGTTATTTTAGTAAATGTATCTTCAATAAAAAATAACAATTTTGAAACAGTGTCCGATGGTGGCTGTTTGTATTCAGTCATAGGATTTACACAAAATCCTTTAGGGAAATTGGATTTAAATTCTTCCTCAGTCCATGGAACGTCTTGCGCTGGAAGAGTATATACATTAGGTGTGTAAAAATCCAATCCCTCGGAAAAATCCGCATCACTGTCTTGTGACCACTCAAACCCGCTACTATCAAACGTCATAGTAGCTACGCCAGATGAATTAGTCGTTCCTTTGTATTTGTTAGATGAATCGCTTTGATCCACCATTTCAACGGCAGCATTCTCAATAGGAGAACTATCATTTTGACTTTTTACAGTAAATGTAACCGTTGAAATTTGAAGCATCTCAACCGTTATGTTCTGATCTCCACCAGCAATTGTAAATTCACCTGTTACATCTTTATAACTGGATTTCTTTGCTGTATAGATATACTGTCCGTTCTTGTAAGTCAAAGTAAGAATGCCGTTAGAAGCAGTAGCTCCACTTGCAACAGGTGTGTCTGGAGATTCTGCCTTGGCAAAACTTATAGCTACATCTTGTGTGGATGGAACAGTCTGGAAAGTAACATTGTATTTTACATAATCAGCCAAATCCAATTCAATGGTGCTTGCGGCGGTTGCCACACTAAATGTTCCGCTTGGCACTTCCACCAGATTAGGATTATCCGTACTTGTAGTAGGAAGCTGATATTGATAATCCCCTGTAGGAAGATCAATTGCCGCGATACCCTGACTGTTTGTTACAATGGTTTCAGGAAGTGCCCTTGCGCTACTTTGCCCTACAATTATCTTTACATCCGCCAAAGCAGAATTTCCTACCTTTGTATGGAATGTAACTGTCGCTCCAGGAACAAGTGTTATCTGTACACTTTTTTCAGCTTCTTCGATTCGCACATTTCCTGTCCCATTTAAAAAACCTGTTTTTGAATAAGCGTAAGTATGCGTTCCTGTGGAAAGATTTATTGTTGCTATACCGTCTTGCCCCGTTGTGATTGTATCATTACCATCAATAGTAATTTCAACGCCTTGTGTGGCTGGTGAAGTTGTAAATGTAGTTTCAAATCCATAAGTCAATTCTATCACTTTCTCCTGATCGGCATCCTGAACACTTCCCACTCCTTCTTCCGACGAATATCCTGTGAGTGACGCATTCCAATCATAAGCACCGTTTATTACCTGCACAGGATCAGTTGTTCCATCTGATTTTGTTGTTAAAGAAGTACTTCCGTTAACAAGTGCACCGCCACTTACATTAATGGTAACGCCTTGCAAAGCTGCTCTTTCTGCGGTGTTCGCTTTAAATGACAACTGCCAGATTCTTTTCAAAATCTGTGTAAATGTAGCTTCTCCCGTCACTTCAAAAGGTAGTTCTTCACCCTTATACCCTTCTTTTGAAAATGTAGCCGTGTATCGCCCTGCTTTCAATTTTAAAGTAGCTTCACCATTTGTTCCGGTAACAAGAGCTTCTTCTTTACCGAAAATCCCAATAGATACGCCTTGCAAAAGATTGGGGGAACTCATATTGTCTTTTGCAATAAACGTAATATTGTAAGACATAGGAACAAGCTGCACCAGCACATCTTTATTGCTACCAGAAACCGATATGCTACCTTGTGTCTGTACATATCCGTCTTTTGTTACAGTGTAAGGGTAATCTCCATTAGAAAGACGTACCGTAGACAAACCACCTTGCGTTGTCTGATAATCACTTTCATTTATATGAATATTCGCGTTCCCAATAGCAACACCTTCATCTGTCTGTACAGTAAATACAATATCGTATTTCTTGTACTCCATATTTACAGGAAAAGACGGAATATCTGCACTTACAACTTCCAGCTCGCCTAAATAATCGTCCATACCATTGGCAACCACCGTAAACGGATATGTACCATTTTTTAACTGCAAGGACACCTCACCATTATCCTGTGTCTGATAAGACGTTGCATTTATCTCCACTGTAGCCCCCTTAATAGGTTCTTTCAATGGATTTTTTACCGTCATTATGACATTGTAAAGTCTTGCCTTTAAACTTATTACACTACTGTTATCACTGTCAAGAACAGTAACCGAAGAACTGCCGTCATAATATCCCGACTTTGTTACGGTATAAGGATATGTCCCGTTTTGAAGGCTTACAACAGCTTGCCCTCTTTCATTTGTAGGATAAGAAGAGCCATTGATATTTACTGCTGCTCCTTGTGCCGGACTACTGTTATCACTGTCAAGAACAGTGATAACTACATTATAATGTTTCAATACAAGGGTTCTTTGAATAAATGTATCCTGTCCTTCTACGTTGAACGATCCGGTCAAATCATCATATCCCTTTTTCTGCACGGTGTAGCTGTAATTTCCACTCTTTAATTTTATAGTAGCTTGCCCAGAACCGTTTACATTCAATACTCCCGGCTGTCCTTCTATTTTGATTGTAGCTCCTTCTGCCGGATTCCCCTTATTTACCTGCGAAATATTAAATTCCACATTGTATAAAAAGAAATCCATCTCAAAGGTAACGTCCGCATTCTGGTTGTTGACCTTAATTTCCCCCTGTAAAGTATCATACCCTGTCTTTTCGATTGTTACAGGATATTCACCATTTACAAGTGGTATTTCCGCCTCTCCATGCTGGTTCGTAAGATATTCTCCATTGTTCACCTTTACAATGACATTCGGTATAAGCTGATTTTCCTTATCCTTTACAATGACAGTAATCGTCCATACCTTAAATTCCAATTCAGGATATACTTCTTTATCTCTACCATCCACAACTACACTGCCGGAATACTCATCATATCCCAACTTTTCAATAGTGTAGGGATAGTTCCCGTTCCTTGCGGACAAAGAAGCCACACCTTGCAAATTGGTAGTGGTTGTTCTGTTATTCATCGTTACATTTGCATAAGGAACAACCCCTCCCTTTTCGTCCGTCACATGGAAAGTGACCGTATAAGGAGCTAAAACCATTTGTACATCAATGGAAACACTACCGTTCAACACTACAAACATTCCTTCTACGGGGATATATCCCGAAGCGGAAACAATATATTCATACTGTCCGTTTGCAAGCCGTATAGTAGCTTGTCCGTTGTCATTAGTTACAACCGCATTGTTTCCTATAGAAATATTTGCACCCTCAACAGGTCTCCCATCCGAATCTGTTACATTGAAATAAACCTCTTGATAAAGGTTAAGTGAACTGTCATTAATACCTACGAACAAATCCTCCGGTTCAGACGGGTAAAACAACGGAGAAAGATTACTGTCAGAATCGTACAAGATATTTCCATCCTGATCACGCATAACAAACCCCCTTATACGCGGAAGCTGATTTGCCGGGACTTGCTGATCGTAATACGGAAAGAAATACTCGTCCGGCACATATTTTACGCCATCGGTCTTTTTTACAATATCCAGCAAATCGTCCCATTCTACGATTTTTCCAGGTGTCCAAAAACGAAAATCAAGATATTTAGTAAGGTTCACTTGTATGTTCTGACGCACAGTAGACGCATCGTAATCCGGTTGAAGCTGAACACGGAAATCCAACCCCCTTTCTGAACCCACATAGAACCAATCAATATTCTTGATACCAATACCAACTACTTTCCCTTCAATATTCAGTTCTGAAATACCAAAATATCCTTGTGCGCTTTCAAGAAGTGTATCAAGTTCTTCTTCGGTAAAGAAAATACCGTTCTGCGAAACAACATAGAGATTATATATGCCCTTTTCGTCCAGACCGGCACTCATTACTTTTAAGACACGATCGTCTATGTTGCTAAGTGTCTGTGTCCAGTATTCTATTGTATTCTTGCTAAGGATATTCAGATTGTTCTTAATACGGATTCTAAACGTTTCATCATCCTCACTATCACGTCCTCCAATAGCATAATATTCATTCGTACATTCGATATGACCTTGTGGCTGCGGAGAAACATTGGTAATGCTGTTAGGTGGTACGTTTGTGGAATACCCTGCGTTGATACTTCTTACCTTTACATATCCGTAACCACTTTCCCCTACAGCCAATGCTTCATCAACTTGGAAACGAATACCATTTTTATTTACAAAAGTAACAGACGTATCATATACTGTACCTGGATCAGCAGATACCCTTATATATGTCGAAGAACCCAAAGCACCTTTACGCGGACTGACACCATACAAAGCAGCAGCCTTATCCAAATAAACGCCTGTAGCTGTATCTGGAAATATCTGCGCTTCCTTTATAGCAATATCCTTCATTGCCTTTTGAGCAACTTTCGCTACACCGAATGCCGTAGCATTCACAACCGAACCATCAGCTACATTACTTACCTTAGCTGTCTTATCCAAAAACATCTCTATAAAAAGATTCTTTAGATTGGTTATTGTTGCACTTGTTTTTGTAATCATCTGAATATCAATTATATAGGAACATTTACTAAATAATCTTTCTTTGTTACCGTTTTACATTGCAAAGAAAGGAATACGGCATCTTCCTCTCTTTTTACATCTATCAATTCCACAGAATCCCATCTTGAATCCCTTTGAAACATGTTCATTACATCCTTAAAAATAGAAGGGTATTGAATTGCATTCACCGTTGTTCCTATGAACTCATTTGCAATTCCATAATCCTTAAACTCTGGTATAGCACCTTTTTGAGAGGAAAGAATAGTATCCAAAGCCTGTCGGATCGCATCATCGCCTATCACTATCTTTAAATCGTCATTCTCAAAGACAAAATTCACATCTATGTCACGTCCCAAGATATTATCTCCCACAAGTACATCCACAACAGTATCAAGATAATTATTCCCAGCGTTCTTTAGATTGATATAGAACTTGTTCCCTCCATCAGAGAACGAATAATCAGTTTCTTCTATATACTGCGGTATTGTAATGTTCATCCAATCATCTTCTGGGTTGGAACTGTTAAGCTGTCTGGATACATCTTCAAAACGCTCACCTGTCCGAAGTGTCTTTTCCATCTGCAAAGTATTGTTCCTGTCTAAAGAAGAACTTCTAAGCCACCTTGCGGAACTTTTAATAGTGGAAAGTTTTGTCTGTGTCTCTGTAAAATTGTCCAGAATGTCCCACATGGAAATATCATCCAAAGTATTTTCATGTAGGATGAACAAAGGCTCAATCGTTTCCGATTCTCTCACAAGTTCAACAAGACACAAGAAAGAATCCTTACTCATCTCCCCACCATTACTATAATAATCCACAATAAGAGGATAATCGTTGGTACAGAAATCAACAAACTTCTGAAAATACGACTTTATATCATATCCCGTTACGTTGTAAAATTTTTCGAAAGCATCATCCATTGCCCAGTAAACCTTTAGAGATTGAACTTGCAAATTCATTTATACCCTTTTGTATCGCGTTAGAGGCACACATTTCCAAAAGTGAACCCTTACCACCTTTTGCTCCCGAAACCGCTTCTAAAGGAGCTATAACGGTCATTTCAAGGTTGTATTCCCATATCATGTTCTTTGATATGCTCTGACTGAAATTAACGCCACGTGAGGGGATTGTTACAAGATAACTCTCACCAAGAGCCATGTTATAGAAGAAAAGTTTCATGGGGAAACCATTCTCGTCAACACCATTACTTTTATCTATGATAGATTGCAATATCTTGATACAGCCATATCCTGTTTTGATGCCGACATCGAAAGAAGGCATTTTAAGAGAGCTTGCAGACTTTCCCTGTAACTGATAAAGATAGCGTTTCCCTGCTGAAATACTGAAAGCCGCACCAGTCAATGAAGCGCTATCAGAACCACTTAAAAGAATCTTGAATGTCCTTCCAAAATTCCCCTTTATCGTAATTGTCTGCGGCATGAAAACAGGAGAGGTAAGTACCGTTACACCTCCCGCCGTGTTGACTACCGTAGTTCTTTTAGGCTCACTCTTATCTATACTCTCCGGGCTTATAGGGAAAGTAAAGACATCAATTGTGTTCCCTTTGGAATCTGCCAACTCCAAAGAACACATATACACTTCAAAATCATTCGGGAACTGCGCTGCCATCATGGAGCGACCCAAATTTTTAAGTGTCGATTTCGCTGTTTTTACCACTGAATCCAAAACTGCCACGGCTTTGTAATTTTAACTTGTTCAAAAGTACGAATTTCTTCCCAATATCCTAACCCTGTGTTATCTTTTCATTCTCATAATCAGAAGCAACAAAACTTTGCGCCGATTGCATGGGAGATGTAACGGGAACAGGAGCGGGACTTGGCACGCCAGCCGTTGCTCCAACAAGAAATGAACCTGCCGGAACATTGTGGGTATGGGAATTGAATGTATTTACAAAACCATTCAATTTACTTGTAAGATTATCCAGTTCAACCAGACCTTTCAATCCCCCACCATTGAACTCAATAATATCGTTGTTCATTTTCAAAGTAGATGCTCCCGTTTTCAAATCTAACTGTTCTTTCGTTATCGTGCTTTGTACATCTTCCCCAATCTTTACCGATACACCGGAATTATCCACTTGCAAAGATTGTTCTATTTCCTCCGTTTTCCAATGAAAATAAACCTTTTCCAAATCCATAGAGACTTTTCTTTCCTCTTCTTCCGGTTTTTCTGGATTCACAACCTTTGCCTCTATCTGTGTGTATCCCTTTACGGAAACATTTGTTCCTCCGGTCACATTCACGCTTCCAGTGGATTCAACAATTACCTCCGATTCTTCTGATCCTGTAGCAAGTACCTTTACGGATGCTTTTTTAGGAGAATTGATAGAAACAATTACTGCATTATTAGCCGGATCAACCGATAAGGATGCAGTCACATTCCCTACTGTCTTTCTGAACTGGAATGTATTCTCTTTCCACATAGGAGACTGATCATTTCTCGGATAGCTCCCTATCACAATAGGAACACCGTCATACGGGTTGCTCGCTATCACTACCGCCGACCCTTGTTCATTTTCTTTCTCCGGGAACTCGATATTAGCCAAAACTTCATTTGTTATATAAATATCCCGAAAGAAAGCTCCCCCATTTCCCATGACAGAAACACGACCTCTCCTTAAACAAGTTTCCACATACAAATCCCTGTCCACTCCATTGGGAACAACAATGAACCCGAATGAAATTGCTTCGGGGGACGCATTCAATTTTCTTACTTTTCCTCCTGCCATAACTAACTGAACATCTTACGATTAAGAAAATATTCAAACTGATCTCTATCCACTTTTGGAGAAACAAGTGTAGCGATCTGATCTTTTTGAGCTACTTTGACTGCATTTTTCATTTCAGTCAAATCAACCAATTTGAAATAATCCGGTTTCACATCTTTACTTTCTTTCCCTGCATTATCCTGTCTATTCTTTGCAGAAGAAAAAGAATTAGAAAGAATAGGAACGTACATACCTCTTTCCACTTGCATAATAGTCTGTCTTTGCAAATTCCCATCCAAGAAAGAAACATTATTGACAACAGAGGATACATAAAAAAATTCATTTGTCGGTTCAAAGTAAATAAATGTACCAACCTTTATTCTTCTATCCCCATTTATCGTAATCATGCCTGTTCTCGTAAAAGGAAGATAAGCTGTTGATTCTATAATGTATATGAGATCATTTAATGCTGCCGCCTGAAAATTAGAAAGCGTCCGTGTCTTATTTATCCCTTCTACCTCGTTGTAATTCAAATATTGGTCGGTGAAAGACATCTTCTTGTTACCAAACACTTCTGCGTAATCGTTCAAATATACAATAGGAACAAAAGCAAGGCTCGTTGTGTTTGTTTGTCCAGCATGATTATTAATCACTTTCAACTGATACCATGAATAGCTCCTTGTATCATAAGAAAGATCGTATCCTTGCAAATTATCAGAAGAAATTGTCACATACTGTCCGTTCTTATAAGCTCCCATAATAGCATCCTTGTTGAACGGAGGTTGTCTTACAACTATATCTATCGTATTGACATAAGTATCAAAATAAAACTCCACCAAAGGAGATTGGCATACCCTCGTCATATACTCCAATAGAGTGCCATTCGGATTAGCAATAGAAGAATCAATAAGAACCCTTTTTTCGAGAATATCCTCTACAAATATCTTTACTATCTGCCAAACGCCGTTTACATCTTGTTTTTGATTATTTCCTAAATCGTAACTTTCTGTCCGCTTGTCTTCCCAAGAATCAAAAACACTGTTTTTAGCTATTCCTATCGTTGACATGGCGTTTACGATAAACCATAAACACTCTTTTATCTCCTTCTGGCTAAACGACCATAAAAGATTGGAAAAAGCTCCTGTAAGGACATTCCTTTTAAACCAAATACTATCCTCACTCATTTCGTACCAATGAGAAAAAGTATCAGTAGCATTCAATAAAGGAATGAAATAACAGCCATCCTCTGTAAAAAGTTTGCTTATGTCTCTTCCTTCTATCGTGATAGATTTTATGTTTCCTTGTGCTTCAAAAGAAGATGTACAGACATCTACAAATCCTATCATGTCCCAAATATTGTTTTTGGCTATTTTAGAAACAGGAATTTCCAAGTTCACTTGCTTTCCTAAATCCAAATCTCCCGTTGATTTTTCCTTTTTCAAACGTTCGAACCGGATAAAGACTATATCATTATTCTGGATAAACTTTTCTTGAAAAGACTTGACTTGTGCTCCCTCATTGGAAACAAGATTAAACTGTTCTATAATAGATTCTCCAAAAGCAAAAGAACTTTCGTTTGCATAAAAAGGTGATAGCAAAACAGTAAATTCTCCTGTCTGTTTTGACTTTGTAGTTACTACCTGCAAAACATAAGGGGATAAATCCATGACCTTATCCAAAGCCTTGATATATATCCATACCCTTACGTTCATGGAAATTATCTTAGCGTTTATCCCTGTTCCTTTCAGAGAAGATGTAACGCTTGTGTCAGGCAAATATTCTTCATCACTTATCAGACTTTCATAGTTTTCTCCCCAATAAGCCTTAAAACTTCCTTGTGACACAAATTGTCCGCTTTTTGAAGGTAAAACTATATTTAATGGCGTATCTGACTTAGGAAAAGCAATAGGGGTTCCACTTTTTACATAAGGTAAGATGCCGGAATCATAATCACTTTTAAACTCCACTCTTTCGGCCTTATCATAAGTGCCCCAAATAATGTCAAGATTAGATATCCCCTTTTCATTTTTAACAGCCAAAAATTCCTTTTCTGTATATTTTTTAGCGTCAGATGGAGGATTAATTTGCCAACCTTTAATTAATTGTGCTACTTCCGAATCGCCATTTATATTTATGACATAAACAGGCTGTGTGCTTTCTTTTTTATTTGCGTCCATGTCAATAATCCTCCCTACTTGCTATTTTTGCAATATTACTATTTATCTGGCGAAGAAGCAATGTATCTTGTGATATAGACTGACTATTGTTTTTGTTGGGGTCAAATATCGTCTTACCATCAATAATAACAGGAGTAACCTTCGTTCTTGCATCTGGGTATGGATAATCAGAAGCCATACTGGGGTGATCTTCTGCATATTTCTTATCTTTATTATAGTTATCGCCATCTCCCAAAAAGTCCCTAATAGCTTCCAATATCTTAAACAGCCTTGCTATATTTTCTTCTCCCCAACCAATCATCTTATTTTCATAAGCGGCTGTCAGGGCTTCTCCTGTGGTAACAGTTCTTTTTGCTGCCGTCGCTTCATAACGATTTATCTGGTCATTCTTCCCTTTAAGCGCCTGTTCCGACTTTTTAACCTCATCAAAAACTTTATTAGAATCCAACGTTCCACTTTTTGTAAGATCTACAATATCTGTCCACGAAAGGTTTGTAAAAGCACCTCTCATCAATGAACGCAACATTTCAATGCTTCCACCTGCATATTGTTGAAGAATATCCAAGAACACTTTCATAATTTCAGGATTTTTTGTTAAATCGTCCATTTTAGCAAAAGCCTCGGATGGAGAGTTTGCGCCAGTTGCCTGCTGTACTGCACGAAGCAAAAGAGTTTGTGTTACATCATCTTGTGAAATCCCTTGTCCCATGAAAGCCTGCTGTACGCGCTCCAATTGCCTACCTTCCATTCCGGTCTGCAAACGAACAGCACGCATGATAGAAGCTATGCTTGCTGCATCTATTTCACCTGTACGGGAAAGAATATCGTCAGCAGAACGAATAAAAGTAGTCATGCTTTCATCCATCGTAGAAGCAATCTCACTAAGAGGAATTTGAAGCTGTTTCATGGTCTGCTCAAACGAACGGATAATGGCAGATGAAGAAGCTGTTTGTCCTTCCTCTGTACGGGCAAAACGCATCGCCCCTTGCATTCCCATTACAGTACGATCACTAAGTCCATATAAACGCTGTACAGCCATCAGACTTTGCGTTTCTGGGACAGGCGCAACCGTTTCTTCCTTTCCTCCGGCGGCACGGATAAGTGCGGCGCGTCTTTGAATATACTCCCCTACATTCATTCCAAGAGCACCAGCAGCATAACTACCTTCTCCAAAGGCTGTACGCATGGCTTGCCCGGCAGAAACACCCATTGTTTGAGAATAGGGGACTGTTCTTCTTTCAGCTTCAAATGCTTTTTCAACAGATGTAGTGAAAATTCCCGCCATGACATTAGCGACCGCAGTAGTTACACCACCCAAAAATCCCCCCACACCAGGTATCAAAGAAAGACCTTCTCCTACAATTCCGCCCAAAGAAGATATAAGTCCTCCGCCCATAGCAGCAGGACTTTGGAATGTAGCTCCAACACCGGAAATCACTCTTGTGGCAATGTTAGTAGCTGTACTTCTGTCACTTCCTCTTTGTACATTTTCCCTTCTTTCTCTTGTAATAGGTGTTTCTTCTCTTGCTGGCACTGGTGATGGTGTGGGCACTGGAATAGGCTGTATTCCCGATCCACCCACAGAAGAAGTTCCTCTTTGATTGTATAGAGTTTCATCAATGGAAAAAATACCTTCTTGTATTCCCTCTAAAGCGCGTGCTCCTGCTTGCACGTTTTGAAGAATTTGCTTTGTTATATCAGACAAATCGCTATTACCGGAAGAAATGGCTTCCACAATATCACGAAAACCTTCTTGATTGACACCAAGTAAAGCTGACAAGTCGATAGCTCTTGTCCCTCTATCTTGGTAGGATTCACCTCTTTCTTCCGAAATGTCCGCTTCCGGTTGCTTTGTTCTTCTCCTACGTGTGGGTGTTGCAGTTTCTTGATCTTCTCCTTCCGGTTGCGGTGTAGGCTGGACAACTGGACGTGTGGGTGCTGCAGTCTGTCTACCCTTTTCGGAATTTTGCTGTCCCAAAAGGTTCAATTGTTCCCTAAGTTGGTTGAGCACATCGTTCTGCTGACGAATAATGTCGTTATTGTTTTCGACTATTCTTCGCTGCATATTCTCGACATCTCTCCCGACCGACCTAAGTTGAGAGACATCCACCGACACCCTAAGTCTTTTTTCGTTATCCGCCATTTTCCTTACCTTTTTCTTTTGCCTTTTGCTCCATCTCTATCATCTTAAACATCTGATCTTCATAGAAGGCAGTATCTTGTTCCGAAATTTCACCTTCCGGTGCTTTCAACCAATCCCCGATATTGGGGATATATTCTTGCGCTCTTTCCTCTTTTTCTTTCTTTTCTTGACTAAGTTCATAAAATGCCTTTTCTTCTTCGAACTCCATAAGTTCAGTAAAGAAATCACACTTCTTATGTTCTTCCGAAAGAAAAGGAATATTGTGCTTGTTCCTAAACCACCTATCAATAGGAAAAGCGTTATTCCATTTTATAACAAAATTCCTATATTCTTCCCGATTCATTAGTCCACAGAAGAAAGTATTTTTTCAGCCTCTTTCAAGAAAGGGAACACCTCGTTCATGTAAATATCGCTGATCTCCTTAAAATCTTTCAATCCAAGTTCCGAGAAACTTTTTACCTTCAAATCCGCAACCAACTGCGGACAAAGAACGGATAAAGTTGCCTCAACATCAATCATATCCAACGCACGCTGCGCTGTAATAGTAGGATTGCCAATCAATGAGTTGTAACTCCCTTTCCCCAGTCTTTGTTTGTTTACTTCGATCTGGTAATACTGTCCTACATTAGGAAATTGAATCTCGTACTTTCTTCCTTTTACTGTAATTTCTTTCGTACTCATACTTTGTTTTATGATTAATTGATTGATACGCACAAATATACATATAAAACAGAGAAAAGCGGAATTTTCATTCCGCTTTCTGAAAAAATTACTCATTCCCTTTCTCTTTATTTGATTCAAAAGAAGTCCTTATGATTTTACTCATAGAAGAATCAAATTCATCACAAATTTCTTCTTTTGAATTTTCTTCAAATTCTGTCTGTAACTGAATAGGAGGTGTTTTGTATTTCAATTGGAACAGATCGTCAAATTGTTCTTTCGTTTGAGAAACAGACATCAATGTTGTAACTTCTATAATCTGCTTCTTCAAATGTTCTCTCCCTATTTCTGGTGTCAAAGATTGATGCCACTTATATTTCCAATTCCCCTTTGAAGTTTTGCCCGTTTTTTCTTTTATTCTATCTACAACACCCTGCGGAAGCAATTCATAAATATATTTGTTTGTTAGCTTTCCAATAAAAGAAGGCTTGTTTCTAATATATTTAGGGATAAATGGCAACCCCCATAAACGATATATATTTTTATAAAAATCATCTGTAAAAGTAAGTTGCCATTTCAATATTTCGTCCGATATATAGGCGTTAAGGATTTTTTGAAGCTCAAACCTCTCTCTGTCATATTGATAACCTGTAGCTTCGTCTACCAAAGATATGATTCCAACCTTGGCAAAAGACCGAACCAAAATTTCACATTGATCTGCAATTATTTTTTGTCTGTCACTCAATTCAATATGCTTTCTTGCTTCAAGCATTCCATCACAAATATCCACCAACACAGTAGCTTCATATCCATTTACCTTTTGATTCCCAAGATAGCAATCTAAAGGCTGAAATCGTCCCGGCTCTAAATCTCTAAAAATAAAAGGCTTAACTGTAGAATTGTTTAAAAAAGTAGGCAATTTCGTCCCACCTTGTTTTTCGTCCGTTATTCTTAAAATTTCTTGCATACCTCTCCCCGACAAAACCCTCATTCCGTTTTCAAGAACATAGCAAGAAATCGACATACCGCCTAATTGCAGAACACCTTTACACTCAATCTTATTGATCATATCATTTCTCATTTAAATTGTTTTTCAAACAAAATCTTATTCGTCTCATCATCTCCCAAGCTGTTTTTTGAGTTACTTCCAATTTTCTGCCCATTTCAACAGAATTTATTGTATCATCGTACAAAACCAGCCACAAAGCCTTAAACCACTTTATAAGCGGAATTGATGTCTTAAAAAAGATAGTTTTCGTTTTTACATCAAAAGCCTTATTTGTATCGCAACAAATATACTCATTACCACGAATCCTAATCTTAGCTCCTCTACTATAAGGAGAAATAGGATAAGAATCTTCCCATCTAAGGGCTTCCAAAAATCTTACGCAACTTTCTTCTGTAGGAAAAGCAGCATCAAGATCAGCTAAACTTTTAAATCTACTACTCATAATCACCTTGAATTTTTAATACACGCCACAAAGATAGTAAAAATTACAATCCAAACAAATAAAATAATAATAATTTCTAAAAACAAAAGGTGGACAAACGCCCACCTTCCTTTATTATGAATAATAAGATTGAATGTAATTGCTTCACAGCAACGAAGCAAATATAGCAACTTATTTTATTCTTACAAAATCAATCCAAAGCCCTTATATTAACAAATTTTATAACTTATCTTGTTAAATGTAGTTAATATTCAGCAGTTACAATCGGGTTAAGATAACGTATGTTAACATTAAAACTTGAAACAGATTGCTCTTGCAACTGCCAATTCTGATTTTCAATGAAACACGGAGTTAAAAGAGCAACCGTCTGACCTGTCGGGTCAACCTGCGTCACCATCTTACGGGCATCATCAAAGTTCTGAACCAATTTCTTATAGATCATGATAGAGAAACCTTGTTCTGCGAATGTAAGAGTGTCCAGTACTTCCTGTAAAGTTCCCAAGCGATGAATCATTGCTTCTACCACCGGAGCTTTGAAAGACAAAAAGAACTGGTCCACAGTTGCGGAACATCTGTAAGATACAGGCGGGATTTCCTGAATAGGCAAACTACCTAACCCTTGTACATCTACACGATTGATTTGTTCCTGTACGGTAATATTTCTGACAAAACCAGCAGTCTCACCGCCAATTTTGATATATGCCATAGGTGCACTGAATGTCTGCATGATATTCTATGTTTAGAATTATTATCCACGAATTAAGAAGCCTGTAAAGAACAGCTTATTGATTTCATTGTTGACAACGATCTTATAAGTAACAAACCAAGCGTCTTCCTGCCTTGTTACGACAACATCTTTGAAAGAAAGAAGCAAGTTATCCTGTGCTTCCGTTGCTACTCTGGATTGCAAATAAGCAACCGTCCAGTCCTTCACCGCTCCAGCAGACAAAGTATTCACGTTTACACCGTTTTCCTGTCCAAGCAGATCAATAGAAGCATTTACAACTAATTCCTTGTTAATTTGTGCAACAATACGCATGAACTGGATGCTGTGACTCTGACCATTGGAGTTGAATAACACCTTGTTATCTTGCAAAGTATTCACACCCTGTAACACAACAAAATTGTTAGTGTAGTCATTGTAAACCGTCACAAGCATACCGGCATCCAAAGCCTTCGTTTTTTCAACTTCACTCAAAGTATGCTGTAATTTGTCAATACCGATCGTCTTGTTTGTAACAGGAATATAAGGCGGTTTTCCAGCTGTTCTTCCCAAGATACAACACAAATTATACATCACACCCCACCAACGTGTTTTTACACCTGTAATACCGGAAGTCATGCCTGCGCCTCCATGTACCAACTGGACAAGCTCACTATTAAAGCCTTTTGCCAAATCAAGTGATTTAGAGAAATTAGCAGCATCAGCATATCCTCCAACAAACAAGAAATGGGTGTATTTTGCCTGGCTGTTCATGTGGGCAATATACTGTTTCTGTAACGCAGAATCCGCATTTTGCCCAAACTGATCTGTAAGAGCAAAACTATAATCCAACCCTGTGATAGCAGAAAGAGCCTGTGTCATGTAATCGGCATTATAAGTTTCCGTACCGCCTTTTGCAAGTACGAATTTCTTTCCTACAAGTGCCGTTGTTACGTCGTTTTCCGCTACAGTTCCTTCACCTTTTTTCTTTGCATTGCTCGTCAAAACAAACAAATTAGCAAAGTTGGAGTCTGATTTAGCCCAATCAATCAAAGTCTGGATATTGTCAAATTCTGGTGACTGCAATACTAAAGTAGGTGCTGCCTGATCTTCCGGTGTTTCTCCAATAGGATAACCATCCTCTGCATAACCGGTAAAAGAGCCAACGTAAAACTTCATGATCCATTTTTCAGGATCATCTTCTCCTGCCACAATAGAAACGCCATAACCAGTAATCAGATTGCCAGCTTCCGAAAGTGTACCATTTGCTCCCTTTCCTTCGTCCAAAGTTTTAACTTCAAACGTTCCACCTGCCGTTGTTGTAAAAGTGATAGTTGCAGAAGCTGTCTGTGCGGCTCTAACAAACAAAAGCTGTGAAATGCCAGTAGAGGCAGGGTTTGAATAATCCGGTGTAAAAAGTGCCTCTGCAATTTTCCAATACATACCGCCTTTCATGAAAGAACGAAACTCTGCCAAAGTATCAAATCTATATACAGAATCCAATCCCTGAAAGTTTTCCCCAGCCACGCCAGAACCACCGCACCAGTTAGCACCGTAAACCCCAGTATCAACTATGACGCAACGACCGTAATCAAGCGTTCTCGAAGGTGACGTTTCTCCGCTTTTTATGGTAGAATACGCCCCTGGGAGAGTTATTTGTTTGTTTCCAAATATGAATGATGTGCTCATAACTTATTGATTTCCAATTAATTATATATCGAATTTATATATGATTTTATTCCCTCTATCCTTTCTAAGTAATTAGAAGGAACTGTATCTCTTTTCTTCAAATTTGTTTTTCCAAAGGTAATCATTTTTCAATCAACGTACTACCAACTGCCTTTAATTTCTGATTCCACCCCTGGAAGTCCATCGATAGCGGTTGGGTCACCAAGAGCAATACTATCCACTTGGTTGACCTTTCCAAAGATGATCTTTCCAAGTAAAGTTGTATCCACAAGTCCTGGAGCTATTTCTTCCGAAGATAATTCCAATCCGATAGAACGGATAAAAATAGGAGTTGGCATCAAATGGTTCTCCATCATCAGTTCTTTCATGGAAAACTCTATTTTGAGAAATTGAGAAGCCAACAAGTCCCAAGAACCAAGTAAAAGCGCATACAAAACTTCCGACATCAGAATTGATTCATTCATGTTTACAGAAAAACACATAATTTCCAGTCCATACTGTCTTGTATCTCTGTACATAGGAACGCCACCCATAAAAGATTCTATCTTACCTATAGAATTAGCGATACCACTTTTCTTTCCCGGTTCACGAATCACATAAGATGGAAGTCCTGCTCTGTCCTTTGGATATTCCAGCAATACCTTTATGTTGTTAGGGTTTGTTTCTTTCCGCAAAAACAAATTCTTTGCCTGCTCATAGAAGTTGTAAGAACCATCCTGCGTATCTCCCAACACCTTATACAAGAAAGAATCCTTTTCATTTTTCTTGCTTTCAAAGTCAGTCTGAACATATTCCAAACAACTTTCTACAATCTTTTTTATTTTAACTATCTGTACCATAACTAAATAGCCTTTAAAAATTCGTTTATAACCCTATCCGCGACAACATCTATTTTAGCTTGTTCAAGAGCCTTGTCCATGAGCTTATATGGGATAATGCCACCATTCCACCAACTGTTAGGATCAGAAGCATCACTTACCCTTCTCCATGTAAAATAACCACTTCTTGTCTCGTTTGAAGTAGAAGCAATACTTACTTTCGTCAGACCTTGATAAATAGGTGCTTTGTGCATGTAAGATGGTTTGTTTACTCCCAACCTGTTTATCTCTTTCCTCTCTCCTTTTTCGGCAAACCTTCCTTGTAAATTTCCAATTCCCAGCCTTCCTGTCTTTCGAACTGCATCGTAAATCTGTTGAGGCATTATCGTTGGAAATAAGCCTGAAGTTGCTACAGCTTCAGGTGTTGCATGTCGAAATGGAATATTTATATACCACCCGCCACCTTGTTTTCGCTTTCTTTTCGGTGAATTTCTAAATCCTTCTTTCTCATCAAAAGGTGGTTGCCCTTCCTCAATCATCAAAGGAATAGAAGATTCTCTGTTTGTCAATCCAAATGTAACAGACAAAGGGGATTCCCTTTCTATGAAAACTCCCCTTTTATATTCATTCCTTGTCTTATGAAGATTGCTTGATATAAGATTTTGCCACCTAAGCTGATATTCCGAGACAACCGCATCAATAATGGAAGAACCTAAAAACACAGATTGATCCCCTGAAAGATTAAACTCTTCCACAAGATCACCTAAATCTATGTTTATCGGTAAAATCATTCCACCACTTTCATTTGTATGTTATCGTTCAAAATAACGCCAGAACCGTCGAAATTAGGTTTTTCAGAGACTATCAAATGCGTTCTTCTTGCTACCGCCTGGATAGGAAGCCTTGTTCTTTCCAATTGTCCTGATTCCTTATTCTTTTTCCATGAAGCACGTACTTCGTGTGGGAAATCCAATACATGAAACTCCAGTTGATGCTGATAATAAACGCTCACAACTGGGTTTAAAGCCATATCAGCAGTCAAAATTATACAATAAGGGTTCGTATCACTTACTTTGTAATCTCCCGCTGAAAGCTGTCTTAAAGGCATCGTAGAACCATCAAACACATGTATGCTGTATATGGATAACGGTTTGTAGGTCGTGAACACGAAAAAGTTTTCTCCGTCCGTTCTTACAGGAAGATTCTCGCTGAAATAAGAATATTCCTTCTGGATCGTGATCCTATCAAAATACCCCATATTCGGTTTGTCCGTGTCCGTCACCGTTACATTGATAGTTCCTATCAGTTCTTCCGACCAACGCTTATAGTCGTTGTTTCCGTTTATTCCGGTTATGAGTGCATGGGTACTTACAGGGTTCACATAAAAATATCCTGTGCCGAAACAATTCTGGCAATCTGTTAAAGGAGAATCCGGCGCATTACAAGGACATCTCAAAGCCTTTTCGATTATCACCTCATATCCTTTCAAGTAAACAGCAGAATCGAACTCTGAACGCATAAATTCAGGACTTGCATTACTTAAAGCCGGAATAGGTGATTGTAAAATGCTTTTTGCCATAACATGCCCTCCTTATAATACCAAAAATTTAAACTGATCGTACACAAGTTTTATCCGTCCTACCGTTTCCTCTATTTCCTTCTGATACTGTTTCAGGCGTGCTCCATACCCTGCATTTTCAGCAGAAGTAGTAGAGTTTATGGATTGTCTAAGTCCGTCTATCTCCAGGTGCATGGACGCAATACCCGGAAGATTGAATATCATATCTCCAGCAATATTTAACGGGCCGAATGAAGCGAGCTTACCAACCAGATTTATCAAATCAACCGGCATTTTATCCAAATCAAATCCGGTTATATACTGAATATCCCAATAGTCCGGTATGTTTGTGTACCGTTGAAATCCTATTTGAGTTGTTGTACCTGTAAGAATAACATCGGCATTTCCCCTGACCGAACTTGCCCCAGTAGGTACTACACTCATTCTCCGTTTCCCTATCCCGTCCATATCCTTTTCACATGTAAGCCATGCTTGCGGATAAATAATCTGCTCCATCTTATTCAACATACCTGTTAGCGCAAGAGGAACTCTTACAGGACAGTTGGTTTGTATGATAGGGAATTGCTGAAAATAATCTGTCCTGTAATAAGAATGCGTTTCCGATTCAACCAACTGTTTTACAAATTTAAGATTGAAATAGTTCTCAACCTCTCTCTGCGCTGCACTAAGATAAGTTCTAAGAGCATCATCAGAAAAAGCCGTACCAGTTCCAGCCTGTATAGTGATACCATACAAGTAGTTGTTCCACATTTCGGCTACCGAAATGACCGATCCTGTGTTCTTTTTATATTTTATTGTAAACGTCAGTTGTCCCGGCATAACCTTTTATTTTTTAGGTAAAGAAATTATCGCATTGATAAGTTCGTCCTTCTGATCTTCTTCTTTGAATCTTCCCGCCTTTTGCTTAGACATACCATTTTCAATAGCAAGAGTTTTCAAATCTTCGAAAGACATTTTGGACATATCTTCTTTCAAAGAGGCTATTTCTTCTTCATTAGAAGAGTTTTCTTCTTCCTTCTTTTCTTCCTCTATTTCTTTTGGCTTTCCACCATTCATCAACCTTTCACACTCTTTTCTCCAAACATCAGCAGCTTGTTTCATTTTTTCAATTTGAGCGTTCTTGTCGCTGATAATACCGTTCAAACGACTAATCTCAAAATCATATTCATCTTTCAGAACTTTAATTGTGGCTTCATCGTCCTTTTCTTTTTCCGACCTTTCTTTTTCTAACCCATCGGCTTCTTCCAAAGAAGTGATTCCTTTAAAGCCGCCCGTTCTGATATATTCCCAAGTCTCATCCTTTACGGTTGATTTTCCGTCCTTGAACTCTACAAGTTCATCTCCAAACTGGATAACGGTATTTTTATAAATTGTTGATACTATTGTAACCATATTTCAAATTTTTTAAATTATTAAGGGAAGGGAAGAAGCTACAAGAACCCTTTCCTTCCCTCTTGTTTATTTTAATTCCTATGATCTCTTATGCACCTAAGCCTTCATCACCGATATTGATGACACGACACATCTTAGCGGGCTGATACAAAACCGGAGTGCCGTAGTTCAAAATTGCAAATCTACGAGACGGAGCGGTGATTGCAAAGTCGATCTTACGAGTGTCACCGAACTGCAAATATTCGTTGATCTGGCTATCATTGTAGTAAATCAAAGCAGACTTCGTTCCTGCAATGATACGGTTACGGTCACGAACCTTTGTAGCAGCCGCACCATCATAACCAGCAGCAAGCATAGAAGTCGGAATGGTAAAGATAGGATAATATTCTGTCGTGTCTGTCAAAGCAGTTACTTTCTTAGTACGATAAACCACATAAGCAGTAGCCTGATAAGCTCCACCTACACCGGCTGTCCATTGTAAGTCAACTGACTGATTAGCTGCAACAGCCAAAGCGGTATCTGTCAATTTAAGCGGAGCAGATTCGCCATAGCGATTCTTTGCAGTTACCAGATAGCCATAAGAACCTGCATGTAATGTAAAGTTGGTTTTAGCATCTGCAATAACAGCCGATTTTGTTCCATCTGCAACAGGAGTTGCCGGAGCTTTCGGAGAAGTAGCTGTAGCAGTTGCCTTAATAGGTTTACGAACGTCAAAGAACTTATCGCTCTTAACTGCAACGCTACCAAACTGCGTTACGATATTGTTTACAGACTGGCCCATCGTTGCACCTACAACACTGTTAGCCATACCGACAACAACACGTTTCGATTCATGGAATTTCTTCACATAGTTGTTAAATACAACCGGAGCGGAAACGATACGGTCGATATAACCATTGTAAACGTTTACAACAGCATCAGCAGCATCTTCAACCAAAGCATCAGTCAAAATACCACCCTGTGCATCAATAACGGCAGCAGAGCCATAATAAGCATCCAAAATCTGTTCTGTGCTCATACCTTCCGTAGAGCCACGATCAGCAGAGGCAACGCCCATCATGTGCTGACGGAAAATGCCATCAAATTCTTCTTCCACACAAGTAGAATCCGCACTCGTCAAGTTAGTGTCAATCAAAGTAAGTAACAGAGTTGTCTTGTTCTGTACCTCACGAGTGTACATATTCATACCACCTGCCAACTTCGCCAACATTGCCGGGTCTGTTACCTGCCCTGTCAATCCCATGAACTTAGCGATAATAGATTTGCGAATGTATTGAGTATCGGTTTCTTCCGGTGTTTCACCTTCACGGTTGAAGATACCTACATCTTCACCATATTTGTACAACTGGTTGTACTGATGAACCGTATTCTCGATTCTCTGTTTCGGCATTTCATTATAAACGACCAACTGATTCAAACGGTTGGCAAGAACCTTGATGTAAGCATCCAAAGATTCTATTTTCAAACCTCCACCATTGTTAATCTGGTCGTTGTATTGCATACCGGTCTGTAAGCCGGCTTCCATAGCTTTCAACACGTCAGCAACGTTATTGCTACCTCCAAAAGCTGCCAAATCATTATAATTGTATAATTCCATGATTATCAATATTTTATATTATATTCAATCGAATTGTTTCTTACTTGTGGAACTTGATATTATACTTTTCGTACATGAACTTCGCCAAGTTCTTGCCAATAGTTTCGGCTTGCGTATCTGCCAAGAAAGCTAAAGCATCATCGCCAATGGATTTTTCAAGTTCTTCTCCTTCGTTTTCAATAGCCTTATTGATGGCAGCAGTAACTAAAGGTCGCTGTTTAGTGACAGACAATAAAGTCTTTCCTTCTTCGTCCACTTCCGGTTTCATAGATTTTTCCAAAACGGCAGAAGTCTGGACACCTTTGAAAGATGGAGTTTGTGCGCCAAAAGTTTCCAAAGATTTTTCAATGTTACCAAAACGTTCGTTCATAACCTCTGTCATTCCTTTTACGATATTGGCAGCCAAAGAAGCGCCGAAAGTCTTCATATCTTCCATAGAGAAAGATTTTTCGACTTTATCTTCTTTTTCCTTGATATCTTCTTTTAAATCCTTTACATCTTTCTTGTCCTCTTTTACGTCCTCTTTAAGAGCATCTTCATGCTTCTTATCGTCGCCGATATTTTTTTCTTCCTTCTTTTCGGAATCCTTCATTTCAGCAACAGTTTTAGACTTCTCAAAAGTTACATCACCTCTTTCCACCATAGAAGCAATATCTTCCGCACTAAAACCAGAGTTTTCGAGTGCCTTGTATAGCGGATCGTTTTTAAATTCATTCAAGTTTAACATAATATACTATCTATTTAAAAATTATTGTCGAACTCTTTCTACAAGTGTATCAAGAACACTTCTATCCAATCTTCCTTTTTGAACTGATTTGTAAATTTCCCAAAAAGAACCAACATCAAAAGAATGCGACTTTTGGAAATTTACCTTAAAATTGTTATCTATCTGAACTATCCCATTTTCGGTACAATACTCAAAAAGGATAGCGGATTTCTGCATTTCCAACAAATCGTTTCCCCTGTTCCCTTTACTTTTCTCAATATCAAGATAAGTTTTGGTATTAACAGGTGTCATAGTCAACGCTATGTTTGTAATAAGGGCTTTTGTCACTCTTTTTGGATTCCGCTTATCTCTTTCCAAAGCCTTTCCTTCAACACTCATTCCAGGCTTTCTTGTTGAACCGGATTCCTTCATCTCAATAGCCTTATCCCAAAAGGCGCGAGCTTCTGGTGACTTTTCCCATAATTTACCTTTCACAAAAAACTTATTATCTCTCACATAGGCTTCAATAGGCTCGCCTATCCAAAATCTACTTTTATTGATAGGCGATCTTGTCGGCAAATGATCGAGATTGAACAATCCTGATTTCAAAAATCTATCATATATAAACCCGGACGGCTCTAATACTTCTTCTTCGTCGTCCTTTGAAGAATCAGAAGCTACGCCAGAAAAGACCATATTAGAATACGGAGATTCATTTGCAGAATCATCCTTTTTAGCCTTTTCCAAATCCAAGTCTACATATAATTTGAAACTATCAAACATTCTATGATTGTTGAGTTTAAATATAAACGTAATAGCGACACTCAAAAATACTGCAAAAATAGGTATAAATTGCAATAACCCAATATTTTAACTTTTATTAATAATTATCGCAATCTATACCTTTTGTATTAATGCAATTGCAATCTGTATTTCGATTGTTTGAGTGTGGCAAGAAAATCATCAATCCAACTTACCTCACCATTGTATTCATCCCGTCCGGCAAGTTCCTTTCTAAACTCAACCGTCTTGTCGAAAATCATCTGGCAAATAGCAATAGGATCAGATTCTTCCACCTCGTCACCTTGTATTTCTCCATCCTTAAACCGTCCGAATCCTGCTTGACCGGCTTCTGCAATCTTATCTTCAAATTCAGAAACATTTTTCGAAAGATCATCAAGATAGACATGTTTCGAATTATCTTCCTCTCCCCAATGGATGTTTTTAAGGCGTGTTTTAGCTCCTTCCAGAAAATTAAGATAAGTGTTGAAAATACTCTTATCTTTCTTTTCGGACTTTTCAAGTTCGTCCCCTTTCTCTTCCTTGGAAATGGCATCTTCCTGTGACTTTCTGATATCTTCTGTTTTAGAAATACCATTTAAGCTGAATTTAGTGCCCCACTTCCATTCTTGTTCACCGTTATCTTCCGTCTTGATAACCACAGAAAAAGGCTTACATAAGTTTGTTACTTTTTGGAAAGTAGCTAAAAAATCGGCAAACTTATCTCCATGTCCTCCGTCATTATCACTAAAGGAGATTTGGAAGTTTCCGTAAGTGTATTTGTTTGGTTCTTCCTCGGCTTCCACTTCTTTTTCTTCATAAACAGTTCTCTTGAAAGTAATGGCTTTCTCAATCTTTCCTTCATGAGAACAGCCTTCTCCTACTCCATCTTCTGTACGGACGATATTTTTAGTTTCTCCATCCAAAGATTCACGCTGCAATACCTGTGCGTCTGCTGTATCCATAGTTTTTTCAACTTTCCAATCTTCCGGCAGTTCATCTTCCAAATTAAGCTCTTTTGCACGCTTCTTGATCCATTTCTTTACATCTTCCTTCGGCATAGAGGAACTACCAGATAAACGGATAGCATCTTTCAAATCCTGGCGATTTCTAATAGGATATTTCCCATTTGGCATTGCCTCACCCTTCTTTGCCAAATCCTTTCTTTCTTCATGTGTGAAAAAAGTCTTGTTTGCTGATTTTTCCAGTTTTTCGGGGTTTTTCTCGCAATAGGTAGTAAATACTTCCTTTGATATTTTCCCGTCCTTGAATGACTTCATTACCAATTGAAATTCATCCGGCACTTCAATACCAAGAATGCGCTTGATATTATCCTTCATATCAAAAATGAAGTTGTAAAGATCAAGTTCCGTGTAAGGATTGATCCATTCCGACCCTGTTTCCTCTTCCGCATCCACAAGAATATTAACTGGTGTCTGATCATCAATATGACACATAAAATAGTGAATCTCTATCCCCTTTCTTTTGGGGATATACTTACCGACAGGAATCAATAAACTTTCCGACATATCAATACCAGTTTCTTCAAACAGCTCTCTTTTGGCTGCTTGCAAGAAAGTTTCTCCTGGATCAACATGCCCCCCTGGAATGCACCAATCGTTCGATACCGCCCCCTTTTCTCCCACACGGTTCAAGATAAGAAGTTTATCACCTCTAAAAACCAGTACATCGGCAAATTGCACCTTTCCTTGTTTTGCTTTGAACAAATCAAAATAAACCGATTTTTTAATCAACCCTTGTTTCCAAAGTTCTCGACATTCAAAAAGGTGACGAATATCTTTTGCCATTTCAGCAAAATCTTCATCGTTTTCCAGTCTCTCAATCGACTTCTGGATAGAATTTCTTCTATTGTAAACACTCATTAAATCCTTTGATTGCTGTTTCAAGAACTCACTAAAGCAACTCTCTGCCTTTGCGGATGCTTCCGCATTGTCACTACCTCTCAAAGAATCGTATTGAGACTTCTGTAAAGAGTAATTCTCCGCAAGTGAATCTACTTCTTGCTTTATTTCTCTTTCCTTTTTAAGAAGTCCTTTATACTCATCTATTTTTTCTTTTTGCGTCTGTAAACCAAGTAACGCTTTCAAATTCAACGCCATATTTAAAAAAATTTTATTTTGAATTACTGCTGCAAACTACGTCCGGGATGCAAACATTATCTGCAAAAAAGAAGTCCGGCTTATCAAGTTCAAAACTATAAAAATATTGCGAAATATTATCAATAGGTATTCGTATAATGTTGGTTACTTTGCCCTTACAACCATTTTTCAGCATGATAACATCTCCAGGTCGTATTCTATTAGCCTTTTTCGCTTTGTTGTCGCACAAAACAAAGGAATTTTCTGTTATCCTATGCAACGCATCTTCCCGATACCCCTTTTCAAGAGTTTCGTCCTCGGTAATATAACACACGTCCAAAACGCAAGGTATAGATGATGGCTCAAACTGTGTTACCTTGACCACTCTCCTATAACCAGAAACAGTTCTTATCACATCTCCTACCTGAATATCCTTTATCCATTTGGAACTGTCCACTGTAGGGATATTGATATAACCAGAGTTGAAAATTGTCCTTGTTTTCATTATACTTCAAAATGCTTTGTTCCTACTGTAATTTTCACCTTTGATTTTCTCTCAACACGATCTTTATCTTCCACTTTTTTAGGTTCAAAAGATTGTGTTTTATCATCCCATTCATAGCCATCTGGAATGTAACGGAGGTTGCATCTGCAAAAAGGGTGAATATTTGTTAAAACAGGCTTCCAATCCTTTGATTTTCTGCCTATATTCGTTCCGTTAGCAATCAATTCGAATAAATCAAATATAACTGGCTTAGAACCATAGCCATTTGTAGTGTAGGCATTTAAGCAATACCGGCAGGCTTGTGGCATTGTTTGCTTATACACCTTAGCATGGATGCCATGTTCTTTCATTATCATTTGAGCCGTACCTATCTGAAAAATGTTCTCCATTTCGGTAGCAACTATACGTCCCCAATCACGATTCCATTCGTCCAATCTATGCCCAAGCGCACTTACTATAGACTGAACAGATTTTCTTTTTAGAACCCCTTCCGAAAGTTCTTCTTTAATAGCTGTTTCAACTTCCCTTTCTCGCTCCGCAACAGCTATTTTCATTTCTTCTTCCGATATGGTGGAAGAAAGGGAATCCTTTATTTTATTTCCCATTCCCTTTATATAGGAATAAGAACGCATAGCCGACGCATTGTATTCTGCCTTTTCCCTTGTTGTCAATGCCGGGTATTGTTCCTTTTCGATATATTGTTTTAAGTCGTTAAAATCAAGCGAAGAAAGCTGTACAGGAGAAAGTATGGCAGCTAATCGCCCAAATATGAATGCCTGCCAATAAGGTGGTATTTTTAGAATCTCTGTCTTTAGATCAAAATCGAATTTTTTAAGCACGTCTATATCATCCAAAGAAAGATAATCTTTCCCCAACACATCGGCGATCACTCGTGCAATACGATAATCGACAATGAAAAACAACTGCTGTATTTCTTCCGGTGTGAATAGCATAGACTACTTCGATTTTTGACTGACCATTTTCTTAGTCAAATCCATTAACATATTGTTTATCTGTGTCGAGAAAATGACCTGCGCCATCCCTTCATAACCTTCTTGTACTTTAGGATAGCGCATAGGGTCAACATGATGATGTATATTTGACACCAACGGCATTTTCTCGACTTTTATGTTCTTTACATATCGAACGTTCACGATTCCCCCCAGTTCTTCTCAATGTAAGACATAGCAGCATCCATGATAGGATTCGAACTGAAAGATTTTTGTGTATCTTCCTTTTCTTCCGAAGCTATCTGACGATCCACTTCTTCATTCATCGCTTCTCCACCATACATAGCTTGCTGTAATTGCATTTGCTTTTGAAGCTGGTAAGATTGATTCAGGATAGTATCCGTTTCGGGATTGAATTTGCGTCCAGAGTATTTTTCAAAAATATCCTCCAAGCAAACCATACCGTTTTGAATCTTCTTAGCATCAATCTCAACCTGTCTACCTTCGTCCTCTGCATCCACACCTGTAAAGACAAATTCAAAATCTTCGTCTAATTCAGAGACAAGATAGTAATTGATAACTTCTTGCAAGAACACAAGGATAGGCTTCAATCCTTTGTCTTTAGAGTGCTGCAATCGTTCTTTCTGACCGGCTTGTCCAAATATATTAGTTTGATCTTTGAATTGAAAACCAAGTTCAGATGGATCGATACGATACACTGCACAAGCCATAACTAATAGGAATTTAAGCCAATCACTAAACTCCATGTCACGGTTGGTATTCTTGCTTAAATCCACCCATTGAAGGTCTAACCCGTTGATAATAGGTGTTCTATGAGACTGTTTTACTCCCACCATAGTCTGTTGCCAAGCCTGCCTGAACTCATCTAAAGAAGATTGAGATATATTAGGATTCTTGACATTTATAATTCCTTTCGGACTTGACCCCTTAGAAAAATATGAACCGTTATATTCAAACCCCCACAATATCCATGTCATAATACTGGATAAAGTTTCCAGTTCGGAAGTGCCGTACCCATTCTTATAAATGTTAGTGGATTTGTTTCGGATACCTATTCCAAGTTCCCAAGGATAGAAGATCACGCTTTCATGCGTGACAGGATTTTCCATGATCTGTCCTTGCCATGCCATACAATATTTAGGAAGATAACCTTTGAAACGGTACTTTTCAAACTCGTCTCGGAACTTAGGGTCAATACTGTCCAAGAAACGGATCAAAGAAGCATCTACGGCACGATATCTCGCCAAATTCCATGATCTGTCCCTTACAATCTCAAAGGCAAGCTGATCAAGTGTTAAACTGTCAAACACAACTTTTCTCCCAAAATCCTGAAATGTATCAAAAGATTCCCATTTGTCATGGAAACCGCCTTCTTCCAAGAATTTGCGAATATACCCAATCTTTATTTGATCTTCTCTTGAATGTTCCGTGCTTTGTTTCTCAAAAGGATTTCTTTTTCTTCGGATAGTGTAACCTTCTTTCTGTTCATCTGTTGAAAAATGCAAGAAATTCTGTACTTGTTCAACGCGGGTGTTTACAACCGCCCGGACAACAAAAATGTCCCCCATCCTTCGAAGTACTTCAAAAGGAAGCGACCCGTAAAACATAGGGTCTTTATATCCTCTTCCCGTATCACTTGCTTCATCTGGATTAAAGAACACAGCCTTTACATTGTCCTGTCTTTGATTGACATTATCCAGGTACAAATTAGCTTTTAAAAGATTTTCCAAATCATCAGAACGAGACATCTGCTGTAATTTGGATTGAAGCAAAGTAGGAAGAGTTTTCTGCAATCCTACAATATCTTCCAAAGAAAGATTAGACAGACCTTTTAATAGGTCTGCCTTTTCTTGTTTTTTATGTCTACTTTTCCTACTCACCTTTCCCAAAAATTTTAAGCGGTTGCTCCCGCAGCTTGTGATAGCGTAATTGTTATTTGCTTTGTTCCTTCCGATTGTTTTACAACTGCTATCCCTTCTCTTGCTGTACCAGTATTGACCGCTGCTACAACGGAATATTCGGTTGTTCCTTTCGAAAAACCTGTACCGGAAACTGTCGTAGTATAATTCACAGCCACAGGACTACCACTATTCTTTCCATTTACCGTCTTTTGTTTTGTAGAAGAAATAGAAAGAGTTTTTGTTTCACCCGTAGCAACAAATTCCACTCTTGAAGGGTTTGAAGTCAAATTATAAGTATAAGCAACGGTTGCTTTAGGTTGACTTAAATTAATCGTAATTGATTTTGCGCCCGACCCTTCTTGTGTCACAACAAGAGTTCCTGTTCTTCCGGTAGTCTCATTTGTATTTTCAGTGGCGGAAACAGTATAATTTGCTCCCGATTGAGTTTTCAAAGAGAAACCCGTACCGGTTACCTTTCCTGTAGTATTTACGGTAGTTGGAGAACCACTGTTCTTGCCGTTCAGCTTCTTTTGTCTGGTAGAAGTGATTGTGACCACTTGATCACCTGCCGTTGCAGCAAAAGTAAGAGTTGTCTTATTGGCTGTGATCGTATTTTCATAAGTAATAACAGATGCAGCTTGACTTAAAGAAATGGTTGCTGTTTTTCCACTCTCATTCTGAATGATTGTAGCTGTACCAGTTCTTTGCTTGTCAGTAGGATTCTCTGTAGCAGAAATTTGACTTATTCCCGCATTACCCGAAAAACCTGTACCGGAAATTTTAATCTGAATAGCAACGGCTATGGGTTTCCCGTAAGGCGCACCGTCCCGATATTCCTGCTTGCTGGAAGTAACAACAAAATTCTTGCTTTCACCCGTATTAACGAAAGAAAGAGATTTTGTCTGCAATGTAAACGTATATTCCGTTCTATCAAGAACGTTTACATAATTGATCTTTTCTTCTTCCAGTCCTTCGGGATAGCCGATAAGACCCAATCCATTAGCAAGACACCATTCTTTGAACTTACCGATATTGTAGGTAACGCCAGCATCAATCACAATACCGAGAGACTTGTAATATTCAACGTCACCTACCGTATTTTCAGTTACAAAAACATTCATCTGACTGTCTACACCATCTGTTATGGCAGTCATTTGCTTGCTTAAATCTTTTGTTGTAAATAAAAGTCGAAGCATATCTTATGCGTTTTTGGCAACCACCTCAAATTTATGAACGCCTGCATCAGACATTACCACAATATTCAAATCTTTTTTTGCATCCAATCCCATATCCTCTAAAGTAAATGCCATCGCTTCGCGCCCGCTTACTTTAGAAGCCAATGTTTTTCTGTCACCTCTGATAACACCAAATCTACCAGCCGATTCATTCAAATTTACAGAATTAGGAAAATAGATTTCCACTTCCTTTTCAGCAGGAACAGTTGTTATGATAGAAATCACACAAGCATCATCTTCGTTCCATTCTGCATTTACAGCAACAACTTCATTCAATCCTTGCGGTTCGATTGTAAGAGTAAGCGCGTTGTTTTCTGCAAACGCAACCAACTCTTCATGCTGAACACTTTCTCCCACATTCCATTTCCAGCCTAAAGCAAGGAAAGCATCACTTCCTGCTTTTTCATCAGCAGAAGGATTGGCAGAACCGGCAGGGACTACGCCTCTTGGAGATTCAGTGATAAAAACTCTTTTTTGTTTACAAGAACCATCTGTAACGACAACTACGTCAATTTTCTTGTCTGTATCGATAAATCTATATAAACGCATATCTCAAAAATTTAAAATTACCTATCTAAATAGAAGGACGGTTGTCGCTCTTGTCCTTCATTTTTAAAAATCCATTTTCGTCAAAGTCCCTTAAATATTTCCTCACCCAAGAAGGAACAAGGTTAGGACTGATCTTTCCTGCATTCTCAACAATGGAAACAGATTCCCTGACGATAAGAGCCGTGCTCATCAAAGACCGAAACCAAGTAAAAGTAGTGGTGGTTTGTCCGTCTATCGTATAGCCTCCCAAAACGTGAGCCACAATAAGCAAACAACTGTACACAAAAAGTTTTGTTATGATCATCGCAAACCCTTTGGAAGAAAAATCCTTTTTCGTCAAATGAAACACCCAGCTTACAAGAGTGTCAATCACAATAAGTACGACAAGAAACTTTAAAAACTCCCAGTCCCTAAATATATATTTTTCTATCCAATCCACAATAGGAGATAAAGGTATAGCGACAAGTAATGGATAACAGAAGCTACCCAAGTAAGCCTTTATATAATGTATTCTCTGTTTTCTTCCCATCACTTTGCAAGGCTTAGTCTTCTTTCTTGTCAGATTTTTCAGATTTATCGGAATCTTCTTTTACTTTCTTCTTATATTCGGTGTCTTTCTTGTAGGGCATACCCACAATACCTTTTCTTCTGTTTTCAGGGGTATCTTTGTAAAAACCGATCTTGTTCTTTACGGGAAGTCCGGCTGCTCCGGCTTTTTCGATTGTTTCGGTATCCGCGTCCTTCCATTCAATCTGCGGTTCACGATAATATACAACAGATTTGTTGAAGTTTCCATCAACCACAACAACACGATTTAAGGACACGAAATCAATAGCTCCGCGTTCCTGTTCAGTAGGATCAATGCTTTTAACTACATCAGAAGCAAAGTCTCTGACTTGCTCCAATGAATAAACCTCCCAGTTATTCTTTTCTGCAAGGTCTTTAAATTCATTTATAGGATATTCTCTAATCATTTTGTGCACAATTTAATTAGGTGAAATTCAACACACAAATGTAACTAAAATTTCCTATATCGAACAATTTTCAAAAATAAAAAAACTCTTAGCAAGCACTTTCCTTGTTGGGGTGGCAACCGTACTAATACTTGCTAAGAGTGCCGTTCTCGCTCCACCCAGCGATCGAAGGTAACGGCTTAGCCTTTTAAGGTAGGAAGAAATTAAACTGAATTTTTTGATTGTTCCTATGCGCGAAGAGCAATGTTACTTCAAAAGAAGCCTTTCTCACGGGAAGCTAATTATCCCACGACATCCTATAGGAAGCCTTAATGCCAGTGTTTCAGGACTTATCGTATCGGTTTATACTTCTATAGGGGAGCCGGCATCCTCAAACTCCGTTGGTCGCTCCAATCATTTCAATCTAACACTTCCAAAGTGGGGATTTTAATGTTGTCCCCCTCAACATCACATAGCCTTCAAGAAAAGAAGGGAAGTTACCGCGAATCACTCCCAATCTTCGACTTTTTAGCTATCTCATCTCGACTGCAAATATACGACTATTGTATGCAATAATTGAAATTTTTACAGTTAAAAGTTGTTAATGTCAACGCCACATGCGGCAGCAATCAATAGAGACACCTCCTGTTCCTCTATTGGCATCTGCCGGATAGTGGTAAAATATCTTTCTGAATCATGTTGATAGCTGTCAAGAACAGCTTCTTTTTGATCAGGTGTAACTCCGTAAAAAGACAGTACGTCTTTCTTTTCTTCTTCTGTTAGGTTCTTTTTATCCTTGACAAATAATGTTTTCTTTTTCATCGTTTTCTGTGCGTTTTCTTATTCTTGTTTTTCTTTCTTCGCTTGGCGATGTTCTTTTTGTTACGTCCCTTTTTAGTGGAAGAACAGAAATATAAACTATCGCTAAATAGAAATTCATCCAGCATATCTTCGTTGGTATCATTTTCATTTAAAAAATCGTCCGCATCTTCTTCATCCATTTCTTTACAAATTCTTTTGTAAGGTGCGTTTCCACAAAATCCAGGTTTTTGCTTAGACTGCTTCTTACAAACAAAATATTCATCTATGTCAATTCCTGCCGCGCATAAATCCATCAAAAGGTTTTCTATTTCCACAACAGAACAACCCTTCATGCGGCTATCATAAAATTCTTTGGGATTACTTAAAAATTTATTTCTAATTAAATTATCAATATAAAGTCTTTCATTCGGACTATTACCTAAAGACGATTCCATCCGTTTTAAAAAATCAGTCCTATAGTTTGCAGCTTCCTTAATGCTTTCAAAAGTATGAATAGTTCCTTCGACTTCAATTAAAATCTTTTCCATGATCAAGCTGCCTCCGATGCTTCAGATTTCTTTAGTGCCTTTTTGAATTTATCTATAACAAAAGTAGGGACAACTCTTTTCTGATTTACCATTTCCTCTCCGGTCAACAGTTTTAAAAAGAATTGAGCGGACTTGTATTTGCCTTTATCTTGCAGACTGTCTATCCTATTTATGATACCTATAGTTTCAAGATAGCAGTCAGAATTGCAGTGTTGCGTATTATACATAAATCTATATCGATTGCTATTTTTTCTTTTAATACAATTCCTTACGTGTGTCCATTCAGCTTTATCCATTTTCTTTCTAAAAGCATTTTTCTTTAGCCTGGACAAAGCTATCATTTTTCTGTTTACAATAGCTTCCATATCCTCTAAAGGAGGTAAATTCAAAGAATAGGATTGAGAATTGGGATATTTCCTTCTTTGTCTTTCCCTTTGTGTATCAGAAGTATAAGATTTCGATCCGAAAAGTCTTTTTATCTTTTTTATCTGTTGAGCTACTTTAGAAGTAGACCAGCCTAATTCTTTCGCCATTGTCTTTTGTGACATAAAAGAAATAGAAGAAAATTTTCTCCCATAGCGGATTTCTCCATTTTCAACAAGAAGATTGTTCTCATGAGAAGCTAAAGAAAAATGCCTTCTTTTCATCTCCGCATAAATAAGAAAAGCTATGAATACAAAATCACATCTCAAATTCTTGTCTTTCAAATAAAAAGATCTTCTCAATTGAGATAAATCTGCAAAAATGGTAGGGAACTTCTCAACAAGAGAGTAAGCATTGTGTCTATTTATAAACTTTAGTTTTCCATCTTCAAGTTTTATAAGGGTACGGTTGTCTTCTAAAATTGAAGCAAGACGAACTCTTCCTATTGGAAAATGTCTATTAACAATAGAATGCAATTGGTTAAAAGTAATGTTCCCTTTAACTTTACCTTTCTTTAATTCAGTTTCATAAGCCCATCTTATCATTTGGACTTCTATGAAAAATTTTCTGTTATGTTTGTTTTTGGATTCTTTTCCCAACAACATGATGTTATGTTTAAAAATTTACAAGAGCAAAAATACAATTTTTTGCTGTTGGGTTAAATAAGATAAGAAAAATTTATCTGTATTTTTAACTCTATTTAGCATCTAAACCGTGCAAACAAAACAATTTTCACAAATTGTTTCTTGTACCACAAAGATAAGCAAATATTTCGTCTCCACAAAATTTCAACAATTGTATTTTTACAAACCATGTCACAACCACCCGTTCGCACGCCTCGCTTCGCTCACGCGCGCCCGTAGGGTTTCTTCCCCACCCTCCATCCCTTTGTCTTGATTTCCGTTTCTTTTACTCGTATGCGCGTTTTTCTATTCTTCTTTTTAATAGGATGTCATTCATTTTTGTTTTCACTTTCCTATCTTTTTCTTAGTAGGAGTATCTTCTTTTATTCTTTTTCTTCTTTTGTAAATATCATCATTCTTTCCTTTACTCTTATCCCTACTTAATAGGATTTGGAGATCAAATCCGTTCTCACAAACAAGCGACAGCTTTTTGTGAAACGCAAGATTTCACAATAACCCATTTTATTATGATCTTTTTCATCTATAAGATTTATCGTTAGATATAGAAAAAGTCATAATAAAGATTTAGCTGAAAAGATAAATCGTAATGGGTTTATTATGAAATTACATATAGAAACTGAAAACAACATTTTGTTGTTGTAAGGTTCTAAGGCTGTGGTGGTTATGGGAAAATCATTTGATCGAGAAAACAGGGAAGGAATAGTGGTATTAAAAGAAGGTAGGTAAACGAAAAATGGGTAGCAAATCAAATAGACCGCTACCCACCCATCGAATAGTAAATAAGAATTTGAAGAAAATGTCAAGGTGTTCGGTTTAGGATATTATGTTGTTGTTTTTAGGTGAGGACGATTTCTCAACCACCCTCACCTTGCTGTTCACATGACAAACGATTTTAAAATTCCAAATCTTTGTTTTCGTTTTCTACTCTTTGCTTCAAAGATACAAATTTTGGACGATATTCGGTAACTCTTATCATGCCAGGTTTTACTTTTGTTTTGCCTTTTTCTCTTATAGCTATTATCTTTTCTATTTTTACAGGGTTGTTTATCTTCTTCCAATTTTTCTGCTGGAAGAAGGTGTTTTGTTTTGTATAGTTTTTATCTCTATACATTTTCTTGACACCTTTCCATTCGTAGCTTCTTAAAATACCATCTCCCACTCTTAGTAGGATTTTTCTTCCTGGTAAGTATTCTACCATAAGGAGGTTCTCACCGGATATGTTTTCTTCTTTGGGAATCATTTCTACAGACATATCTTTAGGGAAGAAACCTGACTTGAAAGCATCTAAAGCCTTTCCATTCCAAGTAAATAGTAAGAACACCCTACCCTTTCTGTCTAAGTAATATGTGACCACCTTTTCCATATCCTTACTTTTTATTTTGTTTGTTCATGTCGTAATAGTTGATAAAGATAATGTCAAATCCAATTGCTCCGTTTTGTTTCATTTCAATTGAACTGAATCCACCGTCCCAAATAAGGGCAATAAGTTTGTAATCTGGTTTATCTACAACCTCGGATATCCCTTCTTTCTTTAACCTTTTCTTTTCTTTCAGATAATCCAGAATCCCATCTATAAAGGTTTTTGTATCTTCCATATCATAAATATCGAACTTTGCTTCGAGACTTGTATAAGGAACTATCCCTGATTTTTCATCAAAAACCTCGTTTACACTTAATTTATAACCTGTATTGAGGCTATATTTTATAGCTTTTCCTCCAGTCTCTATAGCAACCCTTTCGCTGTAGACTTCTTTTGGAATGAGTTTATCAGCTTCTTCAACCAAAAAATCTTTAGAAGAAGCATCCAATATTTTAAATTGAATATCCATAATTTGATAGATGTTCAATTCTTTGGAGGTTTCTTGCTCTTTGGTAATTTCTGATTCTTTAGAGGCTTCCTGCTTGCATCCACACATCGAAATAAGTGTAAATAATACACTGATAAAAATTACTCTTTTCATGTTATTTGTTGTTTTTAATGATTTCACGTTTGATATTGTTGTTTGTATCCTCTGCCAAAGGAACCGCTATCAGGATTGAGAAAATCCAAAATCCGGTAAACCAAAGTAGGTGTTCAACACAGTTCACCAAATCGACCTTAAATAAGGTCACTACAGCGCCTAAAATGTTGTACAGGGTACAAATGGTCAGGATGGATGCGATAATAGGTTTACCAGTATAATAAAGCCCAAATCCACCCCACATACAGGTCATAATAAAAGCCCGGAACGGCTTTTTCTTTCTTGCCTCATAAAGCAATGCTTGTCTTTCCGTCATTTTTGTTTCCATACTTTTTTAGTTTTTAATTATGTAATTGATTTTTGCGTTTTCTTCTGTGCAAGATTGCATCCAGAGTGAAGGGATTTCCGTTTCATCTTCTGTCATCATTAAATCTGCTTCACTTTCTTTATCAGCAACGAAAAACGTTCCACTTTCTGTAAAGGTAAATTCTTCATAATCATCTTTACCGAAAAATACTTTTGCCAAAATAGGATAGTTGTTGTTGCTCGGATTTTCAAAAGAAATGATTTCCACTCTCCTACCATTTCTTGTGCAGACGGGTTTGCCTACTTTTGCTTCTTCTAAATTGAAAGGTTTCATAATTCTATTTGTTTTTGTTACTTGAATATGCCGCAAAAGTAACATCATTTTGTACAAAAACGAAGCCTTATAGGTTAATTTACGTGAAAATGTAATAGTATATTCTTACACTTTTGTAAATGGAAATAAAAATCCCCGCCTCTCAAAAGAAGAAAGGCGGGGTAAAACACTGTGGCTAAGATTTTAAGCAATTGATTGTTTGGACAACTTCAAGTAACAGTACAAAGTTAGAAATTTCACTGGTGATTCAAGCGATTTTTCGTCAAATTCATACTCATTCAGCCATTTTTCCATTTCTTCCAGGTTCAGATATTGCCATTTTTCCTGTTTCATGCACTCTGCAAGCGCGGGAAAGGTATATTCCTTATCCTTATTGAATTTCTTGCATACCCTTTTGAGATAACTTTTTCTCCCGGAATACCAAACATCACCGGCAGACGACATGCAGTAATAGGAGTTGTCTTTTCTTTTTACTCCGAACCGGGTAACAATAGGGAAATATACCCTATCAGCAAGAAAAATGAATGGAATATACCATAAACCGTACAAAAAAGTCAGAAAACCGTTCAATTTTGCTTCTGGAACAAATTTTTTGAGCGTTTTTCTGAATCCATAAGCAAAATACCAGTTGTTCGCACCTCTTTTTACCTTTACAGTGTACTTCAAATGATCGTTCCTATCCTTTACTCTGTCCCAAGGTTTTACTTTTTCTGTATTCATAGAAGGAAGATATGTCCAAAAATGCTTCAATGCACTGAAATAGGGATTGTAAATGGTGTGTCCATGATCGGAAACATAAGAAAGGATGTTTTTCAGTATTTCTTTTGCCAAAATGCCTGTTTTGTGTTCTCCCCATCCCTCCGCTATTAATGTAAGAGACGGAAGTAAGTTCCAAATTTGGTCTTGTGAGACAAAAGGAGAAAAGCAGGGGTCTTCATTTCCAAGTTCGATACCGTTCGAGTAACCGCTTTCTATTTTGTAAGCATTAAAAAGGTCTTTTGAATTTGCCGATATGTCGTCTCTAAGGAAGAATCCAGGCTCGTATTTAAAATATACTTTTGGATTCTTCATCTTTTCATCTTCATAGGCACTCAAAGAAAGTCTTTCTATTGATTTCAGACACCAGTAAATTTTATCTACACAAGATTTATCCCCCAGCACAGCTTCTACATATAAATAATGTAGGTATTCCGCCATATTGATCGTCCCGTCTCCCCAATACAAGACTTTCAATCCTGTTGTGTTACTCTTTGTCATTTTACTTGCTGGGATATTAGTTCCTCGGCAATTGTAGTTCTCTGCCACTACTACAAAATCTTTAAAGAAAATGCTTTTCAGTTTTGTATATTTTTCGTCTATTGTCATAGCTGTATATATTAATGTATAGTATAGTAAAGGCGGAACTTTCGCTCCGCCTGAACCAATAAAAACTAAAAAAGAAGTGTGTGATGAAGATAATTATTTCTTTTTCTTGGTAAATAATCCAAATAGCCATTCTATAAGCCCACTATCGAAAACGCCGTTCGATGCTAATCCTGCTCCGAATCCCCATAAAAGCGCTTGCCACCAGTCCAGACCTTCAAACATCCCAAGATTGAATCCCCATGCAAACATCCCAAGTCCGATACCGATTACCCAAGAGATAATCCGTTGTACCCATTCAGAAGGTTCTACTTTAAAAAGTTTCTTGATAAATTCGGTTACGACTGCTGTAACACCCACTACTCCTGCAAAAGTAGCGAAATTTGCAGCGTAATCAACTGTTTCTTCCGGCAGTTCCCCTTGTGCAAAAATACAGGCGACACAAGAGAACAGAAAAGCCAATGTCAATAAAATTTTGTTCATGATAAATTGTTTTTGAGTTAATTAACCGCTTCAAAGATAAAAAGAAAAGGGCACTTTCACAAGCACCCCTTTCAACACACTGTTTAACCGCAATGTCATTGATTAACTTAGGTGATTATATACAACTTTACACCACAAATGTAAGAAATTGTTTTTATATATAAATAAAATTCTTACATTTGTGCCATGAAATTAGTTGAGCAACATACAATCAAACAAAGTTCGGTTTATTACAATGAACTTTATGACCTATTGCATAAGTGTAAAAACTTATACAATAAAGGATTGTATGTTGTTAGACAACATTACTTTCAATACAAAGATGACAATACTGTAAAATATAAATACCTTAACTATTATTCTCTTGAAAAGAAATTAAGAACAGAAAACGATGCTGACTATCGTGCTTTACCAACACCGGTTGCTCAACAAGTGTTGATGATGGTTGATAGAAACTTTAAATCGTTCTTCAATCTTTTAAATAAAAAGAATAGAGGTGAGTATTCCGAATTTGTTAGAATACCTAAGTATCTTAACAAAAATGGTTTGTTTCCTGCTGTTTTTACAACAATCGCTTTTTCTCAAAAATGGATAAAGCAAGGTGTTGTTAAGTTGCCAAAACAGTTTTCCTTTACAACAAGGACTAACAAGCAAAATATTCAACAACTTAGATTCGTTCCTAAGAACGGGTATATTGTTCTTGAAATAGTTTACAATAAGAAGGAAAAAGATCTTATGCCCGATAATGGGAACTACCTTGGTATCGACATAGGATTAGATAATTTAGCCTCTTGTGTATCCAACAACGGTTCTTGTTTTATCATCAATGGTAGACCACTGAAGTCTATTAACCAGTATTATAATAAAAAATTAGCATTCTTAAAATCTAAATTAAAAGATAATAAACATACTTCAAAACAAATCAGGTCATTAACAAACAAAAGGAATAATAAGATCAAAGATTATCTTCACAAAGCGAGTAGGATATTGATTAATCACGTAGTTTCCAATGGTATTAATACGATCATAATCGGTCATAACAAATGCTGGAAACAAGAGACCAATATCGGAAAACGAAATAATCAGAACTTTGTTTCTATTCCTTTTAATGTGTTTATCTCAATGATATCTTATAAAGCGACATTAGAAGGTATTAATGTTAAGATTGTTGAAGAATCTTATACTTCAAAATGTAGCTTTTTGGATAATGAACGGATTTGTAAACATGAATCCTACGAAGGAAGAAGGATCAAACGAGGATTGTTTAAAACTTCTTCTGGTAGTATTATTAATGCTGATATCAATGGTGCTTTTAACATCATTAGAAAATCAGAAAAAGAATCCTTTGATGTAACGATGTTACCAAAAGGTAGAGGGTTTTGGTGGAACCCGGTACGGATTTCCGTATAAATGTGTACTATTTTACGCTTTTAATGTAAAGTGGTATGTAATCACCTAGCATAAACATCTCATTTCTTTGCTCCAACCTTTACCCTATAGGCTTCATAAAGGTTGTTGACTACAATTTCCAAAGCATTTACATTCATGCTTTCAATAATTTTCTCCCCTGGAATGGTTGTTTGCCAAATGGCATTCCCATTCTGATCAATAGTTTGTTCTACCGTTGCATTAGGATAGACCTTTTGTAGCTTTTTGATAGCTGCTTCTAAACGTTCTTGATATGTCATGACTTTATTTTTTCTTCAAAAATAGATGTAAGCTCTTTCAATTGCAAATGTATTAACATACGTTAAACTTATTCAGATGTTTGTAATAATATATTCTTACATTTACTTTTGCTGTCAAAACATATTATTACACCTATGAAACGAAAAAGTAAAGATTTTGTAATCAAAAACAGGAAGTATGAGAGTTGTCTTATCCTGTTTGATGCCGGGTTTAAGCCTTTATATTGCTCACAAGCAATGGAGAATTATGCTGACTATATAAAGGTGGAAGGGAATGCGTTTTATGGTATCACGAAAGATCAAGTCTTGCCAGGGGATAAGATTGTAAGTGTGGAAGATTTTCTTGAAGAATGGAACGAAAGGAAAGAAAAATAGAATCCGGCATGGTACGGTCGGTCATGATGTATCTTTTCGTAGATGCAATGGCAAAATATTGCACGGTAATTATATACAATTTTACACCAATCATGTTGTAAAACATAAAGTAGAATAGTATGTATATTACTTTAATCACATAATTATGTATCATAAAGCTGATAAGACAATGATCAAAGGTTACAAATACAGATTAGATCCTACACCGGAACAGATTGTCCAAATGGAGAAGACATTTGGCTGTTGTAGGTATGTCTATAATTGGGCTCTTGATCTGAAAATTAAAACTTATCAGGGTGAAAAACGATCTTTATCAGCGGTTGATTTATGCAAGCAGCTAACGTTACTCAAAAAAGATGATAACCATCTTTGGCTTAATGAAGTATCTAATGAATGCTTGCAACAATCTATACGCTGTATGGACAGTGCTTTCACCAAATTTTTTAGAGAACATACCGGTTTTCCTAAATTCAAATCTAAACATAGGGGCAAGAATGTTTTTAAGAATGTCAATTCTGTTAAGTTTGATTTTGAAAACAACAGAGTTAAGATTCCTATCATTGGTTGGGTAAAGTTTTTTGCTAATCGGTCTTTTGACGGAAAGATTGGTACGATAACAATATCTAAATCATCAACCGGTAAGTTCTATGCAAGTGTCTTAATAGATGACGGTATTCCTAATCCTGACAAGTTTGTTATCAATTCCGATACAACAGTAGGAATCGATGTAGGAATCAAGGATTTTGCTGTTCTTTCCAATGGGCAGGTTTTTAGTAATCCTAAATATCTTGAAAAATCATCTAAAAGATTGTCTTGTTTGCAAAGAAGAATGTCTCGCAGAAAGAAGGGAAGCAACCGATATAAGAAGGCAAAACATGATGTTGCTGTTTGTCATGAAAGAATAAGAAATAGAAGAAGTGACTTTTTGCACAAAGTGTCTAAGAAAATAATCAGCGAAAACCAAACTGTTATTATCGAAGACCTTAATGTAGAAGGTATGCTGAAAAATCATTGTCTTGCAAAAGGAATTTCTTCTGCTGCATGGAGCGAGTTCTTTAGGATGCTGCAATATAAATCAGAATGGAACGGAGTAAATCTTATAAAAATAGGACGATTTGAACCATCTTCAAAAATGTGTTCATGTGGATACATTTATAAGGATTTAAAACTTTCCGATCGTATTTGGATTTGCTCTAATTGCGGTTCTAAAAACGACAGAGATTTACTTGCAGCACAAAATATTAAAAAATTTGGCTTAGAAAAACAGAATCTTCTAAGCCAAGAAAATATTAACAAAACACCGGTGGTGAACCGGGAAGAGGATGTGGAGTTGTCGGCAGTAGCCGGAGCTGTGAAGCGTCAAAATGTACTAGTGTAAACTGGTATATAATCACCTATTGTACCCAAGAAAACGAGTTATGCATCTTGACACTGACTATTTTGATAACAAGTGTTATTCTTACACTAAAAATATTTTAAAGAAAAATGTAAGAATATATTTTGACATGTAAGAATAAACTATTACATTTGCCACATCAAAAAGTAACAAACAAAAAAATGAATGAGAATAAATTAAGGATACGCGAAGTCATGCTTGAAAAAGGTATTTCAGTCAATGAAATGTCCGAAAAGTTAGGGATAACAAGACAGTCTCTTTATAGATGTCTGAATGGAAATCCTACCATGAACCGGTTAAAAGAAATAGCTGATATTCTTGATGTATCTCCAAAAGACTTATTTAAAGATGAGAGTAACGGAAATATTAGTGATAACGAAAAAGAAGAAAACGATGAAAGAGACGAAATTTAAAGTAGGTGATATCGTTAAGGTTAAATCTCTTGACTGGTACAATAGTAACAAAACAAAAGATGGCTTTGTGATTGTTGAAGGTTCTTTTGCATTCACATATGACATGAAAGAATTATGTGGCAAGTTCTTTTGTATCGAAAAGATAGATGAAGTATGTATTTCTTTGAAGACACAGAAAGACTATGTGTTCCATAGTTGGATGTTGGAAGATCAGGCGTACGAACTTGAAGAAGTAGACCTTTCAAAAGAAGAAGTGAATGTGAATGATCCCAAATTCTTCACAAGGAATCTCGTTCCTTTATGGATGGAAGGCAAACTTATCTTACCTATTTACAAAGCTGTACCAGCAGTTACGAAATTTCAGCCATTTCAGAAAGTTCTTGTAAAAGACAAAGAATCAATTAACGATTGTTTTACTGTATGGTCGGTTGATTTTTATTCGTATTTTGACATGGAATCCCATAAGCACCGCTGCTTAGGGGGACTGTGGGATCATTGTATTCCGTATGAAGGAAATGAGCACCTTCTTGGCACAAGAGAAGAAACCCGTTAATTTTTCATATTTTAAGTTTCCCGGCGGAACGATTCATCATCTTTCCGTAAAGATCGGCTTCCGCCGGGTTTTATCTCATTTTTTAAACTGTACCGCAATGAGCTATTTTATATTAATGGGAAGAAGAATCCCCAAGCAAGCCATAACAGGCTTCAAATTTCAAAATGAAACAGATAACATTCGTCCTTTTTTGTCAATCAGGATAAGGGGAAAGGACGAAATTATACCCTTTAAAGATAAAAGGGAAATATTGTCCGTGAAAGCGCATCTTTGCTCCGTCTTTTCAGGATTTGTAAAAATAGGTGACTGGTATCTCAAGATGTCGGAAGTTAAGGAATATAAGCCGGTAACTGCCGAGGATATGAATCCCTACATCTTGTTTAAAACATCTAAGTTCGGAAACATAAAAGTTCGTTTCTCAAAAGACGAAGATATGAATGCGGAATTATTGGTATTGGATCAACTTTTTAATGTAGAGTAGTATGGAAAAGACAAAACAACAAATCTCTATTGAATTAAGAGAAATTCAAAGAGAAATCAGCAAAGCGAGAAGCATGCGGAACTGGGCTAAAATCACATATTTGAACCAGAAAAGATTGAAGCTCCAGGAAGAAATGGACTATATAAAATCAAAGGACAAGTTCTATTACCAGGAACAGAACATGGAAAAATCTCTTGTTTCCTGGGCTGCGAAAACACTTAACTTATCACTTAATATGGCGGACTTGTCTGTCTATTATCTTGATCTGTACATGGCCCATTTCAAGGAAAGAGGGTTTGTTCCTACTGATGAATGGAAGGAAAAGGAAAGGAATTTTCGTGCTGCCGCCAATCAATTGGCAGACTATATGAGATATTTCTTCAAAGGAAAATCATCTGACGATAATTCTGAAAGCATGTCCGAACTTATGGACTTGATAGAAAGAGATTACTACACTGACAGAGAGAAGGTTCACCATAAACAATATGAAGAGAAAGTGTGAACGATATACCATTCAAAAATAATAAAACATTATGAGCGCAAGTAAAGAATACAAGGCGGTAAGGAACTACATACTAAATGAACTTCACCTTACCAAAGAAGACATAATCAAAAGCATAGAACCATTATTGGAAAAACTTGTAAAACAGTGTATGCTTAATACATACGGAGGAAACAATCAGATAGAACATTGGATCAGATGTATGGTAAATGATGAGCTTAAACAAGAGGATTGTGATCTTGTAGAAAGAATAAGCAAGGAAGTCATAAAAGATCATGTGTTGAATGAGTTGAACATAATTGTAAGACCCAAAAATGAAAGATGCGTATGTGAAAATAGAGTGCCATCAAGAGAAAATGGTTTGTATCTAATCTACGAAGACGGACACGCAGAGCCGTTTACCGGCGATAACTCCAAAGATTGTGTACGATACATCGGGTTGAAGCACGGATACATGTCATTTGCAATCTCACTGACGGAGCATGATAGCGTACAATTGCTTGACGATGATAGCCGTGAAGAATCTGGAAGTGGGACATATTACGAACGTGAATGTGATGCGCTGTTTGATATTGACGGACGCGGCAATACGGAACGCCTTGTCGCCAGAAATCCAAAATTGAGAAATCTGCTGGAAGATGACGAGTATATACCATCTCTTGGTCAATTAAATTTAATGGCTCATCATATGGACGAACTAAACAAAGCATTCGCTTATGTTTCGGCATCTCCCCTCTCCTCGGCGTGGTATTGGTCCAGTATCGAGTACAGCCAGGACATCGCATGGGGCATGCTCCTCTCCAATGGCTACACGGGCAAAGGCGGCAAGCACATTAGTTACAGGTTTCGGGCGGTAATTGATTTTTCGAATTGACATTAAAAAGATCCGATCATGACAGTATTAACGACACTGAATATAACGGAAAAGAATGTCAATAACAGTTTATCTGTAACTGTTAAAGTGAATATCACCAAAAAAGGAGTGTTTACCACTACTTTATCAAAAGAAGATGTGGATAAGATTCATTCTTATGGGATCAAATTACCTGTCAACAGATTAGGCAACGAAGGATATTTCGATAGCACATCATTTTCTGATCTGGTGAGTCAAATCAGGGAAGTTCTGAAGAGATGTTTGAGTTATAAAATAGTAGAAGAAGTACCTGTTATTAAGTATCAGTTAGAAACTCTCTGTTTATTTGCCTATGACAAAAACGGAGACATTGTTCCTAACCCCTCTGTGGAATGGACAGGGAACTATGAGAATGGAGAATGGAGAGATGGAACTTCTCGTTTAGATGCTTTAAATGCCGAACCTTTCGGTTTTAGTATTTATGCAAAACCATTTCTAAAAAGAGTAATTGAATATGGTAATGGAGAGAAAAAAGTAGAATACGATAGATTGAATGCAGAAAAAGGAACTTATACACACTGGCTGAATTGTGTAGCAGGTATGTCATACAATCGATATAAGCCGGTAATGGAAGTGGAATGCAACGAATGCACCTCAAAATTATTTGTTGACATGATCAAATCTATTTGTAAGATGAGTGAACAAGTCAAGAGTTTTATCAATCCAGAACAAATAAAAGCAATTGCGGAGTCAAACGAATCACTTTTTATCTCTATTCAATAACTAAAAATATTAATTTAACAAAAGAAAAATGGAAAGAGAAGATATTGAAAAAGCAGCAAAGCATTATCAAGAAAAAGATCATGATATCTGGACAGATAAAGGTATAACAACAGAATTACAAAAAGCCTTCAAAGCTGGTGCAGAGTGGCGTATTAACAGCGTGTGGCACGATGCAAGAGAAAAGCCAGACAAAGGGAAGTTGCTCATTGCGGAGGATATTGACAGTGCTTATGATTTGGTCTATTCAACCAAGAGCAAGCCATGGGAAGAACTTTCGGAAGAGAATCATTATATGCGCTGGGCATACATCGAGGACTTGCTCCCATGCGAAGAAGAAAGGGGGTGATAATGAATAAAAGATTAAGAAATGCCATAAAGAAAGCAGAAAACAAACAAAACGAAGCGGACCTTGCACTGCAATCCATTTGGGAACATCTTGCTTTCTCAGGATTTAGAGATAATGAGCCTAATTTGAGCATGGCTTCAGGAAATGAAATCATACTTGAATGGAACGGTTCAGAAATGAATGTGAATGAGATTATAGACCGTATGGAATCAGTAGGATATATAACTCCCGATGATTTTATTGGAGGTTAGATTAAAGTATAAAATTATGAAAAGAGAAAAGAAGAAAATATGTCCTAAATGCAAACATGAAGATGGATCGGGACAAAATAATATACATAGCATGAATCCCGAACATTTTTGCAAATGTCCTATACGGTCTATTATGGAACGAGATGGGGTTTGCTATTCTTGTGCGTTTTGGATCAGACTATATGAAGAGAATAAGAATAATCCCAATTGGTTGATTATAGATGGAGAATCATGGATAGTTCACCCGTTTGTTCCCAATACAAATCACAAAACCCGAAGATTCATGGGTATGGGAGGAAGAATAATGGAGGCTATTTCAAATGATGGGAGAAAAATCATTTCCAATGATTGGTGGCATCAAGGGAAAATCCCAGAAGAATTTAAGGATTTAATTCCTGATAATGCCAAATGGGTAAAATGAGTTTAAGAAAAATACACAGATACAAAAATAAACATTATGAATATAGTTGAATTAATGAAAGAGTGTCCAAAGTACACTAAATTGTACACAATTACACATGGAGAAGTTTTGTTCGATCATGTTGAGGGCAACTGTATTGTTGTGATAACTGAAATCTCAAACAGCTTTACAGAATATTTGAAATTGGATGAATTAGGCAGACTTTCAGAACACGGACAGACAGTTTTGTTTCCGTCAACATCAGGAACATGGGATGAGTTTGATATTACTAATATAGAAATAAATTCTCCTTTTGTGCCAGGGCAAGTAGCTTACAACGAAGAATTTTGTTCATTTGGTTTTGTGGGCATGAACGGCGTTTCCCTTAAAACAAATGAAGGACAAATATTGCCTATTTCCCGTTTGGCTACGGAAAGCGAAATTGATATCTGGAATCAGGAAAATCATAAAAAGCATCTGCATTATTCTCTTGCGAGAAAGAAATTCGTTTACTATTTCTGTCCTTTTGATAAGGTTCTTGTAAGACAAGACAGAAATAAAGAATGGGTGGCAGATTGGTTTTCTCATATTACCAGTACAGAGCCAGGAGAAAGGATATATGTTACCGTAGGAGGCAAATGCTGGGCATATTGCATTCCTTTCGAGGGTAATGAATATCTTTTAGGAACTGCTGAAAAACCAGAAAAAAATGAAATATATGGGGAATAAAAGCAGGATAAGAAACGAAATAATCCCTATTCTTCTAAAAGTTATACTACGGTAAGATAATCCATTTTTATGATCAAAGATTTGTTGCTATATTTGTGATGCAATCAAATAGAAATGAGTAGTCTTACTGTAGTAATGAGTATTGTTCCGATAACCAATACTTAAACTATATTTCAACGGCTTTGTATCTTCCAATACAGTAAGATTATTCTACTTTATTTGATTGCAACGGGAAGGGCAAAGCCGTTTTCTTTTGCTCACAATCACCTATTTAAAATTATGAATGAATTAGTCAATTTCAAAAATGAAGATTTTGGAGAAATCAGAACTATGTTAGTTGATGGTGTACCTTATTTTGTCGGTAGGGATGTTGCTTTGGCTTTAGGGTATGCAAAGCCAAGAAATGCAATTTTGCAACATGTTGATAATGAGGATGCCCTAAAACAGGGCATCCCTGATTCACAAGGACTTATACAGCAGACTACTTTAATAAACGAAAGTGGCGTCTATTCTTTAATTTTTAGCAGCAAGTTGGAAACCGCCAAGTCTTTTAAGAAATGGGTTACATCAGAAGTACTACCTTCTATTAGAAAATCTGGAAGTTATTCTGTAATTCCTTCCTATCAAATAGACGATCCTATTAAAAGAGCAGAAAAGTGGATAGAGGAACAGAAAGAAAAGAAAGCACTTGAAACAAAAGTAGAAGAACTGTCTATCGAAAACAAGGAAATGGAAAAGAGAATTGAAGAAGATACTCCAAAAGTGATCTTCGCAATGGCTGTAACCGAATCCAAACGATCCTGTCTTGTTGCGGAGCTTGCAAAGATAATCTGTCAAAACGGAATGGAGATCGGACAAAACAGATTATTCAAGTGGTTAAGAAAGAAAGGTTATCTGGGAACAAAAGGAGAATACTACAATCAGCCTATGCAACGCTATGTAGAAGCAGGGTTGTTTGAGATCAAGAAAAGGGTAATCACAAAACCAAACGGAAGTACAATAACCGTATCGACACCTATGGTAACTCCGGCAGGACAACTGCATATCTTGAACAAGTTTCTGGAATACTATTCCAAGATGCAGTGATCTTCCCATAGTATAGTATTGCTGGAAATGTTAAAATCATTTTTCTTGAAAATGTAATACTATACTATGGCAAACAAAGCCTATTTTTCATGTAAAAATTACAATAAGTCAAACTTTTTTGCATATAGAGGGTACTCAAAGAATGAAAATTTATAAATGGTTGATATTTAATATATTATCTTCAAAAATTACCAAAAACCGATTTTTAATGACCATTTAAAAAATATACAATAAGTCCTCCTACTCCAAAATCAGTATCATTTTACCCAAATGTTAATTACCTTTTTAAAAATGTAAGAATATAACTTTACAAATAGGCAGCAAAAGTGTTACCACCTGTTAAAATAGGAAGATTTGCTCTCATCAGAAGAAGCAACGTCTATTTCATCATCATAAATGTGTCTATGGACGATACTCGGAAACAGAAAGAATCTTGTGATTTGTAATATTATATACTTACATTTTGGGCTGATTTTGGTAATTTATGAGTATCATTTTGTAAACCAAAAATAGGGTTTTGCTATCAAAATTTAATGGTTTCCAGCCCCAATAGGAGTGTTTTTCAAACTGTCACTGTTTTTACAATTAGCTTTACAAATTGTAAAAATTGGTGGTTTTGATGTATTGAGCGCAGCGATTCCCTCTCGGAAGGGGTTAAAAGGCGGCTTTAGCCGACTCCCCTTCCGAAAAAGAATAGGTATGGACAACCCCATAAAATTCCCCCTATAGGAGAGAAAATCAATTTTCCCGCATATACCCACATCCAAAAATCAACAAAGAAAAACTATATGTAGGAAAACAAATACCCCCACCCTCTATAAAGAAAAAAAGCTATATAGAAGCAAAAACAAAAATCCTGTATATATAGAGAAGTAGAATTATAGCAATAAGAACACTCATTATTAGTATAAATACCCGTATATCTTGATATATGTGCTATAAATTGTTGATTATTAGAAGGTTATTGAAGGAATTTTGCCATATAGAGTGCATTTGGAAGTTTTGTTTTGTGGCGTATTGACAGCATTCGTCCTGAATTTTTCTATATAGGCTGGATTTAAATTCTGTATATACTTAAACTATTGAAATTCAATGAGATGAATATAATTTCTATATTTTAAATGCCCTATATGGGCTGTGTTTTGAGTTCATTTCTTGAAAATTTGCCATAAAGTAACTGTTTAGGAGTTTTATCTTGTGAGGAACCCCTATAAGAGTAGTATTTAGAGGTTTTGTCTTACAATAAAGGCTTTAAATGTCCCTAATAGAAGTATGCTTTTAAATTTTATGTATATAAGTATCTGATAATTAGGTATATAAATAAAATTATTATTTTTGAAAACGCCCATATGGGTGCTATTTAGAGGTTTTATCCTGTGAGGTGTTGGACACACAGTTTGAATATGGAGAGTCCTCAAACAGTCCCTAAAGATACCCTGGATAAACAAAATACCCCGCCTAACCTATTTCTTTTTGTTTTCCTTACACTTTCTTGTCAAAATGGTATAGAAGTACCACCTACCAAAAGAAAGTGCCTTAAATCGTCTTATTTGACTTCATATGTTTTGAGGGAATGAAAGCTACTTTAAACTATAGGAACCCACCACCCTAAGGATATATCATCATCCAAGTGTATAGGATAGTTAGATACATTGAAAGTTCCTATATATATTATATATAATATATATAGGAAAATAGGTTTATAATTGGTTTTATAGCTCCTAAAATGGTATCGTATATGAGCGTTGTAGCGAATAGATGCCATTTTAAAAACAATCACAATACACCACCAACAAAGATAGTATAAGTATATAGATAAAAGAAAACGAAAAAGAGGTTACCAACCACTCCAAAAACCGCATGAACAAAGGAAACAATGCAAAAATAGGGTGATTTGAGGAAAGGGAACGAGAATAGGGGAGTGCGAGGTGGCGAGGACATACACACACAAATACATGCATACCGGCAAAACCATACTGACCAAACCATACTATCATAAATAAAGCAGCATAACCATACCGGCAAAAATAAAACATAACCGTTATATATGTCAATTTGAAGAGCATTTTCGGCAATGAGAGTACACATATCTCCTGAATCAGCATTTTCTACCTACTTTTAAACTCTTTTCTGTTTACTCCAAACATTTATAAGTACATTCACGTAATTGCTTTTTCTTATTTAGACTAATTCTAAATAACAGTATTTCCTATTCCTTGGCATACTCTTTTCCTATTTTCTTACATAAATACCTATATTTTAGCTTAATTTATTGATATTCAACTATTTGTGTATCAAGTTATTTTAAGCTCTTTTTATAGGGGTCTTTTTAATTGGTAGGGTGATACTGCTTTTCCTTCCAAAGTGTGCTACATTCGCGCGATAACGCGCTACCATTTCGCGCACTTTGGTACAATAAGTAACAAACTATCAGCATAAAAACATACATTTCCCTACTTAATTAACCTTTCTTAACTGTATTTCCCTTGTTATGTAAGAATAAAGTATTACATTTGTGTCAAAGAAAAGAACTAATAATAACAACAACTAAACTAATT